GCATCGTCTACGCCCTCGCTGGATCGTCGGCCGTGGGCAACACGCTCTCGATTACGTTCAAAGATGTACTGGGGTCATCCGATCAGACGACGTTGGGAGCTGTCGTGGGGGCCCACCAGGGAATCCCTCTCCCCGATCCCATGACGTCCGACGGGTATCCGATCGTCATTTCTGAGCCTCGTTCTGACACGAGTACGCCGACCATCCTGACTCCCAATTGGTGTGACCCGACGACGTGGTACTACACGTCCACACGGGTGACGAACGAGGTGCTCACGGATTCAGGAGACCACCTCACGTACACCAGCGTCAACGCGAACTGGATCGATCTGCGGGATGGTGCCTTGACTCAGGGCCACACTCTCTGGTCCACGTATGCCCCCGTGGTGACCGTCAACGATGTCCCACAGGCGGCCAATAGTCTCAGTGGAAATGGCGGGGTGTTCTCGTTCAATGCCGCAGAGGGTTCCGTCACCTTTGATGAGGCTCTGGCGCCCGGCGATGTGGTTAAGGCTACCTACTCCAAGAAGGTGGACTCGACGTGGGCAATTGTTCCGGCCGCTGGAAAGAAGATCGTCCTTCGAGCGGTCGAGGTGCAATTCTCGATGGACATCGATCTCACGACGGCAGCGGTGTTCGCTCCTTACGGGCCCATTGACATCTTTGCCCCGCAACTCTTGCAGAGCAACGGTGGTCCCTATCCGAGCGGCACCAAGATTCCGTTGCAAACGAGCCGTTATGATCGGATGCACAACTTCATCGACGAAGCTCAGCACGCGTACCCGAACATTCCGAAAATGGGGGGCAGTTCTTGGCGCGGGATGCAACACGAAATGCACATCTTCCGGTGGCCGTACACCGACAGTTACGGTGGCCCCGTGGTGCTCAAGTCGAGTCTGGGGATGGAGCTGAGGATTTACCTCGACGAGCACATCCCGTTCCTTGGTGAGAGAGCCGTTGCGACGCTGTACGCGAGGTCGGAACCTGAGTGATGGTTGGTTTCTCAATCTTTGACGGTGACTCGTAAGGAGTTTCCATGGCGACTGAATTCAAGCACTCGATCCAAACGGATTTCCTCAACAAGGCGGTTGACGCCTCTGTCTTGACCGTGGAGATCGAAAGGTCTTCTATCACCCCGCGTCTCAATGGCATTACGATCAACGGTGATGTCGTGGCGATTGAATTCGACACTGACTTGTCGGACGACGAGGTGAAGACGCTTGGTCTGATCGTGGCGGCGCACCAAGGTATTCCGTTCAACGATGGGCCTCAGAGGGTTAACGTCGTTGCAGTGCAGGACAACGCAACGACCAGCTACGTGGTGGCTGCCACGCTCAAAGCAGATCCCATCAGTACGCTCAACTACAGTCTGAGTTTCTACTGCGAACTTCGTACCTTGACCGGAGTGACCGATGCCAGCTCTCAGTTTTCGCTGCTGCTGGACGGCTCGGAAGTTGCCTCCGGGGGAGTGGAGTCCTTTGAGTTCTTTGACGCACGCAGCGGAGCCTTGGTGATCTCCGCCACCACTCGTGGGGTCTCTCCGGTGGTCGAGCTGCAGTTCCGTCGAAACGGACCCGTAGATACGGCGCAGATCCGCCGCATTCGGCTGGCTTTGGTGCCGCTTGTAGAGGAAGACACATGAGTTCTCTCGCAGAGCGCCCTCTCGTGTTCATCTCGGCTCTCACCACCGGGCCGGACCAACACGAGCATGAGCTGCTTGAGATCGCAGTGCTCAATGCCGCTGGACAGACGCTATTGCACACGGCGGTGGCTCCTACGAAGATCCACACGGCTGAGCCTGAGAGCTTGGTGAAGGCGAACTACAGTGCAGGGGATTGGGCCCCCAGCCCTTTCTCAACCACCATCGCCAAGCAGATCCAGGTTCTCTTGGCAGGGGCGATCCTTGTCGGGCACGACACGCAGTTCACAATGCGGTTTGTCCACCACTTGCTCAAAGAGACGCTAGGCACCGCGGAGAAGGTGGACACGAGGTTCATCGACACGGTGACCCTCATGTGGGAGCAACTTGTTCCGTTGGGTTTGACGAATTTGACGCTTGAGGATGCGAGTTTTTTCCTGCGCTTGCCCTTCAAGCCTAACCACTCGGCGCTCGATGATGCACGAGCGGCTCGGGTGCTCTATCTGAAGTTGTTGCGTGCTGGCCCCTTGCAGCGGCTCTGGTGGAAGTGGGCCGCTCCCAAGAAGGATTCTTGATGAAGGAAGTTGAAACGAAGCGTGAGGCGGACAAGGTGTTGGTTCGTGATGCTTGGGCCCTTCTGTGGCGCCGGAAAGCACCTCTGTGGGCGGCTCTCGGGATCGTGGTTGTGTTCACCGTTCGGGTTGTTGTGTGTTCCTACGAGGATCCGATCCCAGAGGGATTGGACTTCGAGTGGTATGGGAACCATTGTGGTCCCGGCCATGGAACGGGGGATACGGTGATCGATGAACTCGACGAAGCATGTCGGCGACACGACGAAGCCTATAAGGCAGGGTCGGGGGAGACGAAGTCCTGATTTTGAAGGACCTTGCTCAGTCAGCGTTTTTCTTTGACCACTCGGCCAATCCCATCATGAGAGCTGGGCACTCCTCTCGCATCGAGTCGCCCAACTCTGGAGCAGAAAACCCAAGGCGAAGTGCCCGGCTCTGTGCCTTGCTGAGAATAGACCCCACCTGCAACATGATCGAACCTTCCAACTCGGCACAGGTGTCTTGGGCCAGTTCCCGCAGTTCACGCTGTGGTTTCCAGACGAACCAGTACCCCAAGACCCCAACCGCCCCCAGCACGAAAATTAGGGCGATGGTTAGCATTTTCGTTGATTTCGTTTCCTTGTCCATTCGCCCTTTCTACCCCATTTTGACATGGGGGAGGATTCCCAGGCACAAATCCCGGCTTTAACCGCGTTGATGCCCCTATGAAACCCCGATAGGAAAGGATCCGTGGATCGCGATGCCTAGGCGCGAAAACCAGACGACACCGTTTCTCCAAGGGGACCTCGTGCCGCGCATAACGGACGATACGGATCTCAGGAATGATTTCGCCGGCAGCTCGCTCCAACAGCGAGAGAGCATCCTCTTGCGTTACCTGGAGTCCCTGCCGGCAGAGGACCAGGTCGACCTCGACACGCTCCGGGAGAACATCACCCGCCGCTATCCGTTTCATGGGGACGGGTCTTTCAGAGAGGCCATGGACGCGTTGGAGAAGGACGGATGGATCAAGGTCAAGAACGGACTCGTGCAACTCGACAAGGTTGCGAGAGTAACCCGGCGCTTTTTGGCTCGCTCGATGAGTGGAGGGACGCGCTGACATGGCGGGATCAGGCTCGAGCCAGTCGGGCGGCAGTGGCGGCGGAAAGTTCCTCGACATCACGCTCAAGGTGCTGTCGGTGCTTGTGGTGCCTCTCATCATCTGGGGTGTCAAGCTGGAGGTCAAGAACGCCATCCAGGACGAGCGCATCAGCGAGCTGCAGGAGGACTTGGACAAGCTGGCCTACGTGACGGACGCCGTACAGGCGAACGCCCTCGCTATGGTTCGCCTCGAAGGCAAGCTGGACAACCTGGACGAGAAGATCGATGAGGTCAAGAAGCTCCTGGCATCGACGCGGCCGTAGCGCCGCCCTGCTCGCTGTTGTCTGCGCCTGCGGAGCGCGGACGCAACCGATGTCGAAAGCTGACGACATGCGGGAGCACAAGGCCGATGAGAAGATCAAGGCTGAGGCGTGGGTCATGTCTCATGGAAATGTCCCCGGCGACGACGACGGTGCCCCAGAAGATGGGGCGTACGTCGTGGAAAACTCCCCGGAAGCGATATGCCCCGAAGGTCAACTGTGGTTCGACGGCCGCTGTGCGCCCAAGAAGACGGTGAAGCAGGCAATCGAGATCAAGGACGAGAAAGCACTCGTGAAGGCGCAAGGCACGGACGCTCGGGCCGTCTCCGAAGCCACGACCGAACTCATCGAGCAGCAGATTGTTCAGGCACGAAAGAGCGAAACTGACCTTGACGAGATTATCTCGATCCTTGAGGAACGTCAGGACAAGGGGACAGAGACCAAGACACCAGAGGGGCCGCAGCCAGAGGGGCCGCAGCCATGACGGAGCGAAACGCTGCCGTTGGTCGGGGGGTTCGCGTGTACGAGTACACGAATCAGGATGGAGTCACGTTCTGGTCGTTTGAGAAGCTGCCCACGGTTGTGACCCACTCGCACACGATGAAGATGGGGGACCGAGTGGGGACCCACTTCGATAACTACCTGGCCGAGCTGAGAGCCCTCCGCCGCTACCTGATCGACGAAGAGACCGACGAGGAACCCGGCGGTGGGTAGAGTCGACACAATGCAGGAAACCATGGAGACCGAAGAGCAGACCACGGCAACCCCAGAGACCCCCGAGATTCCGGGCAACCTCGGACGCCTTTCTCCCGAGGAGCAGACGGCGATCCAGACGCTGCGCCAGGAATCGACAAGGCTTCTCCAGCAGATCGGCGAGCACGAAGTGCGCAAAGTCCGTGTTCTCGGACAGCTTGACGAGATCGAACGCCGGATGCAGGAGATCATCAACAGCATCAGTCGTCGTCTGGGCGTCCAGGACGGCCAACAGTGGGTCGCTCTGGCCGATGGGACGATCCGACTGGTCACACCGCCCGCAGCACGCCAGAATGAGGCGGGAGGTCCCCCTCCCAGCTAGCAGCCATGACGTGCGTCAATCAGGGCCAAGAGCCATGGATCAAGAAGCCGAATCCGCTCGAGCCGCCCTCGTGCGAGACTCCGCCTCCTTCTTGTCCGCCGCTTTGTCCTGATCCATGTCCAAGCCCAGGCCCGTTTGGCCCGAGCTGCATCGGTTGGGAGGTCGGGCCGAATGAGTGCCCAGTTGCCCCCACCAACGTCGAGGTGGTGAGTCCGTTGTTCGCCGGGACGCTCGATATCCGGTGGGACAGTCCTGCCATCCTGGCGAAGAACAGCAAGTTCGCGGTCGCCGGCGTCAACCTCTACCGTTCCGACACGTCCGAGCGCGGTCCGTACCACCGGCTCAATGCTGTCCCCGTCGGCGGGGCATTCTACCGTGACTACACGGACAATGTCCTGGTCCAGAATGAAGTTGTCGACTGGGACACGGCGTGGCTGCAGCGGGGGGAGTCGTCGAACGAGAGACCCTGGGTCTTCCGCACGAAGAACTATCCCATCGTGAAGCGGTCCGGGCAGGCCATCGCGGCCGACGTCCCCATGGACGTCCAGCTGATCATCGACAACAAGATCGTCCCCGTGCACGCGGTGTTCGGCCCGACGGGGGAGGTCACCCTGATCAACACCCGCGGGTACGACTTCGCCACTGATAGGTGGATCGAGCCCGTCCTGCCGCAGGGTCCGCAGACAGCGGTCTCCCTGACCTACTACTACAACCGCAATGCCGTGCGGACGATGCTCGACCACAAGACGTGGTACCGAGTCACGACTGTGGCACAGGACCCCACGTCACCTACCGGATTCCGCGAGACTCCTCTCGACTTCGCCGAGCCCGTGACATATCGCGCCGTGGAGCGCATCGACTACATCTGGCGCGAGGCGATTCGCCGCAACAACTGGATCCTCGAGCAGGGCGGCGAACGGGTCAAGGTGTTCATCCGCAAGCAGTCCGGGGCGCAATGCTTCTGCGGGAGGGATCCTCGTACGATTGAGTTCAACCAGCAGCCGGATTCCAGATGCCACGTGTGCTTCGGAACCGGATTTATCGGTGGGTATGAGGGGCCGTATGACGCGATCCTCTCTCCTGACGATAACGACCGAGCCGTGCGGCAGACTCCAACAGGGAGACGGCTTGAGCACGTTCAAGATGTGTGGACGGGCCCGTCTCCGTTGCTCACCCAGCGTGACTTTATCGTCAAGCAGACGAACGAGCGCTACAGCATCGGTCCCGTGCGCAAGCCGTCCGCGCGCGGGAACATCATGCAGCAGCATTTCCAGATCGCCTACTTGGAGGAAAATGACATCCGCTACCAGATCCCGTTGTTTGACACGACGGAACTCTGCTGGCCCGAGTGCAGGGGACGCCCGGCCGTCATGCAGGGCGGTGCGTGGCAGACCGAGTACCCACCACTCGGGCCATATCCGACCGGAGCGGATTACCAGCAGACTCCGATGCAGACCGAGAAGGAAAACATCCCGGACGAGCGAGAGCAGCGCGGCCGTACCCCGGTGTGGTCCAATCTGACCTACGCTCTGTTGCCCTTCGCGGTATGGTTGGGGGAGGCCTTCTCCTCTGTTCTTGGATCCGTGTGAGGGAGATGAATAGGCGGCAAAGCCCTGAAGTGAAGATCGAGCAGGTCGAGACCTCCTTGGCATTCTTCGCCCTCGGCCACAGTGCGGTGGACTACTCAGAGACCAGGTGTTCTGCCGAAGAATGGGACACCTGAGATGCCTGCTGACTTCACGCTCCGGATCAAGAAGACGTATGGAAAGACGTGGGCCAATGTCACGCAGGCTGACGTTATCACGCCGGCCTTTTTGAAAAAGGTCGGCAAAGTTCTCGTCGACAGCATCGTCTTTGAGGCGCGGAAGGATCTCGCGAACCAGGGCGGACGCCCGACCCCACGAGGATTTCCAGAGGGCATCCCGGATGACGAGAAGTTCTTCACGTCCTTCCGATTCGAGGTTGTCGGCACCGCGGTCGAGATCTACTCGGATTGGCCGTGGATCGAGCAGATCACTGAGGGCCGACGTCCATACCCGATGGGATGGCTCACCAAGCAGGAGGGTGTCTCTAGGGTTCCCATGAAGGGCCCGGCGGGTACGGTGCTGATCAAGAGCACGCCGGCGTCCAAGGCCACGGCGTGGATTCACCCTGGCTTCCGCAAACACAACTTCATCCGTCGTGGTTATGAGCGTGCCAGACGCAAGATCGAAGACATGCTTACGGGACAGGTTGTCGACCTGCTCAAGAAGCTTCCGATCACATGAGGTTGGAGGCGCAGATTCTGTGCTCGCATCCCTGCGAGATTCCAGATCTCGGACTACGGCTTCTCCGTGGGGAGGAGCGGTGGTTGTGCTGGCAGGTAGCTGCGGGGTCTTCTGACCTCCGCAAGGAGCTGGCGAAGGGAAACGTGCGCGTCTACAGGAAAGCGAGGAGGGACAAGGCACCAAAGCTGCCACAGCCGCCGTTCGTGGCTCTCCAGCGCCCGCTACCACGACCACAATCCAAGGCCGAACCCGCGGTCGAGGAGCGTGTCGTAGAGCCGTCGCTTGATATCGATGCTCTCGCGATGAAAATCAAGACCGAGCTGATCGGTGACCTGCGGCCTGCCATATCCGAGGAGGTGGGTCGGGCCGTGGCGGAGGTCCAGGCGTCGCAGGCGTCGCAAGGCGCGCCACTCGACGCAGGCCAGCTGGAGACCGTGTTGGAATCTGTGCTCCGTCGCGTGCTTCCCTCGGGTTCAGTGCCTTCAGCGCCCTCAGTATCTGCCCCAGCCGTGTCCAGAGCTGCGGCTCCCGAAGACCCCCTCTACATGCCGACGCGTCTTGTGGATCCCGAGACCCGCGCCAAGATCACGGTCCAGAAGCAGGAGACCGAGAACGCGGAGGTAGACGAGGCGGCCGAGGCCCTCCGGGCTCACAGGAAACGACGCGGGTAGGATGGGGGTGTCCCCGTGCTCGTCGCGGCGGTCGAACATGCACAAGGAATCGACATGGCAGAATATGAAGGATTGATTCCCGGCGTCGGCCTCGACCTGGGCACCATGAATGTCGTGTCGGCACGTCGCACTAGCGAGGGTGTCGTCACCACCAGGATGCGCGACGCCTTCATTGACTTCCCTCGCGAGCACCGGAAGATGCTCCGCCTCTCCAACGTCAACTACGTGGAGAGGGGGGACCGGCTTGTAATTGTGGGGGACGCGGCCTACAACATGGCCAACATGTTCGGGACGGAGGTCCGGCGTCCGCTCCAGTCGGGCCTCGTGTCGGCGGGAGAGATCGATGCTCTCGAGATCCTCGGCGTCATCATTCGCCACGTCCTGGGTGATCCTGTCGAGGAGCGCGAGGTCTGCTGCTTCAGCGTGCCTGCTGCGCCGGTGGACGATCCCTCGCGCGACGTCGTCTACCACAGAGGAGTTCTCCAGAGGATCATCGAGGAGTGCGGCTACCGTGCAGTCCCCGGCAATGAGGCCATGGCCATCGTCTACTCCGAGTGCGCCAAAGAAGGGTTCAGCGGGCTGGCGTTGAGCTACGGCGCTGGGATGACGAACATCGCGCTGGCGATCAACACGGTCGAGGGGTTTACCGCGAGCGTCGGTCGCTGCCTCGCCGGAGACTTCCCCGTCGTGACGAAACATGGTCTCGCTACCATGGAGAATCTCCGCGAAGGGGATGAGGTACTCGATGCGCACGGAAACTTCGTGGCCGTCACCGAGAAACTGGAGAATGGCCACAGGGACTCTCTCGTTGAGGTTGTCCTGGAGAATTTGCCCGGGTTTCCACATCGGCTGACCCACGATCACCGCGTCTTCGTGCGTCGCAGGTTCGGCTGGGAGTGGGTCGAGGCCGGTTCCCTCCGCGAGGGCGACGACGTGGGGGTTCCCACAATCTTGTCGGCCCGGGACAGCGGCAGCGGCTACTCATTCGGGAACCAGATCTGCGTGGCGGGAGCCAGGTCCCTCGGACGTTTGTTCGGCATGTTCCTCGGGGACGGATCGTGCGGTCCTCACGCAGAGGACCCTTCACATGTCCAGATCGCAGTTAATTGCAGAGACCAACATCTGGTCGAGGCGTATGCGGACATCTGCTTTCGCCTGTTCCATCGCGAAGTGGAGATCGTCGATGATCCGGCCGAGAATCTCACTCGCATCAAGCTCCACATCACCCCGGTGGCACGGCACTTCAAGGAGCGGTTCTACGACGAGCACGGCGTGAAGACGTGCCCCCTCGACCCATCCAAAATCGGCAATCAGATGGCCCTCGGGATCGTTCAGGGTCTCCTCGACAGCGACTCTCACGAGGAGGCCAAGCGCCACACGATCACGAACACGTCGCTCCCCGTTGTGATGCTGGCGCATCATCTTTTGAACCGTTTTGGAGTCGGACACTCTATCGTCAAGAGGGAGCCACGCGTTGGAGGACTCAACTCGCGCGGTGTCAGGATCGAGGGCAGAAAACCGTGCTATGAGATCAAGATCTGCGGCCATGTGGCGAAAAACCTCCTCGACACGATGATCGCGTGCGAGGGGACTCAGGTGTTCGACGACTTTCCCGACTTTGTCACGTACCGCGTTCGCTCGGTCAACGTCGTCGAGTACGGGAGCAAAGTCTACGACATCCGCGTGGCATCGTCGCACCACTCGTTCTCGTCGCCCGGGATGATCGTTCACAACTGCGGAGATTGGATCGATGCCGGGGCCGCGAGGAGCGTCGGCTCTACGCAGGCCCGCATGTGCGCAATCAAGGAGAAGGGACTCGACCTCCTGCGTCCGTCGGACCGCGAACAGGAGGCGCTTGTCGTCTACTACAAGAACCTCATCGAGTACACGCTCGACACGATCGCGATCGAGTTTGAGAAGATCCGCAGCAGGTTCGCGCTCCCGCAGGCCATCCCAATCGTCGTCTCGGGCGGGACAAGCAAGGCCGCGGGCTTCCTGGAGTTCTTCAAGAAGGTGTTCGAGGAGAAGCGGAAGCGCTACCCGATCGAGGTCAGCGAAATCCGTGCGGCCCGCGACCCGCTGGAGGCCGTGGCACGAGGACTTCTCGTCCAGGCGCTCCAAGAGTACGACGAGGAATAGCTTAGTTCTCTAGTCCTCCTATGGGCCAGGAGATTTTGCGCTGTGACCGACCAAGCCCAGGCAGAGGAGTAGATCCATGTACTACTTCCTCACGGAACAAATCAACCGGAAATTCATCGAGGAAATCCGCAAGTATTGGTCGTATCACCCGAAGTACAAGGACATTGTCCATCACATCCAGGGCAAGTACAGCTTTCGCGAGCGCCCGCAGTTCGGCATCGTGCTCAAGAACAGTGCCGGCAACCAGGTCCAGCTTGCCGCGGATAACTTCCAAGGGACGGTGCAGAGCTACGTCTACCTCGCCCATGTGGAGGGTAAGCCGAATTTGTCAGTAGAGTGGGTGCGCGAGGACTTCATCGCCATCCAGAACAACGGCGGCGAGTTCCCTTCGCCTCCCGGCATCTACTACTTGGACTTCTGCGATGCGAACGGTGAGCCAACCGACCAAGCGTTTTATGTCGACCCGCTGCTCGACGTGATCGATGAGACGGTTCTCAAGATCAACGCCACGCAGTACCAGCTCCAGCAAGGGAAGTTCCTGGCTGGCACGCTCCGTCTCTATCGGATGCCGGGGAATCTCCTGCTCTATGAGGGCACGAATTACACGGCGGTTCCGAATACGGGCGAGATCGATCTCGTCGACGACCTAGAAGCTGACGAGTTCTTGTCGGCCGACTACCGTTGTCCAGGCGAGACGACGGGTCCCTGGAAGGTCGTCGAGGATCGTGCGCTCCGGGACCCGATTCCTGGAACCGTCCTCGCATTCGGAAGACGGGTCACCGCGGGGGACCGTCTAGCTGTCGTGGTCCAGGAGAAGCGCACCGTATCAGCACTCGAGTTCGGAGGTCGATGGGATCTCACGCTTGACGTCGACGTGATCGCCAGGGATCCCCTATCGCAGCGCGAAATCCTCGACCAGACCGCGCTCTACCTGTGGACGACTGCTCGACCGCGCCTTTCCAGCCAGGGAATCGAGATCGCATCCGTCAACATGGGAGGCGAGACGGAAGAACAGTACGACGAGGTCGCCGACGACTGGTTCTACAACGCGAGCTTCAGTCTGCAGCTCCAGACAGACTGGAGCATCCACGTCCCACTCGGCATCACGATTCGAGGCGTCGAGCCGGGTGGTGGCGAGCCCATCCCACAAGGGCAGGCTCCTCTCATCTCTCCGTTCATCGAGCAGATCGCGGGGCTCTCAGACGAGGAAATCGCGAAGATTCAGACGAACTTCCGCGTACTGGCATCCCTTGGGCTCCGAGCACCGTGGGACCCATTCTTCGTCGGCAAGCGCGGGCGCTTAGGGGTCTACGGAACAGGCGAGATGCTACGGTAAGAGCCCGGAAGCTGCCGGTCCAACGAAGTCCGCGTTTCGGGCCCGGTTTCCGATACTTGAGCTATAGGGCGGGCCAAGTAGACGGAACCCCCGCCTTGCCGATCTTCGATTACCAGTGCCCGAGTTGCGGTCTGCGCTTCGGGACAATGCAGCCATCTGGGAAGGTCAAGGACACCCTCTCCTGCAAGCGATGCGGCGATCCGGCCGAGAGGCGGCTCTCGACCCCGGGTTTCAAGTTCGCTCACGTGCCTGATGCTCCTGCTCCACAGAACACCGGGGCGAGTTCGGTGGATCACGATGTCGATGTCGTCATCGGGCGTAGCGCGGAAGCCAATCTGCGGGAGTTCCAACGTCGCCAGGACTACAAGCGCCGCGTGATCGCCGCGGAAGGGACGACAGGGGAGCACCTCAGCCGGCTCGACGGCGGTGAATACTTCGTCATGACCCCGGATGAGCGCCGGGCCGCCAAGAGGGCCCGCATCGTCAACCAGGAGGTCATGCACCGATACAAGGTTTGGAGGGAGCGCCGTGGCGCTTCCTCCGAGGAGGCTGCTCGCTGAGGCGACAGTCGCACACCCGGCCTCCCCACTCGGAGGACCCAGACGTGACCAGACGGACAGACGAGATGTGAACCAACCTGCCTAGCAGGCCCGCAGAATGCTTCCTCCCCGCGAGGGGACGGCTAGACGTGAACCGACAGACTGACGGAGACGGGCACGGAGACGTGAACCAAGGCGCTCCACGAGCGCGATCCGCGACTGCACCCAGGGCCTAACACGCTCTCAGGAGACGTGCGCCCGACAGACGGGAGAGATCCCGAGCGAATAGCCGACCTCGATGCTCCAGACCAACGAACTCGTCACGGTGACCCCGTGGCCAGATGCGACGCACTCCTCGTCCGAGTCGAGCGCGAGCGGGGGGGCGCGTCCCGCGGATGACGCGACGTACGTGGTGTACAAGGCCACGTCGCCGAGCGGGAAGGTTTACGTCGGGATCACTGGGCGCACACTCAAAGCTCGCAAAGTGGAACATCACTATCTTGCACGGGTTGGGAAGAATCGTCACTTTGCCGCTGCGCTGCGCAAGTACAGGTGCGCCATGGTCTGGGAGACGCTTGAGGAGGGCATCCCAACCTTGGAGAAAGCCAATGAGCGTGAGCAGTCCTACATTGCCCTCTACCGGTCCTCGGATCGGGCCCACGGCTACAATTTGACGGAGGGTGGTGCCGGGGTTGTCGCAAATGCTGACACTCGCGCGAAGATGTCGGCGTCAGCGAAGAAACGTGGAATGTTGCCGCAACAGCTCTTGAATTTGGAGCGCGGTCGGGGCGAATTCTGGAAGGATCGGCGTCATTCCGTAGAGAGCAAGGAACGGATGGTGGCGGCTCACACTGGCCGCACCGTTTCGGAAGATACGCGCGCCAAGATGAGTGCCGCCCACAAGGGACGGCTTTTCTCCGAAGAGCACAAGACCCGCATCCGAGAAAGCAACGCAAACCCCGTTCGCCGATCCGATGGTTGCGTGTTCTCATCGGCCTCCGAAGCAGCCAAAATTCTTGGGTTGTCTTCTGATGCCGTAGCGAAGTCGATTCGCCGTGGAACTCCGTGTCAAGGATTCCACTTCACAAGGATTTCTGTCGACGACTACGTCGTACTGAAAGGACGCTGACATGCCCGCTGATTTTCCAGGTACCATTTACAGCCCGCCGGGCGTGTACACCCGCACGCTTTTCGACAGCCCGGTCTCGGGCGTGCTCGCGGGCGTCCGCATCCCAGTGCTGATCGGGACGGGCAACGAGCTGCTCCAGCAACAGGACCTGGAGGTCATCCGTGGCTCAAGCAGCTCGGTCGACCAGCAGGTCCCCCAGGAGGACGAGACCGGTCGAGCCGTCGTGGAGATCACGATGACCGGCGAGGTCATCCTCGGAGACTTCAACGGAGAGCGCCGCCGCATCCAGGTCCGTAACTACCCGATCACGGACGGGTCGGGGGCGGGTCGGACGGCGACCGATCCCAGCTCGATCCTGGTCACCATCAATGGCCGCCCCGACGTGGTGCTGAGCGTGGCTCGCGCCGACATCGGCGTGATCGAGATCAGCACGGCGCCGGTTTTCGGCGATGACGTGCGGGTCACCTACTTCTTCAAGCGCACTGACACACAGACCACAGACAACCTGTCCAACCAGGTGTCCACGCAGGGAGCGATTCTCGAGGGGGCCCTCGGCAACGCCTACGAGTTCACCTCCTCCAACAACCAGTTCATCGTGACGGTGGACTTCGATCAGTCGGCAACCACGCAGCAGGTTGTGACCGCCACGTTCCCCACCGGCAGCGTCACGGCCGCTACGGTGGTCTCCCTGATCAACGGGGCTGCGGCTGGCACGTCGCTGGTGGCGTCGACCTACACCAATAACTTCGGTCTCACGGCGGTGCGCCTTGTTGCCGACAACGATCTCCTGATCGGGAACGGCACGGCCAACTCGGTCCTCGGCTTCACGCAGAACCAGAACACGCGTCGGAACCGCACGTTCTTCACCTTCAACGGGCCTATCGTCGACGGTTCAAACGGCGGCATCACCACGACTGACACGTCGAAGGTGACTGTGCGTGTCAACTCGGTCCAGGTCATTCCGACGGAGGTCGATGGCCAGAACAGAGCCGTGACGCTGCCCTTCGCCCCGGCGGTCGGCGACACCGTCACGATCCAGTACTTCTTCAACACGTGGCAGGACACGTTCGATTACCTCGCGAACATCAATGTCACTGAGGTCATCCGTTGCGGCATCGTGCCGGGCAACAGCGACTTCATTGAGGGAGCCGATTTCGTTCTCAAGGACGACCTGATTGTCTGGGGAGCGGCCTTCCTGGTCTCCCCAGGAATCACCACGCCGGGAGCCCCTCCGTTCGGACCGACGCAGATCTCGGGTCTCCTGATCGACAATCGTTGGTTCCTGGCCGAGGCCGAGCCGGTGGTGGACGACACGGTGATTCCAGCCGTCGAGAACCGCCTCCAGTTCAAGCTGCCGGTGCAGCCGACGACCGGCAACGGCCGCGACACGCCGCTGGGGCAGGATGTGTTCCTGTCAGTCTCGAACAACCGCATCGACCTCCCGACGAACAACCCGAATCTCGTCAAGGCATACTGGGGATTCGGATCCGAGGACGCACTCAACCGTGGCCCGGTGGCGGTGACGAAGGTCGAGGGAACCGTCATCACGCTCAAGGATCCCGTGCCCGTCGGCGCGACCGTGTTCGCTACCTTCTGGTACAACATCATGGTCGACGAGGAGTACACGGTCCAAGTCGAGACCAGCGGACCGTCTGGGATCGGCACGTACTTCCTGTTCGACAAGAACGGCAACCCGATCTACACGCCGAAGTTCGGGAGCAAGGGTCCCGCGCTCACGGGCGTCACGATCGAGTTCCCGTCGGGCAGTGAACTCACCCCCGACGTGCACTTCGAAGGAGGCACATCCGGCCCCGTCGAAGAGACGGTCACCGTGCAGTTCGCGGAAAAGGACGCCACCATCGCGAAGTTCACGGTGCCCGGTGCGGGTCCGTACTTCTTCGTCTCTGGGGCCTCGGATCGCGCCCGCTTCACCATCGACAGTTCCGCTCTGGCGGGCGGCGCTGCGGGCATCGATCTCTCCGCACCGCATGGGATCGCGGGACTCGGGTTCTACGCGAGCTTGCTCGGTGAGGAGATTCAGTACACCGACGACTCCGGCAAGACGACCTACGACATCCTGAGCGGCATCAACGACAACGTGTCGTTCACAGTGGACGGGGTCGTCATCACGACCATCGTCCCGTCCCAGACGGCCGTGGACGCCGATGCCTACGTCGAGGCGATCAACGCCGAGGCGAAGCTCGTGGCCAACAACCCATTCCTCGATGGGACGACACGGTTCCTCGGATCGCTCACGATCACCGCGGGACGCTACGACAAGCTCGTCTTCAACTATGCGGGCGTGACCAGCGGGACCACGGGGCCTGTCACGGCCACGATCGCTCCCGGAACGTACACGTCGCCGACGACCCTGGCGGCCGCAGTCGACTCAGCGTTGCAGACAGCCATTGGGGCTCTCCCCGCCGTCTTCTCCGGGATGGACATCACCACCACGGCGAACTCCGACGGACAGCTTCGGTTCACGTTCTCGGGTACTCCGACCGACCTCGGTACGTTCGCCACCGGCACGGTGACGTCGGCGCTCGCGGTCATCGGGGACACGATCACGATCGACGGCGTGACCCTCACGGGTGATCTCGCCCAAACGACGGGCGACCAGAACTTCGACACGGGACAGGCGAGGGCGACCCTCATTCCGATGGGTGTCCAGCCAGGTGACACGTTCACGATTGATGCCGGCGGCGGCCCGATCGTCATCACCGCGCTTGGATCACAGACGCCTGGTGGCCTCGACTTCAATGAGGGCACACGCGCCACGGGAACGATCACGGTTTCGGGGCCCATCCCCGGTGACACGGTTACCGTTGACGGTCAGGTCTTCACAGGCGTCGAAGGAGTCCCGGCCGCGAATCAGTTTGATGTCGGGACGCGAGCCGATGGAACGGCGACCCTGACGGGGGTCCAGTACGGCGACACAATCACGATCGACACGTCGGTCGTGGGTGGTGGTCCTGTCACGCTGACGGCCAGCAACACGCAGACGCCGGGTGGCCTCGACTTTAACGTCGGGACCGCGGCTACGGGCACGATCGGCTTCAGCGGCGTCCGCGTGGCCTCGGCCGCTCCGTATCCCGTCGTGGCGGCGGACACGGTCACGATCAACGGCAACGTGCTCACGCCCGTCGATGTCGCTCGTACCTCCGGTGCCGACGACTTCAACGCCGGCGTTCGCGCCACCACGATGCTGACCGTGGTCGTGACGGCGCTCCCGAGCACAGGTGTGCTCTACGGCGACACGATCACCATCGCCGGCATCCCGCTCACGGCCGACGATGTCACCACGCCCGGCGGTCTGAATTTCGATGCTGGCACACAAGCGACGGCTCTCATCACCGTGACGGCATCTCCGTCGTCGGCGACGATCACGATCGATACGGGCGCCATCGCGGGCGGTCCGTACGTCTTGACCCCGGCAGGCGGACCTCGCACGCCGGGCGCAGACGACTACGACAACACACTCGGCACGACGGCAGCCATCGCCGCGGACATCGCCGCGGCACTCAACGACCCGCTCAACTCGTTCGCAGCCTTCTCGAGCGCCGCGGTTGGTCCCGGTCCTGCTGACGTCACCGCCACCTGGACGGTTCCGGGCATGGCGGCCAACGCCGTCGCCAACCTGTCCTCCGACGGCACCGTGACGATCCCGGCGACGTTCGGCGGCGGTGTCGGAACCGAGATCACGACCGCGACGGCGATCGTCGCGGCGATCCTCGATCCGCTCAACGGCATGACCGGCACCGTGCAGGCACACAACACGGGCGGCACGTCGGCTATCGTGAACATCCGGGCGATTACTCCCGGCACCGGCGGTAACTCGATCTCGACCGTCTCGACCGCACCGGCGCGCCTCACATTCACCGGCGCGACGCTGGCGGGCGGCCTGGGCACGAATACGTCGGCGCGTGACGACGCACTCGCGGCCGTCAACGACGTGGCCAACTCGTTCGCGGTGGACGTTACGGCCACGTCCTCGGGCGCGACCACGCTCGTGCTCACGGCTGTCACGCCCGGCGCGGTCGGCAACCTGCTCACCCTCAGCACAACCGCTCCCGGTCGCTTCACTCTTAGCGGCGCAACACTCACGGGTGGTGTGGGTGACGACATCTCAGCGGCAACGAGCCTCGTGGCGGCGATCGCTGACGCTGGCAACGGTCTTGTCGGAGGGGTCATTGCCGACAACTCTGGCGGCGCGTCGAACGTCGTCGACATTGACTCATTCACTCCCGGCCTCGTCGGCAACGGCATCACACTGATGGAGTCTACCGGCGCCACGAGGATCACCCTCTCCGCCGGCACCCTGCTCGGTGGCATCGGTGACGACACCACCGTGGCGACGTCCCTCGGAGCGTCCATCGTCGCTTCTCTCCCGGCACTCGTCCTCACCGGCGTCGTCCTCGATGTCGTGACTGTCACGGCGGTGACACCGGGGAACGCGGGGAACACGATCGTCCTCCTGTCGAGTAGCGCGACACGACTCATCACCAGCGGCCCCACGCTGGCGGGTGGTATTGGCACCAACCTCACAGTGGCCAGCAGCATCGTTGCTGCCATCAACGATGCCGGCAACGGCCTCGCAGCCGCGGTGACGGCCGACAATGAGGGGGGAACGGTCACGACGGTCACGGTCTGGGCGGACACCCCGGGCGTGATCGGCAACACCTACACGATCGCCTCGTCGACGGGCGTGCGCCTGCCGGTATCCGGCGCGAGTTTCGCCGGAGGGGGGACCACCGTCCAGGTGGCCACCTCGATCGTTGCGGCGATCTCCGATGCTGGCAATGGCCTCGTGGGCATCGTTACCGCGGACAATTCGAGTGGTACGTCGGCTGTCGTGGACATCACGGCTGCCGTTCCGGGCCCCTCGGGCAACTTCATCACCCTGGCCAGCTCGACGGCGATCCGTCTGCCGGTGTCCGGTGCGACGCTTACGGGCGGTTCTGGCCTCGGCGGCGGTGTGTGGGAGTTCCTTGATGCCGCGACGGTCGCTGAGGACTTCGCGATCCTGTGTGGTCTCTCGACCGACGCGTTGCCCGGCCAGGAACAGACGAAGGTCGTGGACGGTGACATCGCTCGTCGCTTCACGGTCTCCGGGGCTTCCGGTCGCCTGGTCTACGACCGGATCATCATGCGAAACCGAATCCTGCCGGGTTCCGGTTCTCTCGAGCCGCAGAGTCAGGTCGACCGCACGAATCTGATCGTTCAGGGCACGAACGCTACGACGGAGACGGGTCTCGCGGCCAAGGCTGTGGGTCTCGCTGGCATCGAAGCCACTCTCCGGCCCGCGTCTCTGGTCGGCGAAGTCGGGTTCAAGGACGGACAGGTCGCAGCGGGCACGTTCGCGGATGCGCGCGACGGACAGCCGAGGGTTCGATTCTACGCTTCCGGTGGAGTGAACCCCCAGAACAACGTCTGGAAGGTGAACATCGACGGTACGGCATTCACCGTCGTGTTCCGGGACGCCACCGGGGCAGCAATCCCGGCGGCGGGTCAAGCAGACGTTCCTCTGGGTCCGATCTCGATCGCCAACACCGTGCTCCGGCAGATCCAGAATGCCGCGGTCGGGGCGGGCCTTCCGGCCTCCGTGGTCGCGCAGGAGGGGGCGAGCATCCGTCTCGTCAGCTCCGTGGTGACTCCGAGTTCGGCCATCACGATCGGCAACGGCAACGCCAACAACGTGCTTGGGTTCTCCGAGGGGGCCACAGCAGCGCGTTCGACGGTCGATCCAGAGCTGGTCGCGTCGGCCCTGATGATGCACCACAGCTCGACGATTAACGGGGCGATCCTGGACTACCAGGCACCCGACCTGACGTTCTTCGCGGCGCAGGCACTCGCAGGGGTCGAGCGCGACTTGACGGCCAGCGAGTTCCTGTTCATCGAGAGTCAGGCCAACAACATCGTCGGCTTGGGCTCATCCTCGAACATCCTGTTCGACACCGCGACCACGGCTGACTGGCTGCTCACGGGCACCGGACTCGGGGTCACGAGCGGTCAGGGAGCCGCGGGCGAGACCGGGTTCCAGGGCTTCTTCGTCACGAGCAGCGACCCCGTCGACGGGTCGGGCTCGGCCAACACGTCGTGCTTCAACAACGGCGTGGGCCAGGATGGGATGATCAGCCAGAGCTACCGCGACACGGTCACCGGACTCGTGTTCACGATCCTGCCACGTACGGGAGGCGCCGACTACCCGACCGGGGCTGGAGCGTCCTTCACGTTCCAGGTTCGCAAGCTGGTCACAACGGACGCGAACATTCCCGTCAACTCGATCCCCGGGCTCGAGATGACCGTAGCGAACACCGAGGGATCCTCGATCCCGCAGGGCGACACGGCTATCGTCGAGACCTTCGACCGCGGTGGCCAGGAGCCCGCCGTCGGGGACTCCTACTTCGTGACATACAACTACGCGAAGACGGCCGCCGACTTCGAGACGATGCTGTTCACGAGTCAGAGGGCCGTGGAGCGGAACTACGGCGACACGACGCCTGACAATCCGGTTTCGCTCGCCGGGTTCCTCGCGTTCCTCAACGGGGCTGTGGTCCTCGGGATCAAGCAGGTGCCAAAGATCCCGGGGAGCAACCAGGCGAGCACGCAAAGCTACATCGACGCGCTCAACGATCTCCGCGGTGCTCTGCCTGGCGGAGCGGTCCTCGACACGATCACTCCCCTGCGGGGCGACGATGTGGACCTCTTCCTCTCCCTCAGCAACCACTGCGACATCCAGTCCAGCATCAGGTTCAGGGCGGAGCGCACCGGCATCATTGGCGTGTCTTCGGGCACGCAGCCCACGGACGTCGGGGGGATCGCGCAGCAGATCCAGAACACCCGTATCCGCCTGGTCTACCCGGACATCGTGACGCTTACGATCCAGGACGCTCTTGGGAACTTCAAGCAGTTCCTGGTGGACGGCACCTACCTCGCGGCCGCCATGGCGGGCAACAGGGCTTCACCGAACATCGACGTGGCGACGCCTTGGACGCGGGCTCGGATCGTCGGGTTCGATGAGCTGGCACGCAAGCTGGACGCTGTGGAGCAGAATCAGGTCGCCGTGCAGGGCGTGACGGTCATGGAGCAGCGCGGCACGGTCATCCGAGTCCGTCAAGGACTCACGACCGATATGTCGAACATCCTCACGAAGCTTCCGACGGTCATCACGATCGCCGACGAGGTTCAGAGAGCGTCGCGTCGTGACCTCGACAGGTTCATCGGCATCAAGTTCCTGCCTGGCGTCCTGTCCGAGATCGAGGGCCAGCTCAGCACCACGCTCAAGTCTCTCAAGAACGCCGAGATCATCGCGGCCTACACGGGCGTGCAGGCGCGCACCACGAACGATCCGACCGTGGTGGAGGTGGAGGCGTTCTACCAACCTGTGTTCCCTTTGCTGTATATTGTGATCACGTTTAACCTTCGGAGTAATCTCGGAGGTTAGCGTAATCAATCACGATTTTCGATCCAACTAAGGGTCGTGTTGGAAGGCCCTTGTTGGAGGCCCAGAGGCACGCCCTTCCGTTCTATTGACGAGCCATCCTACTTCGTGTAGGTGGCTCGTCATGGAAGGCTTACGTGCCCGTAAAAAGGCAGCCCAGAGCGGCCAGAGGAGTCGCCTCAAGGGGGCCGAACTTGACCGAGCACGAGTCGCCGCCGTGGCTATGTTTCACGTGGAACAGTCGCTCAAGGACGTGGCTGAGCATGTGGGGGTCCATTTCACGGTTGTCAGGCGGTGGTGGCGGGAGGAGTTCGGCGAAGCCCTCATGCAGGGACGTGCGCGGGACCTTCAACGTCGTAAGACCCTCGCGCACAATCAGGCGCGTTCGGGGCCTCGAGAGCTGGGGGAGATCGCCGTCTTGTGTTCGGAGTGTGGTGAGGTCTACCGGGCGAATCGAGTTTCAATCGCTCGATCTCTCCGGCTCATGTGCTCGGAGTGCAGGGGCGAACGACATCCTGACCGAGAGTGTCCAATTTGCGGTTTCCGGTGCGAGGGAGTACGTGGACTCGCCTCTCACATTCAACATTGTTGCGCGGCAGGAGATGAGGCTCACCGCGTCTGGAGGGATGGTCAGGAAAATCTCCGGTGGGTCGACAAGATCGAAGATGAAGACTATGTGCGATGCCGAGAATGTGATTTTCGTGGGGAGACCCTCGCGACACATCTCAAGACGCATGGGTTGACAGCAGACGAGTACCGCGCCAAGCACAGGGGTGCTTTGATTCGGGCGCGGGCGTTGACCGAGCGAAGGTCCCAAGCGCAGTCCAAGGCGTGGGAGCACTCGTCACATGCTGGGGCCACGAAACAGATCGAGTGTCCAGACTGCGGTGTTCTGCACGAGGTGTCGGCGTTTCTTGCCCCCAGCACGCACGAGACGCGCTGTGATGACTGTCGGTGTGCTCAAGATCTTGCGCAGGTTGAGGCGCAGTGGGCAGGCAAAACCGAACCGGAGGCCTACGTCATGTGTCGTCTGTGCGGACACAAAGCGGAGGCGTTGAGCAGTCATATCCAGAACGCTCACGCAGAGGTGTCCTACAAGACCCTTTTTCCTGACGCGCTTCTTGTAGCGACGGACTCGATCATCAGGGACAAAACTGCGCTACGCTTGGACCTCACCGAAGAAGAACTTCGCCCGTTCATGGACGATCAGGGACGCGTCATTACGGCTATGGCGGCAGAACACCTTGATTGCTCTCAGCTTTCTGTGCGGATTTACTGCCGGCAGCTCGGCCTCTTCACCCGAAACCGGCTCGCCTTTCAGAAGTCGGTGCTCGATAAGGTTGCCGCAGTCCTCGGCGGTCTGGCGTACGAATGGGAGTACACGGACACGCGGATCAGGAACCCTGAGACCAACTACCTGCTGCGCTACGACGGGTATTTCCCGCTCGTGAATCTTCTCGTCGAGGCTCACGGACGACAACACGAGACGTTCATCCCTTACTGGCACAAGACGCAGGAGAATTTCGAGCGTCGCGTTCGGCTCGATCTTCTCAAGTTGCGACGGGCTCGGGAGGAGGGATACGCCACACTCGTGGTACGTCAGTCAGATCCGAAGGGGTTCGACGAGGAGCTTCTCCGGCGTCGTCTTCTGGACTTGGGGATTGAGCCGTCCCGGTCCGTCGATTGAGGACTGAGGACCGGCATGACACGCGCTGGTCCCCTGCTCGTGTTTCGGGTTTGATCCTTGCCTCGGAGTATCAGTAATGAGCCTATGGCATCTCGTGGGTATGCGCGAACCCAACACGCGTTACGACACCCCCAGCGGCCGACGTCTCCTGCGGGAGGCAGCGACGATTCTTGGGGCTGTCCGAGAAACCGCGGAGGATGCCTACTGGCGCAACCGGAAAGAGGTTGACCGCCTCCTCGCGGAGATTGAGCGCAGGATCAAGCGCTTCGATCAGTCCTTCAAGAAGAACTCGACGAACTGGGGGTACGTCGGGGACGTGGCCCACGTCGTGGAGGTGCTCCGGGACCTTAGCTTGAGCTTGGCTGGGGAGGCGGCGAGCGAGAGCACGTTCATGGGCAAGACGGCCAAGTTCCGAGGACGCCCACTCACGTTCAATGAGGCATACAACGTCCTCAAACACCAGTTCCTGCGGGAACTCAGTGAGGAACTTGCGGAGAGGCTCGGAGGTGCTTGGCAGGTCGTCGTACGGCCCATCAACGTCAGTTTGGTCAATCGAGAGACTAAGCGATTTATCCAGATGGAGTTCAAGCACTCCCTACCTTTCATGGTCCAGGTGAACCTCGGTGGTCCTCGGTTCGACGTTGCGGTCGGGGATGTGGCGTGGACCGCCGACAAGATCATGGCCAGGATCGAGTTGTCCTGAGCATGGACGGGAGCGAAGGTGACATGCTGCGGGACGATGGGGAGAGACCCCCCTGGACCGGGCGACCGCCTTCTGTCTCATGGTCGCGGACCCGTACCCAAACCATGCGTACCATCGCGACGATCGATCTCGCGATCCCGGTCGTCTGCCAGGGCCCGCAGCCGATGTACGAGCGACTCGCCGAGCGCGCCGCCCACCTCGCGGAGCTGGGCCTGCCGGTCACGCAGATCGCGCGCCGGCTCGGGGTGGAGTGGAAGACCGCCAAGGATGCCATCGGGTGGGCCAGAGGCGAGGGCGCGGCCGACCGGAAGGCCCGAAGGAAGCGCGGGCGGGGACAACGGTAATGGTGACGTCCAGATGAGATTGAAGATCGATCAGGACGCCCGCACCTTCACCATCAAGGCCGACAGGATCTCGGAGTGGAACTTTCTCTGGACGCTCCTCAAGGCGCTTGAGCCGACCATGCCACCGCAGCCCCCAGAAGAACCGGGAGAACGCAAGCGCAGGCCGGGAGAGAAGGCGAAGTCGGCTTTCCGCCATGCTACAGGGCGCGCGCATTGAGCCAGTCGTTCGTCGCCTTGATCCCGAAGCCCACGACCCGCGCTCGCACCGGGACCACGTAGAGCCGTTCGTCTTTCTTGAAGACCGCGCCTTCGGGCTTGCCGCGAAGGCTCGTCAACTTCGTGACGAGGGTCTCGTAGACAGCGTCAGCGTCGAGATCGGTCTCGACCAAGTAGCTCGACTCGCAGAGCTTTCGTGCTCCCTTGAACTTGCGGATCACCTCGCCGCCACCCTCGGTGACGCCGCCGGTGACGCCCACACCTTCAAGGGTGATGATCTGATCGCACGGGACCTGGCAGATCTGGTCGAAGTTGAGGGGAAGCTCCAGCTCCTCGACCGCCGCGGCACATCCGTCGGATCCCGGATCGCAGACTGCGGCCGCGGCCTGACAGGCGTCGAGAGTACGGGCCTTCAAGATCGCGTCGGTCTGCAGGAAAATATCCGAAGGCGGCGACCCTTCCAGGACGGCGAGCATCACAGCGTGGACCGGCAGGTCCAGACACCCGCGGCCGAAGATGATGTTGTTGATGCCGCTGCCCGGGACGATGGCCGGCACACCCTCGACCGTGCACGACACGTCGGCGACGCGGCGCCCCCACTCGCGCCCGATGCACTCGATGGGCGGGTTCTGATCGTCGATCACGCAGGTCGAGGTCGCGGTGAGCATGGCGAGGAATGGAAGTCGAGCATGGTGCGTCATGGTCTGTTCGCCTCCGCCGAGCAATGGGTCAGATCGTTCTGTTCCTCAAAGCACTGCGAGTTGAGCACGTCGGTGAAGTGGACGCGTCGCTCCTCGCAAGTGAGTCCGCGGAGGCAGTCGTAGTAGGCGACGTGGAGGTCGGTGCACTCGCCCCAGGCGAAGCCCTGATCGTCGTCCGCGGCGCAAACGTCCACGCACTCGGCCACGCTGTCGTAGCCCGGATCCTCGACGCCGCACTCCGGGTCGAGCTGCCATCCGCACCGCTCGGTGCACAGCGCCTCCTCGTCCACGTCGTCCACGGTCCGGTCGCTGCAGGCCCACGCGATGGCGAGGCCGAGCACGAGCGCCACAACACGGAACCGCGTCATCCCAGCCCAGGACGGTAGGCCTCGCCGCGCGGATGATCAAGCGCGGCATGCAGAACTTCGTTTGGTCCGGCTACCCTCGCGAGGAACGTCGCGCCTTGCCGCCCTCGACCGCTCGCTCGTCCACGAGCTGGCGGGGGAGTACGCCGAGCGCGGCCGCGACCCGGGCCAGCGTGTCCGCCCGGATGTACGCCGTCCCGTTCACGACCCGGTAGAGCCCTCCGTGGGCAACGCCGGCCAGGCCCGCCAGGACCGGCATGGTCAACCCCTTCCGCGCGGCGTGCCGCCGGATGTTCGCCGCGATGACGGCCCGGAGGCGCTCGGGCTCCACCCCGCGACGCTACTCGTCGCGATGGGCTAGCGATTCTACTGCAATAGAATATCCTGGAGTAGAAGAGCGTTCTCGCGAGGATGGCGACTCGGCGATACTACTTCGCGATGGCCGGCGGGCAGCCGGCCCAGATGACCGAGGCCGAGATCCGGGCCCGGCTGGCGACCGACCCGGCGGCCCGCGACGCGACCGTCTGGGTCCCGGGCTGGCCGGCATGGCGCCGCGCAGTCGAGGTCCTGCCGCCGCGAGCGAGGCAGCCCATTCGGGCCATGCCGGTCGCGGCGATCATCTCCACTGTGCTCGCGGTCGCAGGGTGGGGCGTCGCCGTCCACCAGTACCGAGCGAAGCTCCACGTGCAGGGCGCCTACGGGGCCGAGATGGCGCGCCAGCTCAGCACCGTCCACGGCGACTTGGCGGCGACGGAATCGTCGCTCACGGAGGTCGAGGCCGAGCTGGCGACCGCGCGGGCACGCATCGCCGAGCTGACGGAGTCGCCGCGCCACGTCTACGACCAGGGTGTCGCGCTCGCCAGCGCCGGCACCGACGAGGGCGACGAGGCTGCGATCAAGAAGTTCCAGGAAGTGTCCGAACGCTGGCCGGATGACGCCCTCGCCGCGCACGCGCGAGAGCAAGTGGAGAAGCTGCGGCAGCGTGTCCGGGACCGAGCCGACGCCGTGAAGGCGAAGCAGGCGAGGGTGAGGAAGCTGATCGCCACGTGTCGCTCGGCGTCGAGGCGGATGGACGAGATCCAGAAGGAGCACCTCCGCTTCCACGGACCTGACAACAGGATAGATCTGAACGAGGTCATGGCTGGAGGCGATGAGTCCGAGCCCCATCGCCAGCGGGCCCTGAAGGCGCAGGCCGAGGCGGAGAAGCTCCTGGACGACGGCGTGCCGGATCGCGATGGGAAGCTACGGGATGAGGTCCGGGACTGCATGTTCTCGGGGCCTTGATCTCGGATTGGAGACTCGGATACCGCTTTCTGGACATCCAGAACGACATCCAGAGCCTCAAGAACGACACCTTTCCCTTGACGCTTGACACGCGGCGCTGGCGAGCAGATCCTGCCAGCCCTGTGTCGAAGACGGACCGAATTCTCGCCATCGCCGAGCGCCTCCTCGAAATCCAGAGGGAGGAGGCAACTCTACGTGCCGAGCTAGACAAGCTCACCGGAGAGGATGCTCCCGCACGCAGTGCAAGGGCGTCCAAGGGCGATGCCGGCAACTTGGAGGACCGGTGTGCGCGCGTCGTGAACAGCGACCGAAAGCGGGTCTGGAACGCCAAGGAAGTCGCAGCGCTCGTGAAGGCACGCCCAGACTCTGCGGCGTCCAGCCTGTCGCGCGCCGCGACCCGCCACCTGATCGATCGCGTAGCGCGAGGCTCCTACTGCGCCCGCGGCGCGAAGGCCAAGCTCAAGCGGAAGTTGGGGAAGGGCTGAGCAACGCCGATCTACTTCGCCACGAGAAGAAACGAAGCCCACCGGCCTCTCGGCGAGTGGGCACCCGAGTTCATGCGCCCGTAGTTCATTTGGCAGAACGCTGGGCTCTACACCCCAGCAGCAGCGGGTTCGAATCCCGCCGGGCGCAATCTCTTCGGGATCACCCCTGATCCCATGGATGGCCGATCCCGGTCAAGTAACTCCTCGTGCTTGGCCGGGGGCCGTCCTACTTCGCGCGCCGGGCCGTCCGCAGCCCGAGCTGGAGCAGCCAGGACGACAGGGGCAGGCCGGCCTCCTCGGCGGCCTCCCGCAGCTCGTCCGCCTGCTCCACCGTCGCCAGCACCCGGATCAGGACCGTGCGGCGGTCCTCGGGAGCCTTGGGAGGCCGGCCCCTCCTGGTCTTCGTGCGCGCCATGGGGAGGATGGTAGCCGGCCGAGCCCCGCCCCTGCCAGTCCCGCCGGGCATGAGGAAGATCATGTCGGCGTCGGCTTTGATATGGGCATAAAAAAGCGCTCCGCGGATTGTACTGGGAGGGTCCAGTCGCCACCGCGGTGGCGACTCACGGACAAGCCCGAGTTGCGCCACCAGCACACGCCCACGTCTCTCGCCACCGTCACCGCGGACCCGGCACTCGACGCCGCCGTGGAGGAGTTCCTCGACCACCTCGCCACGCTGCTCGCCCGGGAGTATGTCATCCTGATGGAGCGCGCCGCCCTCAAGAGTTCCGCAGAACCGTCTGGAGACGATCAGGAGCCATCATGATCAGAGCCGCCGTCTACGCCCGCTACAGCTCGGACAACCAGCGCCCGGAGAGCATCACGGACCAGGTCGCGTCGTGCCGTCGCCTCGCGGCGCAGCGCGAGTTCAACGTCCTGGAGGAACACGTCTACTCGGACGAGGCGCGGTCCGGGGCGCAGTGGGACCGCCCGGGCCTGGAGAGGCTCAAGGCCGCCGCGCACGCTCGGCAGTTCGAGGTCGTGCTCGTCGACGACCTTAGCCGCCTCGCCCGAGACAACTACCTCATGCTCACGCTCATGGCCGAGCTGGAGTTCGCGGGCGTCCGCGTCGTCTCCGTCGCCGACGGGCTCGACACGCAGAACGCCGAGGCGACGCTCGGCATCCAGATCCGCGGCATCTTCAACGAGCTTGCGCTGCGGGATCTCAAGCAGAAGACCCTGCGAGGCCAGCGCGGGCAGAAGGAGCGCGGCTACTTCTGCGGCGAGGCTACCTTCGGCTACCGCTCCGTCCCCGTGGGCGACACGAGGGTGGACAAGAAGGGGCGTCCGCGTCCGGACGGATATCGGATGGAGATCGATGCCCGCGAGGCCGCGGTGGTCCTGCAGATCTTCACGATGTACGTGAACGGCCACGGCTTGCCGGGCATCTGCCGCAAGCTCAACGAGACCAAGACGCCCGGCCGCTACCGCACCAGCTCGGGATGGTCGCCGTCCACGGTGACCCGCATCCTCGGCCGCGAGAAGTACATCGGGAAGTGGACGTGGAACAAGACGGAGACGCGCCGAGACCCGCGGAGCGGCAGGAAACGTCACGCGGCCAAGGCGACGTCCGAGTGGATCACCGTCGAGGACGAGGCGCTCCGCATCGTGCCGCAAGCTCTCTGGGACAGCGTGCAGCGCCTTCGCGCCGAGCGCCACAAGACGTGGCCCGGTGCGCCGGGACAGCGCGGCTTCTCGAAGGCGCAGGGCACTCGGCAGGAGCACTACCCGACTCACCTGTTCTCCGGAACGCTCCAGTGTGGCGTGTGCGGGGCCGGCATCGGTCTGGTCGCCGGGAAGAAGGGCGGCTACTACGGATGCCGCATGCGTCAGCGCCACGGATGCTCCAACGCGGTGCGCGTCCAGAGGAAGCTGCTGGAGCGCGTCGTCGTCGCCGCGGTCCAGGAGACGATCTCGACGCCGCATGCGGTCCACGCCGTCCTTCGCAAGGTGGAGGAGGAGGTGCGCAAACAGTGCGGTGATGGACCGGAGAAGCTGCGGCTCAAGGAGGCCGATCTCGGAGCCGAGGAACGACGTCTCTCGAACTTCGTGGAGTTCGTCGCAGAGGGACGCGGCAGCCTCGCGCTCGCCAAGGCGATCCAGGCGAGCGAGACCCGTGTCGAGGAGCTGAAGGTCGAGATCGCTAGCATGCGCGCGGTCCACGAGAGCGTGTTCCGGGCGCCGCCCATCGAGTGGGTGGAGGACCGCCTGCGAAACCTCCGCGGGCTGCTGGAGGACCACGCGACCCCGTCCGCGCTGGCGCTGCGGAAGCTGCTCGGCGAGGTCAAGCTCGAGCCGCAGTACCCGGACATCGGCCGGCCGTACTACGTCGCCCACACGCGGCTCGGCGTGCTGGACCTTCTCGACATGGGCGCGTGCGGAGGCCCGGGCGGCGGTGGCGAGGCGGCGAACTCAGGATCGCTGGTGCCGATCCTGAGTGACGCCCTCGGACCCGTGAACGGGCTTGGATCGTCCTGCGACCGATCCAAGCCCGTTTCGGACCCGGGTACACATGCTTTGCGTTGGTGGAGGCGTCGGAGATGACGGGCTGCCGATGCCGAACTAGCTCGGTGGGTAGCCTATGGCCTCACGGTGGGTAGACATCTCCCGGAGGCTTCCCGAGAAATGCACGGATCCATCGCCGGCTGGCACCTGATCTACGACGCCCAGGTCGAGGCGGAGCATACCCCCAGGCTCGCGGATCCGGCGTTCCTTGAGACCGCTTTCCGCGACCTCGTGAAGCTCCTGGACATGGAGATCCTCGTCGAGCCGGCCTTCCGGGCAGTGGATCCCGACCCATCGAAGCTCGAGACGGAGCACGACGAGGGAGGGGTCACAGGCGTCTGCGTGATCACCACGAGCCACATCTCGATTCACACCTGGCCACTCCGCGGGAAGTTCTCGATGGATGTGTACTCGTGCAAGAAGTTCGAGGAGAGCATGGTGCAGGCCTTCCTGAAGGACCGATTTGGCGTGGTCAGGAGGTCCTCCCACTGGGTCATGAGGATCTGGCCGTGAACGAGGGCAAGCCCAAAGAGGCTGATGTGCTTCTCCGGACGTTGGTGGGACACGGACTCACGAAGAACGATCCGTCCACTAACATCACGCAGGAACAGATTCACAAGCTGCGAAAACATGCGACGGCACGGCCACTGACAGCACAGGGCTTGACCGTTCGAGCCGTGCAGACGCTGCAGAGGAAGCACAGGTTGCCGGGCGAGATTCGTGGGCGTGGGCGAGACTGGGAATGGGAAGTAGCTGACGAGCGCGAGATGAAGCTTGTCTCGAAGGTACTCCCTGATCTGGGGGGTTATCGGACCGGTTGGGGCGCATGGATCCTCCGCCCGGGATACACTGACAAAGGCGAGTGGGGGGACCCGAGTTCTCAATGGCATCGAGCTTCCGCCAAGTTTCGACCCGGAGACACGGTGGAGATCGCACGCACGCATAGGCACGCGCCGTTTCGTGGACTCCACGGCACGGTGGACAAGCTCGTTCCTTTCAGTAAGATCTACGTGAACATCCACGGAGGGGACAAGATCCTCGTCGACGAGGCAGACCTGATCCCATACCGTGGAGGGTTCCGAATCCAGGTCTTTGAGGACGTTAGTTCCCCCCGACCGTCGTGGACCGGAGACCTCGAGGACTTCATGCAGGGGAACGAGGATCTCGACCCTGACATCGTTTCCATGATCCATCGCCTTCGTCCGGGGCAATCGGAGAAATTTGACATGGGCGCAGGCGGGTTGTGGAAGATCCGTCGTATCGCCCACACCGCACAGGAGCCAACCATGGTTGCGAAACTATCGGCCGACGTCACCAAGCGAGAGTGGGAGAAGGCGCTGCAGGAGGACGAGCGGATGCTCAAGAAGTACGAGGGCTACCTGGAGATCTTCAAGCGCGGCGAGCAGCCACCGGGCGAGAAACACCTGACCGAAGCGGGGGCTCGTCGGGTCGTGGATGGGCTGCGGCAGGTGATCAGGAACAAGAAGCAGCTCCTGAGCAAGATGTCCGGGGGCAGGATGCAGGCGGCGAAGACGATGCTGCGAGAGACGGCTGACGTCCTCGGCGTTCGCGTCGCGCTTGACCAGGAAGTCGCTCGCCGGGCCGAGAAGTACGCGGAGCTGGTCCAGGAGGCCATCGTGAAGCACTACGCGGCCCACCTCCCCAACATCACGCCCCCGAAGATCACGATAGATCGTGGTCCGAAGTACTGGCGCATCGTCAAGAACGACGAGATCAGCCGCAGCGTCCACACGTTCGTGGACATGGAGAACGGAGACATCCTCAAGGCCAAGGGATGGAAGGAGCCGGAGAGGAAGAATCCGCGCGGCAACGTCCGGGACCCCGACTACGGGATGCGGGGAGTGACTCAGTACGGGGCGGTCTATCTCAGGGCGTCTGAGGTCCGCGACCTGCTGAGGGAGGCATCGTCGCTCCTCGCTGGGGAAGAGGCGAGACACAAGGTCGCCCGTCACGACCGTGACTGGGCAGACGGTGATCGTTCGGCTCCGCGGACCCCGTGGGGACAGGCCCAGTTCGAGTACAAGATCGTCCCCGGAGTGTCCTGGTTCTCGACAGCTAGCCATGGCGGAATGCGGGTCTCGCCCTCGGTGGCGAGGAAGTTGCTCAGCCCGGCCGCCATCAAGCACGGCGAGGCATGGGGCGGCGCGTTCTGGTACGAGGAGGACGTCGCCTACTTGATCCCGTTCCTCGAAAACCCGGAGTGGGACCAGATCGCCGCGCGGAAGATGGGATCACGTGTCGGGCGTCCCGAAGAACACGAGCGCACTATCCGACAGTACTTCCCGCGTTACTTCAAGCTGCGCGAAGAGGGGTTCAAGTTGCCCGATCCTCCGAAGGTCGGAGATCTGATACGGGTCACGAAACCGATCAACATGACGAATGGAGTCGTGCTCCAGCCGGGCGAGGAGTTCTTCCTTGACAAGGTGACGCGGGCGTTGATCGTGTTCGCGAAGCCTGGAGACCCTTACGTGCGCTACTCTCTGCGGATGCAGAACTACCTTGAGGGAGACGTGGTGAAGGTGGCTCAACGACTCCTGCGTGAGGCACAGATGGAGGACGACGCTCCCATGGACGCGGATACGCGTGCCCTCCAGGGATGGGCAGCGGACAGGATCCAGACCCACGCGGCCCGTCTCCGTCAAGCGGCGGCGAAGCCACTACGCCAACAGCTGGAGGATATGGCCGCAGCGATGTTCGGGATGATCGGGATCATGCGGAACATCGGAAACAGCCCGACTTTGGCTGCGAAGGCCGATATGCTCCTGCGGATGCTGCGGAATGCGATCACGGAGGGTGCGAAGGCTAACTTGTACCTGCGAATGCTGAGGGACGAGAGTAGGGAAGGGCCATGAAGACCTTGGACACATGGACATTCGTACGCCGGGTCAAGCGCGCGCTCGACTACAAGTCGACGCTGCGCCCACTGCCGAATCTTGTCCGCGATCTCCTTGCCGAGGAGCACTTTGAGGACGTCGCGCTGGCAGCCATTCTCAGGCAGCTCGCGTTGGTGGCCAGGGCTTTGAATCTCCGTCCACAGGTCTACACAGCCCTGATGCGCATCGCCGACAGGATCGAGGACGATCGCGTTGGCCTGGAGTCCGACGAGTCGGGATTCGTCGACCCAGAGAAGTACCACTTCACTCCGCCGAGGGCAGCCGGCAACCGGTGAGCGTACGAGCACCGCATGATCGAGCGCGCAGGGCTCTGGCTCACCGACGGAGAAGTGGCTCCCCTCGTCCGCCGCGCGCCGAGATCTGATGCCGACGACGTCGGGCTCTGGTCCGTTCCCGGGGGACATCTGGAGAGCAGCGAGTCCCCGCTTGCGGCGGCAGAGAGGGAGTTCGTTTGGGCGGATGAGACGTGGCTCGACGTGAACTGGGGTGTTCTCCACCCAGGCTTGCGTCGTCAGATCGCCGTGCGCAGGGCGGTGCGTCGTCTCGTGTCGCGGACGGGCAGAATGCAGGTGTTCGACGTGGAGAGGTTCCGGCGCGATTTTCTGATGCTCATGAAGAACGCCACGGTCGCCCGGACCTACAAGCAGGCGCAGGCATGGCTCGACGCTATGCGCCGGTGGCGGGAGCACTTCGAGCCCTTCGTCTTCGACCATCTTCTGGGCACGCTGTCCGGTGCTGCTTGGCGGAAGGAGATCGAGAAGAACGACGCGGACTACTGGGAGAAGAAGATTCGCTCTGCGGTCTGGCAGTTCACGACGGAGCTACAGCCGCCCATCGAGTCCGACGCGTGGATCCGACACAGCGGGATGTCTCCGGAGAGGGCACTCGCGGATTTCATCCGAGATCTGCCCCGGTGGGACCGTCGCATCCGCGGCAAGGCACAAGACGTCTGGAGGGTGCTGCGCGACTTCGTGGGTTGGTGGGAGCAACGCCGCGGCGAGAAGGCTGTCGTCGACGTCCCCGAGGTTCGCGTGGAGACCCTCGAGGGATTCCAGGTCAAGATCACGGGGTACGACCCAGGAAATGTTCGAGACGCGGACTCCATGGAGCGGCTGCGGGAGGGACTTCGACGGTATCGACAGCGGGCCGCGCAGGTCCTCCCACTCCTTCTTCGTGCGCAGCTTCCGCTGGTCATCGACTTCAGATGCGGACTCGACGAGGGAGGCAAGTACGAGGTCGACCACGTCGAGGTCTGTCCGGGTGCAGCACACGCCAACCCGGGGCGCATGGCGCAGATCCTGGCGCACGAGATGGGGCACCATCTCTGGAGGACGTACCTGAGCAAGGACGACCAGGATTTCTGGTCGAAGGCGATCACGGGGAACTACGGGACGTTGGACCTCGCCGAGGTTCTCCGGCGCTACGGGACGACCAGCGATTTCTACGACAATGCCAGGATCCGACGCGAGGACCCGCTCCTGTACCTGCAGATCCAGGGGATCTGGCACGACCCGTCCTACAAGCGCCAGTTCGACAACATCCTCATGATGGACAGGTTGCGCGAGTACGTCGAGCGTGGAGGCGAGACGCGGCTGACCGTGCATGGCAAACCCATCACCGCCTACGCGGCCAAGAACAGCGAGGAGGCATTCTGCGAGGCTCTCGGGATGCTCGTCGGGTACGGGCCGCGTACGGTGCTGCCCGAAGTTCGGGAGTGGCTGAGGACGATCCTCCCGCCTATCAGGATCGCGGGCGGAGATGCCCAGGCTGATTTCCTCGCCGAGTTCTTTCGTCGTCACCCGAAGCTCCAGAGGTTTCGTGGTGTCCGGGTCGTGTCGAAGGACATCGGACAGGCATCGCATCCTGAGGCTCGGCAGCACGGAGACGAGATCTGGCTCTTCCGCAAGTTCTGGAAGCTGCCGAGTCAGACAAAGGACTTCGTGTTCGCCCACGAAATCGGCCACCTCGTGCTCTCCAGATTCGGTCTCTCGAAGTTCGTGGACATGGCGCAGGACCATGGCATCGACATGTGGGACGTGGGCGCGCTGCCGTTCGGTCAGCACAACATGGAGGAGGCGTTCGCGGATGCCTTCGCGATCTACTATCTCGATCTGGGCGAGCTGCGCGCCAGATACCCGGCATGGGTGGATCTCGTGGAGGCTATCGATCGGAGAGTCAGTCGGGTGGCTGTGGGTGGTCTCTTGGCGACCTTCATGAACGTGCCGCCGACCGAGCTGGCACGGCGACTCAGGTCCGAGAAGGACCCGGCCAAACGGGAGGCCATGAGGCGGGCCCTGGAGGCGTGGAGGCTCGTCGAGGGCAACCCGCTGGCCAAGGGAGCACAGGGAAACCGGGAGCGTCCAGGGTGTCCCCTGGACGCTCTGGACGGGAGGGTGTTGCGCATTACCCGCCGGTGGCTGGCTTCGCTGGCGAGGCTATAGGACAGCCTCCCTTGAGGGGACCTACATCCCCACCTTGCGCGGTTGACGGCCCTATGGGGTCGGCCGCCTGACGAGAGAAAGGCACCATGGCCAACAAAGACCTCAATCCATCACAGGGAGTCCAGGGTTCGAGCTACATCTACGATTACGGCACGTCGCCTCAGACGCGCACGGCCGTCTCGCAGAAGGTCCGTATCCTGACCCCTGCCTACGGCAGCGACGCGAACCTCCTGTTCCAGATGGGGGTGTTGTCGAGTTTCACGCCGAACGAGTCACGAACGATCGACACCCTTCGCGGGATCGGCTTCGGGGACATGATCGCCGAACTCGTCCCGTCGGTGACGGAAGCGATGACAGGCAGCTTTGAGCGCGCGCTTCTCTACCTCTCAAACATCTGGCAGGCGACAGGATACGCGGGTGGCATCAGCGGCCCGGTGCGCTCGCTGCGTCATCACCGCTGGCCCTTCGATGTGGAGCAGCAGCTCGTGTTCTCCACGTTGGCGGACTTCGATCTCACGGGACAGGCCGGAGTCGGGTTCAACGGCGGCGGTGGGACCTTCGATGGTGGTGTCAAGGAGATCGTCTACCCGCAGGTGACCAACGACCCGAACAACTTCCCAGGGGACCTTCGCGGTCACACGGCCATCATCACGCTCTACGAGACGTGCTGGTTCAACTCGTGGTCGCTGACGAACCTCGGCCGCGACACTGGCATGCTCATGGAGACCGGGGACATCACGATTTCCGACGTGCACGATTTCTCGTCCGAGTACGGTGAGTTCCTGGCGACGGGCAACGATCCGACGATCGGTCAGGTCGGGTCGATCCGCTTCAACGTGGGCGATCAGAGAGCCGCCAGTGACTTCGTGACGGTCTAGTCCAATTTCCCGGGGTAGGATCCATCAATCCTACTTCGGTAAGTGCCCCCACCCAAGGCGGGGGTCTTTGAGCAACCCGAGCAATCGGTGGACGCGTTTTAGACGCAGACATGAACGTGAACCAGATGGGGACTCACAGATCCCACTTTGCGCTGTCCAACCCCCTCCCGCTCGCGGGACGGTCAGACATGCACGTACACGAGCACTCACGCATGTGAATTGTTTGCGCTGCGAGCACGACCCACCGACTTGCTCCACCACGATGTGGAGAGAGTCATGGTCAATCTAAAGGCCCTAGAGACCGCAATCACCAGAGTCGAGCGCATCCGCGATCACGAATTCTCGTTCGACGCCGGAGGTACGAGGATCACCCTGCGTCCCCTCCGAGGAAACGAGGAAACGGAGATCCAGCGTTACGCGCAGGTCGCGTGGGGGGAGAGCCCCACCGAAGAGGCAGACCAGGCTGCCTTCGCCGATTTCATTGACCGGATGCGGCACGCCACGCTCGGATTCTCCGTCATCCAGATCGGGGATCTCGACCTCCGGGACGTCCAGTACATCGAGACGGACGAGACCGACGCGGCGGGGAGGAAGGTGTCGGTTCCGAAGTGGGAAGCGATCAGGGACATGATCGAGAGGGAGTGGTCGCGCACCATGCTGACGCATGTGTTCGGGAAGTTCGGCGAGCTGGCCGAACGTCTCGAAATCGCCGCCAGCGCCGCCGTCAAGTTTGAGCCACAGGATCTTGACGATGAGATCGCACGGGTGGAGCGAAGACTCGCGGAACTTCGAGCAGCGAAGGAGAGACTGTCCAAGGCCCCTGAACCTGATCGAACGCGACAGCAACAGGCCGCGGTCCAGAAGATGGGCGATGCGATTCAACGGTCGCGGGATGTCGCCCGTGGCCAGAGGGTCGGGGAGGCAGCCGAGACCATCGGCGAGCCTTTCGAGGATGCTCACGCCGAGGAGATGGGTGGGGCCGAGGAGATGGGTGGGGCCGAGGAGATGGGTGGGGCCGAGGAACCCGTGTCGAGCCCAGGAGGAGGACGACGGTCGGCCATCCCGCATAGCGCGGCTCCTCCCGAATCGGGCACTTCCGCTCCCGCGCCGCCCCCGGTTGAGACAGACCGGCAAGGTATCCCTCTCCCGGCCGATGGCGATTCATTCTTCGATCCGTCTGATCCTGACGCCGCTGTAGCGGCTGAGACTCGTCGGCAGGCATTGCTTCGGCAGCAACACAACGAGCGCCAGCGAGCGCGCCAGGAGCAGGCCAAGCGGGCTCAGGAAGCCGGGATGCCGGATCCCACGGCGACAGCAAGGGAGCTGAGACGGGGTCGAGGGGCCCCACAAGCTGCGCCCGTTGCAGCCTCGATGGATCCACGAACGGGAGGTTTGAGGGCCGCGGCTCGAATCGCGGCCAACGTCGGGAATGCTGTGGCTGATTCCGGGGCAGGAGCCATCCGCACGGGCCGTCCAGACACGACGGCGCAGCTCCATGGCAAACCGGTATATCGGCTGCCGACGCAGGATTTGGATCGGCCGGCCGCGCGCGGCGGCCCCGATCCGCAGGTCAATCCGCAGGGTGGGGCCAAGAACGACAAGTTCAAAGCGCCGGGAACGTAATGCATGGATCTGGTTGTCACCACCCCGGAACAGCGGACGAGCATCTACACGGATGTCCGGCAGATGCTTCGTCCGGGTTTCCTGGCCCACCCACTGGACGTCAACGGCTCGCGGCTCGTGCTCCGCTCGCTGAATGACGACGACTGGACGCTTCTCCAGTACCGGGCTTCGGGAGTGTCTGACATCGGGTGGCAGCGGTGGGCCATCGCTGCCTCGATCTGGATGGTCGACGGTCAGGTCGTTTTAGGGGATGAGAGCACCCTCTCTCGGCTCCACGAGATGTGTTGCGTCATGCCGCGGTCCATGCTGGACGACGTCTATTCCGTGTTCACGGGGCTCCTCAAGCGCGTAACTGAGGCAGCTCGCCGTGCCGAGGCGTTCCTCTACGAAAATGAATCCAGGTTCATGTGGCGGAGCGAAGGCAGCAGGATTGTTGGCAGGGATTCTACAGGGCTCAACGCGGTCCAGAAACTCTGGCTCTACTTCAATGAGACCGAGGACGACCACGAACACAACCAATACCTGTGGGACCTCGCCAAATTCCAGATTGGACCGCACGCGCCGAAAGGTGTCAAAAAGATCGTCGCGCAGGATCGTCAGAGTTCGCAAAGTCTGCGTCGCAAGCGACAATCAGTGTTGGACCGGATCTACTACGAGGCAAGTGGTCTCATCCCGCGTGAGGATCGCGTCAAGAAGAAGGAGAAGAAGCGGGCCCAAGAATTTTGGCAAGCAGAATCGGAGGAAGAGCTTCGCGACGAGATGCGCAAATGGGTGCAGGGCATCAAAGACCGGCACGACCTGGTGGTTGACGGGGTCAAGGCGAAGATTCGGCATGACGTCGAAACACGCAGGTCAGCGGAGGAGACCCGGCGACGCGCGCTCCAGGTAGCGCTCGAGGAGGCCGGAATCTCCAAGACGCAGCTCACCCCGCTCACGGGAGAAGCTGGACGTCAGCTCCTTGAACGAGCCCGCGCTCGAATCCCTGGGGTCTCCAGGGTTCTGGATTCCAACAAGCACAACAGTGCCTACGACAAGTACATCAAAAACAACCCCGATGTTGGGCGACTCGCCGTTGACGATGATGGGAACATCGTCTCCGATCTACCGTCGGAGGAGGCGATGCTCGATATTCTGACCAAGCCCGGTCCGGACTCACTCCCAAGCGATCTGCAGACGCGAATCCAGTCTCGCCGTCCTACGCTGGCTGACGAGGGGGAAGAAGGCTAGGCGATGGCGAACAAGCAGCTAGGGGTTGACCTCGTCCTCAACACCAGGGGTCTTCGAGAAGCTGCGAATGAGCTTGGGAAGGGCCTGTCGAAAAACGCGAGGAAGTGGCGCGACGAGCTGAAGGAGATGTCCGCTGAGGGGCTTGAGGCGGGCCTCAAGCTCGGTTTCACCACAGGGCGCAGCGGTGCCGCGATCCAACATTTTCTCCGGTCGCACGTCACGAAGGTCTATCAGGACTTCAACAAGGCGATCCAAACCGGGAACTTCCGCGAAGCCGAGCGCTTGGATCGTCTCCTCCGACAAAGAACGCGACGATTCAAGGATGAGATGGGGGCGATCTCCGCCGCCATGAAGTCTCGGGAGGACCGTCAAGCGCGGACGTTTGAACAGAAGGCAGACTCCATCAAACAGAGGCTGTCTTCCGTCGGCGGGCTCTTCAGGTCCCCCGGAGAGTTCACGGAGATGCTCCGTGGGGCCGGGGGTCGCTTGCAGGAGGCCGGCAGGGCGCGTCAAGGCTCTGCGATCAGGCTCAGGGAGGCAGGAGGGAGCGCCAAGCAGGCGCAGTCGATGGCGGCTATGGGGCGGGGTCTTGCCACGGTGGGCAAGTCGTTGGGTGTCATTGGAGCCGTACTCGGAGTTGTTGTGCTCCTCGTCAAGGCTTTCGTGGACCTCGACGACAAGATGAATGAACTCAACAAGACTGTCATATCTACGACAGGAGCGATGGATTTTGGATTTGGTAGCGGCGCGGTGGCCGGTTTCCGGGTGGAACAGGAACTCGTTCGCATGCGCGAGGAACTCAACAAGGCTGCAAGCGAGTGGAATGATCTGCGAGCAACCACGGAGCAACACCTGCAGGTCCTCGCAGCATACGGAGAAGCGGGCGTTCGGATGGAGCACCTTCGGGAAGAGATAGATGCGTCCGCGGACTCGATGAAGTCCTACGCCGACATCACAACGGTTGCCATCGCCTACAGCAAACTGCTTGGAGAGTCCCATACGGAAACAGCGGCGTCGATGGCCAAGATCCGGTTGGAGACAGGCATGACGGTCCCACAAGTTGCCGAAGCCTACGCGATGGTGACCCGCGAAGCTGAAGCTGCCGGGTTCTCGACCAAGCGGTTCTTCTCGACAGTGCTGGAGGCTACGAGCGGTCTCCTCTACTACAACGTCCGAATCCAGGATGCCACCAAGCTGTTGGGAGAGTTGGCCAGGACGTTGGGTCAGGACCTCAGCGCGAAGGTGTTCGGCGGCATCCTCAAGCAGCAGACCGATTCAGTGGAGGATGCGCTGCAGAGGTACTACATCTCCGGCGAAGGCCGGATGAGCGGGATCATGGCGGAGGCCGGAAGGATCAATGCCCAAGCATTTTTCGACGAGATCGGAGGTAAGGCGGAAGGTGCCAAGGTTCTCAAGGATCTTGGCATTAAGACCTTCGAGGACTTCGAGAAGATCCTGCGAGACGAGACGAGGGACCTCGCGCTGAAGGAAGGACTTCGAGCTGCTGGCATGGAGACCGCTGCCTCGAGAGTTCGCGGGGTTCAGGAACTGATGCGGGGTGGAACTGGTGAAATGGCCGATGTAGCCAGAGGCATGACAGCTCTGACTGTCCCGGCCAAGATGGCCATGCTACTGCGGCCAGCTGCCAGCGTCTTGGGTGAAAAGTTCGATCAAGCGTATGAGACAGCTGACGTAGGACGACTCGATGCTCTCAAGAAGCAGATGGCCGAGCTGGGCTTCGAGGCCGATCCCCAGACTATGCGGGCTCTCGCCGATGTTTTTGAACGTCTCCGGGCCCAGGCCGAAGCGGAAGGTAAGACCCTCGACGAGTCTTACGTCATTCAGAACTATGCTGCGGTGGCATCTGATGAATTGGCGGAGCAGGTTAAGGAGGACATCGCGTTGGCTCGTCAGACTGCGGCCGCGACGGAGTCCGTCAAGAATGTCCTGCAGGAGAACATTCTTGGGGTACTCATGGCGATTCACAAAGTCGTCGTTGGGATTTGGGAAGCTGTCACCCTCAGCAACAAACCTTCGGAACGACGCATCTACGCAGCGGCCAAGCAAGCGGCGCAAGCGGACATCGCCGCGGCGGCCGAGGAAGAAAAGGCCGCCCGAGAGGATCTGGGTCGACTGACCATGGCCGGAGCGCCTAAGGAAGATGTGGAGGCCGCCAGGAAACGAGTCGAGGAGGCTGGGAAAGCACGGGGGGAGGCCGAGGCACGGCTCGGATCGCTCATAGAGTCACATGGAATTGTCGAGGCTGGGGGCGGTGTTGGGGAGGCTGTAATAGCCGACATCGAACCTGGCACTGTCAAGATCACGGGTGAGGGCGGAGAGACTTACGAAGTCGACAGAGAACAGGTCGCCAGGGTGTTTGCCAACGCAATGAAAAGCCTAGCGCCAGGCGGCCTGTTGGACCTCCACACAGGCAAATTGAATTTGTGGCCGCATGAAGACGAGACCCTAGAGGCGTATGACAAGATTGTGGAAGAGGAGTTCCGTCGCGGGGGCTTGTTTGATCTTCCAGCCCCCGAAAACTACAAGGGGACTTTCGCAGATTGGGTACGAAATCGAGCCTGGAATGTAGCCTACAAGAAGTATGATCCATATACCGATCCGGGAGGTGAGGCCGAAGAAGATGCAATGCGGGAGTTGTACCTCGGCGCACTTCTCAACGCCGGGCAAGCCGCGATTAAGGGTCTGGGTGCCTCAGTCGAAGCTGGGGACCTCATTCTCCCTGCCGGCGGAAGACCGATCATTACGCATCCCGACGACATGTTCATGGCCACCCGGCCTGGAGGACCCCTTGCTCATGCAATGGGCTTGACAGGTGGCGGGGCCGGGGCGAAAGCTCCCATCACTGTCAACGTCTATGGCGGGGACCAACGCGAGGTGTACCGCACCGTCATGCGTGTCCTGAAGGCGACCGGCAATGCCTGACCGATCAACAGCGGTGTTCAAGGGGGCATTCGTCGGACCCGACGAGGACCAGCAGAACCGCGGCAGGAGACCCGTCATCTTCGACATCCTTGCGCCCGACCGTTCCACGAGCCTGCTCGACTCAATTGACCAGGATTTGCGGCTCGTGCTTCACGTCAACCCGAAGTCGATGCAGTTCCGCTACGCGAAACAGACCGAGAGGGTTCAGACGCGGGCGGGATGGGTGGAGTTTCACTGGGGAGACGCCGCTGAGGACATCACATTCGAGGCCGCCACAGGGGGCTTCATGCGGCTCTTCACGGGGCTTTCTAACGTCACCGGCTTCGGTTCGGGTGATCAAGGCCGACGGGAAACGATCGCTTACGACAAGTACCTGGATCTCCTAGCCCTGTTCCACAACAACGGGGCTATCTACGACGCGTTCGGGAACATTGCCGTCCAGGGGTACCTCAAGGTCACATTCGATGGTGGAACCTACATCGGATGGTTCGACACGTTCACGGTCACAGAGGAAGCGTCCCGTCCATTTCTCTTCAGCTTATCGGCCAAGTTCATCATCGACAAGGAGAGCATGCAGTTCAGAAGTATTCTGGCGCCCACATTTGCTGCGCAGTCCTCTGTGGTTTCGTCGAATTTGGCAGCCGGACAGACCGCTCCCTCCACAGCCGTGCTCGATCCTGTCGTGGACACGCCTTTTGAGGACTTGTAGTGGCGGACAGGAATCAACCCGTTCCTTCGAGGTTCACCCCTCTCGGCAGTTATGGGGGTCTCCAAGGAGGCGTCAACTGGCTACGCGAGTACGTGGCGGCGGTCTCGGACCCTATCGATGGGACGAAGCAACGCCTGCGCGACGCGAGGCTCGGTTCTCCCTTCACGTTTCGAGTGGTTCCTCCGCCCGTGCTCGTAGATGCTCTCCTCGGAGGAGGTCAGGCGCCGACACGTAGCCCATTCGATCCATTTCGAGAGCAGATCGTAGGAACCCAAGACTCCACGCAGAACATCGACATCATCGAGTCTGCCCTCCGCGTCAACGACAACTTCGACAAGGTTCTCGAGCAGCAAGATTTGCTCCGGCAGTCCAACTTTTTCGCCACCGGACCGGGGCGCGGAGCTGATCTCACCCAACTGGAAAATCTCATCGCTGCGAACGGGATTCAATTCAATCCGAGGCGGGTGACGGAGACGGAGGCCAACCAGGCGGCCGTGTCCGATCTGATCCAGGCGATGGACGTCATCGTACAGCTCAACCGGGTCCTCGACACTCCGCCACTCACTCTGCTCGTCAACCCACAGTCGTTGGCGATCTCGTACGCCAAGAAACAGTCGTACCAGGACCGCAACAGGTTCAACTACATCTTCCAGTCGTGGGGCGAGGAACAGGTTCGACTGTCGGTCAGCGGCAGATCGGCGGGATTTGTGGCGGGGTCTCGGGGACGTGGAGAGCCCGGCCGAACGGCAACCGTGTCTGGTTACCAGTGGGTGTCGAAGTGGGATTCCGCGGCGTGGCAGAACATGATGGCCCTCTTCGCGTTCTACAGGAACAACGGGTACATCTACGACACATCAGGGAGTCCTCCGTCCGAGGCCCATCTCTTTGCGGGCCACATCGAACTCAGCTACGACCAGTGGGTCTACCTCGGGAACTTCGACTCCTTCGACTACAGCTACGACGAAGGGCAACAGCATGGCGGCGTCACCTTCAACTTCGATTTTACGGTGTCCTTCATGTTCGACAGAGGGCAGGACAGTGCCGTCAGGCCGTTCGACGCTCCTCCAACACCCACGCCTTCTTCGACCAGCAGTCGCCGGGTGCCATTCGTCCCAAACCAGCAATCCAAGGCGACGAAGACAGTACCGAGCGCCGAGGATGCCGATCCTTCGACGGCGATCCTCGACCTGTTGGTGAACACATTCGGTTCTTCCTCCCCCGTTCAATCTCGTCCTGGCGGCAGGACGCTCTGATTGCATGTCTAATATCGAGGACAGACCGTACGTCGGCACTTGGAGGCTCAACAATCGAGCGGTCATCAAGTACACCCCCGATGCGCTGTTGTTCATCAATGGGGACACGTCGCTTCCTGGGTGTCCGCGCTGCCGAGGCCGGATTGAGATCCAAAATTTCGTGACGTCATTCAACGTCGAGGCCGGCACCGAAACCGGCTCTCACTCCGCGACGGTCAACCTCACGCTCCCGAGAGTCCAGGGCCAACAGGTCTTCATCGATGGCTACAACATCCTCCGTCCGGGTCTGGAGGTCAACATCTTCGCTCGCGGCTACTTCCCGATCCGAGGCATGTTTCGTCACCTGCCCGATCCCCAAGAAAGTGGGCTGGCCATCCCGTCAGGATATGGGGAACGTCTGGACATGTCGAAGTACGCGACGTACCCGTACTATCCCATCTTCCATGGCGTCGTCACGCAGGTTTCTTACGAGTACTCGGACGGGTTCTACAACGGTACGCTTTCATGCGCTTCTCTCCTGCACTTCTGGTCGTACCAGAATATCGTCACGTCCGGGGCATGGCAGGCGCAGAATCGAAAGCCTACGAATGACACTGGCCGTCCCACGTTGTTCGGACACAACTTCAACAACACCAACCCTTTCTCAATCATCTACACACTCTATAAGGACGTGGCGGGTGCGGCAGCGGGTGTAGAGTTCGCGCTCGACGAACAGTCGAATCTCGCTGCGAACACCCCCGGGGGGCAACAGCTCTATGACCACATCACAACGTACTGGGAGCAGAGGTTCAAGACGCGTATCCAGTCTCTGCGGATGTACGGGGTCAACGGTCAACTGTTCAATGCCGCGCAGCAGGCGTGGTTCGGGTCGGCGTCGAACCGGGATCTCAACAAGCTGCTCAGTAGCACGATCTTCTCGGAGGGGGAGAGCCTGCGATCGGAGTCGGATCCATTTTCGGCTCGGCTGTCAGCTGCCAAGGCGCTGGGGCTCAGTGGGAGTGGAGTAGACTTCATCTACTCCCCTCTCCTCCAACAGAATGGCCAGACCGTCAACCTGTCCATTCTGGAAATGTATGCGTTCAACCAAGCCATCGGAGATATTGGCACCGTCAACCACTGGGAGTCCACTTACCAGACGAAGATGGACGTGGCGCAGCAGGTTTGCGAGGCCACGGGTTACGAGTTCTACCAGGACGTGGATGGCGACCTGGTGTTCAAGCCACCGTTCTGGAATCTCGACACATCCTCAAACAGGTACTACCGGTTGGAGGACCAGGACATCATCAACATCACATTCACCGAGAAGGAAGCGACTGCCACTTACATCATTGTCCGGGGCACGTGGACCCAGGGGCTCACTGGGGTTGTTTCAAACACAGGAGTGACAGGTAAGCGCGCGCTGTATGTCGACTACCGTCTGGTGGCCCAATTCGGATGGCGGCCTGCCGCGGCCATGGACATCACCTACGCCTCGGATCCCAGAGTTCTGTTCTGGATTGGCTGTGCACGTCTCGACGTGCTGAACGTGGACACCTACTCTGCTAGCTGCACGATCCCGATCCGTCCTGAGTTGAGACCGGGATACCCGGTCTACATCCCGTTCTGTGACTCGTACTACTACGTCAGCCAGGTTAGCCATCAGTTTGCTTTCGGGGGCCAGTGCACTACTTCACTGGTGCTGACGTGCCGGCGCGCCAAATTCCATGCCCCGGGCTTCCTGGAGGCTGCACCTGACGGGCAGTCCGCTATTGGCCTGGTGCGTCTCGATCGTCCCGATCTGCCCCCGAGGCCCCTGGAGGTCTACGATAACGGATTGCCTCGTATCGTTGGGTTCCCTAACGTAGTCTTGGCCTTGGACCCGAGGAAGTTCAACCCCAATTTCTCCACGGTCGGAGTGGGGATCGACTACTTCACTCTCCGAACGTCCAAGGATGCGCAGACTTCCGCCGATCTGCTCATCAGCATGCTGCAACAGGACATCTCGAACCTCAATCGGTTTGAGGCCGACGGGGTCGTAACGGACGAGGACGGGCGACGCAGAGTGCAGGACCCCACCGCGATCACAAAGTTCAAGCTCAGGTATGGCAAGAACCTAGCAGAGGTGGTCGAGTTCGACGCTATCCGCTTGAGGAAAGCCTTCTCTGACTTCAAGGCGGTCCACGACAGCGTGGCCCGTTCGGAAAACAAGCTGGCACGACGCCAAGACCAGGTGCGTGCCTCTCAGCAACAGTCTAACGCGTTCGATCAAGCCAACGGGCGAGGCGTTTCTCGGAACGCTGCCAACTCTTCCTTCAGCACGGATCGTCTCGCGAACATCGAGGCGGATATCATCGCCGCCAAGCGCAAGGAGGCGGAGTTTTTCGAGAGCACAGACAACGGACGGCTCCTTGCCCTGATCTTCGAGGCTCTGCAACCTGACTCCAACAACCCGATTCGCCGGAAGATCAACGGTATCCCCGGCTCCGATCTGACCCTCGCTTGGTTTGAGTCTCTTGCCCACCTCAAGGATCAGTTCGTTGCCTCTTCCATTCCCGGGTACTACCGGTATTTTTCGTGTGCGCATCCGAACCCGATCATGCAGGGGATGGCGTCGATCAAATGGGATGATGGCCAGCGCCAACCTCGGCGTAAACCTACGCCCCCGCAGACTAAGCCCCCCACGCCAGCTCCACAAAAAGCGTCGAACAGGAAGGCCAACAAAGCGAGAGCTTTGGCCATCTTCAACGGGCTAGAGAAACAGCTCGATCTCCCGGGCCTTGCGCGAGTTTTGAGAGTGTGGGCGCAGAACGAGAGTGGGTTCAACCCGACCGCCCAAAACTGCACCGCCGAGGCGCAGTTCACCGTCCGGACAGTTCGTGCTCGGGTCACCGGGCAACCAGGCGGCCGCTACAAGAGCAAGAAGGCGGCTCTAGCAGCACACGAGAAGTTCCAACGCACGTGGGCCGCGAATCCCTACGTGTCAGATGAGGAAGCGTGGTTGCCAAACGGCTGTGGAGCGTCCGGATGGTTTGGCTTCCTTTCCACGACAGCGATGACGGCCTTCTCTCACCCTGACAGTGCTTACCACAACATTGATCCTAGGCAGGCGCTGTTTGACCCGGGAACGACAACTGCTTGCGCCCTGGAAAACATGGCGTCAGCCACTAACTCTTCGATCTGGCGTTCGCTGCCGCCGGACCAACAGACATACATGAATGCCAGACTCCTCGTTGGTTGGGGAGCATCCAATTTCCGTGGAGCGATTCAGAACGACGACATCAAACCGGTCACCGTGGAAGATGTCAACAATTTGCTCGATGGTTGTACACTCAAGACTGAAGCATGGCCTACCATAATGAAAAACGGTAAGGTTGTTCCAGACGGAGGGAGCTATGTCGCTCGACGGGCTCGGTACTACCAGAAGCTATGCCAGCAGAAGTTATCGCCTTCGGAGATCGCCGAATTTTGCCAGCTACAGATGCCTGCGCAGCGGATGCGAAAGTTGATTCCCAACGGTCGTGCGGACGCGATCGCTGATCTTGCGCGGAGTCTTGATCCCGGTGGGGGGGAGGAGCCCATGCCCGTCGCCGTGCCGACGCAAATGCAGGCTGTGGGGGAGGAACAGGCTGATCCTCCAAGCATCGTGTTGGAAGAGGCCGATCTTCCCGCGGGGCGCCAGGTCATCCAGTTCATGCCTACGGTGACCACGCTGGAAGGGCTACGGCCTCCAGAGGCCGAGCTTGGAGTAGGTACCTGCAGCAAGGGTCTTCGGATCGCGAGTGGTCCCAAGAAGGCGCCCGCAGTTCTCTCGACGGATCAAATCCAGACTATCTCCTTCGTGCGGCACGAAAAGGGGAAGTTCACGAGTGTGGTGGGCGTGTCCCAGACCTCAGGACGCTTAGCATTCAATCAGGAGGATCTAACTCTACAACTTGCCTTGAACTTTTCTGAGCCAGCGCAGAATGTGGATGACCCTGGCCAGTTGGTCTCCGATGTGTTCCTGCAAGTCTACAATCAGCTGGGAGAGGACCTGGCCTCGGTGGAGATTCCTGTTTACCAGAATGGGGATCAGGTCGGCACCACGCAAATCGAGTTGAGAGCGTTCGACGACGCCATCATTTTCTCTGCTTCCACGCTTCCGGCGTCGTTGCAGGAGCAGATTTCCGCGGAACTGGGAACCTCCGACACGTATATGATGTCGGTACTCACGCTGGGGCAGGCGGCCCAGTTTCCCGGCCTCAAGCCACAAGGCCCACAGAAGGACGACGGCAGGTCTCTTCAAAGAACGATTGATGGCCTGGCTGGTCTTTACGCGGCGGTGGTGTCTCAGGACATCCAGAAGGCGTTCTACCAAATACAGAGCCCCGCTCTGGACCCGAGCACAGGCAAGGTCGAAAGGCTGACAAATATCCAGGATGCCTTCAACTCGGCCATCAGCAAAGCGGTCGGTATCGACAAGGTGGTGAATGCGATCATCACCAACACTGTGGAGGAGAAAAGCGTCAAAGACGGGAAGATCACCAAGACCGCCTACTCCCCGGCGTTCCCCGTATCCGACGACAAGGGCTATCATCACTATGGGTCCTTCCGGTATGGGCGCGGGCTTACGGTCGATCCGGGAGGCACGTTTGAGTTCCTCCACAGCGGCCAGGATCCTTTCAAAAATGTCACGGCACAGAACGCTGAGGAGTTTCTGCGGGTACTGACCTTGCAGTACGCCGGGAAACTGAAATCCAACAATGTCCAGCTGGCTGGCGCTCGCGAAGCGGCTGTCGAGATGGCCCAAGAGGATCTCAGGCGCAAGCAACAACCTCTCGAGAACGCGCAGAGTGATGAGAGCGATCTTGTCCTTTTCGAGGACCCTACGGACGACCAGCTCCGTCCGTATGTCACGGCCTTCCGGGATGTTGGGGTGGTCGCAAAGCACCTGGACCGAGACACGCTCCGGGCGTTCCTCATGGCCAGCGGTGATGATCCCAACCTGATCGAAGCCGGGTCTTTCAATATCGTGGACACCCAATTCGCTCGAAACTTCGCGAACTTCGCAGTTAACTACGGGAACAACTCGGTATTCAAGACCACTATCTCCAACGCAGCGTATCGACTGGCGGACCTTACTTCCCACCTGGTGGCGAGGGCTGGCGAGGCCTGTGTGTGCCGGGGCTCGCACGCGGATGTGGTCCTCGCTGCGTACGCTCGATCAGACTTTGTGACTGTCGGAGGGGTCGACCCCCGCGAGCAGCCGGCGGTAGCTTTCCAACACGAAGAGATCATCAAGAAGGCAGAGCAGCACGCGTTGCAACAGCGCCGGTATCGAGGTCAGATCATGGAAGGGCCGCCTCCAGACGCTCACGTGTTCAACAAGGCTAACCCGAAGGGGAATTAACCGTGCCCGAGCGACGTCCTTCAGTTTACGACAACCAAGCGCCCATCCCCCGGACGCAGATTCAACATGATGTTTCGGGCGAGCACAAGGTCAAGTCGCAGGACCCCAGCACTGGACCGGCCGCTTTCGGCTTGTCCGTTGCCAAGGTCATTCGAGTGGACTTCGTGCTCCACCAAGTGGTCCTTCAAGTCATCACCGGTGAGCGGGATCTCTTCCAGTGGGCTCCAATTCCGACGACGTACGCGGCCGCAGGCTCGAGGTACTTCATCGGGGCGATGCCGGAGCCTGGCGACGTGTGTGTCGTTGGTTGGCTGGCATCGGCAAACCGACAGCCCATCATCCTGACTTGGCTTCCTCCCAACATCGCGGCAGCCATGGAGTGGCTGCCCGTCCAAGACTTCTTGCCGGCCGAAGCCGACATGAACCCGAAAACCCTCTCGCACTTCGAGGGAATCTACGGGCGCCGCCGGTTCAAACTGGCTCCCATGAGACCGGGGTCGGTGCTCCTGTCGTCGAGTCAAGGGTCTGACATTGTCCTGGACGAAGGGGTGCTTCTCACCAACCGTCGGTCAACTGAAATCCGTCTGAGGGACCAGGACCAAGCCGTTGTCGTTCGCTCACTGCAGCAGTTCCATGTGATGGGAGGAGCACGGGTCTATGCTGGCATGGTCCAGCGAGATGCAGCGTGGCTGCCGTCCCGCATGTTCAGCGACGGGATCAACTGGACGGCTGGGGTACAACAGGACTCCTCGGGTGATCCACTTCTGCCGTCCTCGCTCGGGACGTCTCCGATACCACAAGGGTCGCTTACACCGCATGCTGTGTTCATGCGCTCGGATCCGAGCGTGCCGTTCCCTGATAGCGGGGTTTCTGTCCAGGACAACATCGATCCGTACTCTTTCCTGTCTCGGGGACTGTTCATCGGCAACGACGGGTACGTGCTCAATCCCGCCGGCAATGTGCCCGACGCCGAGTACGGAGGGAAACCCATCTATCGGGTCTCCGTCGACCCAAATCCCGAAAACACGGCGCTTCCGTCGAACGGACTCATCGGAGAGGAGTTGTCCGAATCGGACACACTCACCGAATACAGGATTGAACTCGATCACACCTGGGACGGCACTCTCCCCGTCAGCGAACAAACAGAAGGATTCGATGCCGACCGGCTCCCCGCAGACTCGGTGCAGGACACGTCGGTCGCGGCGCAGGGACCCTTTCTTCAGTGGGTTCTCGGGTCCGTCGTAGGGAATGATCCGTACACGGTTCAGGGTCGACTGCTTTACGGACTACCGCTCGCACCCAAGATCTTTGATGGCACTCGCATCGATCCACGGCTGGACTCGGGGATTGGCTCGCCCATTGGTGAGCATGCCGCATCACTGTTCCAGATCATCCCGCCTGTTGAGGATCCGTCCCGCGTCCCTCCCGCGTTCATCAGCGCAACGAAGGATGGTCGCTTCAAGGCATTCATCAGTGGTCCGCAGAACCAGGACTCGCTGGAAATGGCCCTCAACGGTGGCATGCGGCTCGACGCGAACGGCCCCGTCGTCATCAACGCTCCTAACCTGGTCTTCAATCTCCGCAATGGAGACCCGACGGACAACTTCGCGCTGACGGTCGGCACGGAGACGGGAGCGGTCCTGATCCGCGGGAACGCTCCCACCACTCGCGGGAGTTTCTCGGCCCGGATCGGCACGGATGCTCTCCAGGAGAGTACGCTTCCGGCCGTAGCCATCGAGAGTCCCAACGGCAACGTCCACGTCACGGCCGCACGCATCGCCAAGCTCTCAGGAGCGAACGCGGTCCAGATCACCGACACGAATGAGGTGCTCATCTCGTCGAAGCAGAGCACCAATGTCCTGACCGACAAGTTTCTCGTTCAGTGCAATACAGTGGACAAGAGCGTTCTTGGACGTGAGACCAATCTCTACTGCGGTCCGAAGAATTTTCTCCCCACCAATGCGCCTCTGCGGGAGACGAAGTTCACCGCTACGCCTCTCACGGGCCACGCGGGAGGTACGACCGACGAGTACAGCATGATCTTCGGTGACCGAGTCGAGCAAATCGACTTCGGTGACCACACTACGACCGTCTTCGTCGGCAACATTACGTGGCGTACGGGGGTTGGCACGTTCACGGCCCAGGCCGGCGTGAACCAGATCACCGTCGACACGTCGTCCGGTGTCCGGGTGCTCGTGCCCACGGGCACTCTCCTCGTCCAAACGACGTTGGCTACAACGGTCCAGGCCCTCGCGTCGCTGACGCTCAAGTCGAACGGATTCACGAAGCTGTCGGGGAGCGTGACGACGCTCGGAGGCAACGGGAAGGTCGGCGCCATCGTGAGCGGTGCCGACATCGATCCTCTCACCAATCTTCCCCTCTCCTTCTTCGGAATGGGCAGCCAGGGACACCGTCTGGGGGTGTCGATCTGATGGCTCTCGTGAGCGCGGCGATCACGAGCGCGATCATCTCGGCCGGGCAGGCGGTGTATCCCGGCTCGCAGAATCTCCCCCGCATCGCGTCGGCCGTCGGGAAGTCCGTTCCAAGCTGGATTCCCCTGCCCACGAACGTCCTCGTGAAAGGTGCGACCGTTGGCGTCGCCGGGGTGGGTTCCGTGAACGGCAAGCTGTTCGTGACGGGAGGGACGGCCCTCGTTGTCGCCGGACTCCAGCAGGCCGGCATCAACGGTCCGTCGGCGGCGGGTCTCGGCACTGCGGTGGGAGCCGGGCTCTCCTCGGTTCTCAACTCCGCCGCGCAGTACAGCGGCACGTCGGCGGCTGTTGGGGTAGGTGGTGATGTGTCGAAGGTGAGTCTCTCGAACTCGGGTACGTTGATCGCGATCCTCCTCGGTAATCTCCAGGCGTCCGGCATCAATGGCCAGACCGCTGCCAGGCTCGCTCAGGGGCTCGGGCTCGGCATCGCACAGATGGTCCAGACCGGTTACGGGTTCGGCGGCGTGACCGGATCTCCCTCTCCCATTCCCGCCGTTGGGACAAGCATCAGCCTGGTATTTTGAGCTACATCGATGGGATTCGACTTCACAGGCTTCGTGCTTCGGGCCCCCCGGACGGCTCCGTCAAATGCGGTCACGACCGACGAGGCGTCCAACGGGGTTGACAGGGACTTCAAGCCCCTGTCCGCCGACTACCAGATCCCGTCTCCCGACCTCGTCGAAACCTCCGCCGCTCAGTACCGCGCGGCGGTTCTCCTGCGACCCAACGATGGGCAGACGGAGTACCTCGTGTGGGCGGCCAACACGGCCGACTTGAGGGACGCCGGCGCGTTTATCGTTTCCGACGCCACCGTGACATTCCCACAGGGGAGCATCCTCGTGGTCGACGAGGACAACCCGTTCGGTGCTTCTGGCTCGAACAGGGCGATTATCATCGACGACGCCAATCGTACCATCTCGTCGGTGACGAGCCTCGTGGTTCGTCGAGGGGACACCGCAGCGGAGATCGAGTTGGTTGGCCACGGTTCATTCAATTCCGTCAGCGGCGTGTTCACGATCACGGATCCCGCCACGTTGGCCGAACTCGGTGGCGGGGTGTCGAGTGCTCGAGGAGACCGAGCTTCCGCGCAGTACACGATCTCGCCGCCTGCGTTCTGGTGGTCGCGCAACGACCGCTACGAGAATCGCTTCAAGTGGGATGGCAGAGTGCAGCGATGGCGCCCGATCCGAGGGACGCCTCCACGAGACCTCGGTGTTCTCCTCGTCGATGAGAGCTATGTCCTCTCCCCGTCGCCGTCGCATGTGACGCTCGGGAGCTTCCTGCCCGGCAACAGTACGGCGCCCGACTCGTACGCGATGGTGCGGATCGGCACTCGCCCCGACGCCTCGTCTGTGCCTGTGGCCGAGCCCGTTGGAGGGTCGGGATTCGGCGGCATCAAGGTTGTCACGGACGATGAAGTCGAGGACTTCGATTTCGGAGCCGAGCCGACATTGGCCGGAATCGTCGGCCAGGCCAGCGGTCAGCTTGTGTGGAACCCGGCCTTCATCAATGTCTCTGCCGGTCAGCGGATCTTCTACTCGTACAGAGGGTTCGTCGATCAGGACGTAATCGAGCCGCTCGGGCAGCTCGAAGATGCCAACCTCCGACTCCTGTTCATCTCCCCGATTCCTGGGCCCACGGAGTACCCGTTCATCCGAATCGGATCGAGACAGCCTCTTGAGGCGATCCTCGTGGAAACGGAGGAGGCTCTCGCGGCACTGGTTGTGCAGGAGCACCAAGTCGGCGTGGCTCTGAGCACAGGACGGCTTAAGTTCGCCGATGCCGATCTTGCGCGGGCCGATCCGGTGAGTCCGGATTTCGATGTCGGATTTCTCGGGGCCCTGGTGTTCTACGACGGCGTCAGCCTTTCGCAGCGCCCTGTGCCCATGCGCGCGCCGGTGCAGCTTGTGGACAGCGGAGGACAACCGACGGTGGTCTCTGGGAAGGACCACCAGATCTTCATCCCCGACGCCGCTCCGACGCCCGTCCCGGGTACCTCGGGCATCCTCTTCCTGGCGGACGGGACCGGGGCAATCCCGAACACGTCAACCGATCCGGGCATCCGTCCGGGGAACGGTTCAGGGCTCGTCCGGCAGGTGACCGGACCCTGGGATCTCGTCCTGTTCACAGACAACGGCCAGATCCGCTCGATTGTCGTGTTCGACGACGACGAGGAACGCCCCAGGTTCCGTTTCAGGATCCCGAGGGGGACGGCCTACCTCGACCGCCGGAAGGGCGCAGGAGGCAGCGAGGTGATCCTGGGGCGCGCAGACCTGCAGCGCTTCGACGGGCGCCCGATGTTCTTCCTCCAGTCCGGGGTCCAGCCCTCGACGTATGCGCGCGAAGCGCGCATGTGGTCCAGAGTTCGAGATCAGTTCGTCCTCACCGGGAACGAAGTACTCGTCGTTGCCCTTAACGGGGCCATCTCCACATGGGATGCCTCGACCAACCCGGGCGGGGTGCCGACATCGGTTGGTGGGACATTTACGGCTGAACAGATCGCGCAGAGCTTGGCTGCCGTCCTGGCTGGGGGCACCGCTGTCGCGGTGAACGGTCGGGTCGCGCTCCAGACTGCCTCCGTTGCTGACCAGGTGTTCTACGGGGACATCGAGATCGGGTTCGGTCCTTCGGGAACGACGGACCTCTCGGGGCCGGCCGCGCTGGGTTTCCTCCCTGGTTGGCGGATCAGGATCGCGTCCACTCAAGCAGTCGACCCGCCGCCCGACATTGTGTGGCTGTCGGACAACGGAACGATGGTTGGGGTGTTCCGCAGCCCGTTCAACTTGGACAGCAGCAAGGATGACATCGCGGACGTGGGGCACATCGACAGGTTTGAGGATGCCATCCTCACTCCAGCGATCTCACAGTCTCCTGTCGTGTTGCTCGACAGACCTCCGCTCGAGGACGTGGCCGGCTACGACGAGGGGATCTTCTTCCGACTGCAGGACGGTCTCGTGTCGCTGCTGCTGCAGAACTACGAAGAGGTCTACTACCAGTTTGGAGAGGAAAAGTTCTCGTGGGCAGACGAGCACACGGAGAGCCAGACCCTCTTGCAGCCGACGAACAACCTGTTCCTCGGCCAGACGCTCGTCATTCCTCCTTCGTTCCGCCTGCCAAGCAAGGGACTGAGTATCTCCGTGGCTGGACAGCCACTGGAGCCGCAGACACTCGACGAGGACTTTCTCCTTCCCGACGATGGTGCTCCTGGGCTCGCTCTGCTCCTCGATACCGTGGGGGGGCTCGTCCAGCTCGGAGGGCGCGGGACGTTTTTCCAGGGGGGCACGGTCTTCAGTGACACGTCATCCGATGTCGACTTCGTGGCTCTCGGCGTCAAGGCTGGATACCAAATCAAGATCACACAGGGGGACGCGCAGGGGACCTACGTCGTGGCGCAGGATGCGACGCTCCCCAACCAGATTGTCGTGCGCCAGCCGTTTCCCGTGAGCGGGGGACCTGTGCCGTGGGAGTTGTACGACGGCGTCACTGCAGAACAGTTCGATTCCGGAGTGATTGCCGACACCCAGTACATCCAGTTCAACCATCTACCTGAGGATCCCTTCAAGATTCGCGTGCTCTCTCCGCTCGGTAACGTCCCGGTCGACCAGGCGGCACAGCTTGTAACGAGACTCGTCGCCGTTCTCGGCGATGCCATCGCACATGGGCGCCAGATCAACGTTCGCTTCGGGAGAGATGCTGGGAGTGACGCTGCTTCGATGGTGCAGCTTCAGCAGGAGAACCTTGGCCAGATCCTTAACTCGGCTTTGTTCGTCCCTGCACCGACGTCCGAGCGCTTCGCCAACGACAACTTCTCGATCCGTGTCGGGTCCAAGACGTACACGTTCACAGACGGGAATCTCGTCAAGGTTCCCGGGCCAGTCACGTTCCCCTTGATCGGGGACATTATCGAGGTCCAGATTGGCGACGGGCTCCTGAACTTCGGGGACCAAGTGTTCGTGCAGTTCGACGCTCAGGACGTGATCTACGTTGAGGACTTCCTGACTCCGAACTCGAGCCCGAACGAGCTGCCGAGCGGCGTGGTCGAGTACAGGCTCTCCGACGGCGCGCTCAACTTCTCGGCGCCCGACATGGCGGCACACGGCGGAGATGAGGTGTTCCTTGTCGAGCGGATGGTGGCCACGGGTGGAACCGACTACACGGTGAACCCGATCCAAGGGTCGTTCCTGTTCACGACGCCGCTGCGTGAGTTTCAGATCGTCGAGGCGAACTACTTTCGCGCGGAGAGCGGCACCGGCAGTTTGTTCCTGGAGCCCATCGACCCAGATGACCCGGCCAAGGGAACGCAACCGGTCGAAGTGACCGAGCAACTCCCTCTGTTCGTCCAGCTCGATCCCGCAACTCCCGAGGGTACTGGTGACGTTGGGCGGTGGAGGTTCAATCCAACAGGCCGCACGCTCCGCGATGACATTGAGCCGGTGTTCTACGTCGAGTCCACGATCTACAACGTGGGCAGCAGTCCCGTCGCAACCTTCGACTTCGAGAACAGTCTCGCCCTCCTGGAGGTCCCCGTTCCTGACAGCAGCGTCGTGCGAGTTACCTACGCTGTGCTGGAGGCGTTTGGTGGCGAGCAGACGTACACGGTCAGCCAACCGCCGGTGTATCGCCCTCCCTTCAGGATCGAGGCGAACCGCTCCTCATTCACGCTGGATGGCGATCGGACTGGCGACGTGACCCCTGGCAAGCTGCTCCGCGTTGCACAGTTCCCGTTCTACATCGTGTCGTCGACGTACGACACGTCGACGGCGCAGACCAGGGTGGACTTCATCCCCGAGACGCAGCTCGAAGCCGGGTCTCGGGACCCGGGCTCCGACTCTCTTTCGCTCATCACGGACATCCCCCTCGCCACGGAGATCGTCCCGGACGCACCCGATGGGTTCTGGATGCAGATCTTCTCGCCGTACGAGCCGGTCAACCGCGGGTTCCAGGACATTCTGTTCCAGGCGAATCTCGTAGCAATCGCGGTGCCAGGACATCTTCTGGAACTCGGGGGCTTGCCGTTCGTGATCGCCGGCTCCGAGCTGTCGGACGACGGAACGCGAACCAGAATCGAGATCACCAGCTTTTTCCCACGCGGGTTCGCTTCTGGCCAGGACATTGCGAAAATCAGCGTGCGCCCTGTCTATCCGCCCAACCCGACGCAGTTCCTGGGCCGAGGTGGCATAGCGGTCGAGAGGCCGTTTGAGCTGATCCTTTTCGGTGAGACAGCAGGAGGAGTTGAACTCCCAGGTCGCACCCTCCGTCCGTCCATCGACTACACGATCAATCTCGACGACGGGAACATCGAATTCCTTTCTCCGCCGCAAGGGCCGCTGCTGCCCACGCAGAGCTTGTACCTCCGGCACACGCGTCAGAGAGCTATCGCGCCCGTCATCGTTAACGAGTTCGTGCTCGGTCCGAGATTCGACGCTCGGTTCGTCCACATCGAGGCTCCGTCCGAGGAGAACGGCAGACTCGGGAAGATCTTGCGTGCCACGTACACATTCTCAAGTCCCGACACGTGGTTCTACAGAACGCTCCCGCTCCTCTCCTACCTCGGTGAGGTCTCGGACCAGGTCGCCAGGGACATCGCCGCGCAGCTCCCGAGCTTTGGAGCCGCCCCTACTGTCGTTCCCCCCCTGGAGAATGCCACCCAAGGTCGCTTGGGGCTCAAGTCGCAGCTCCGGGACCTGGAGGACACGGATCGTGCGGCCCGAGTCTTTCTGGAGTTCTACAACGAGACGATCATCCCCTTTGAGCAGGCCCAGGAAACGATCAGCGGGAACGTGATCGGCGACCGTGATGGGAAGTTCCGTTTCTTTGTCGGTCGTGGAAAAGACATCCCGCCCCCCGGATATGAGGACGAGATCACAGGCGAGCTGAACCGACGCAACATCTTCAGCGAGCTGTTCTTCGCCTACAACCCGGCCACCGTGTTCCTGGAGCGCGACCCGCTTGTGGACCCGACCGCTCTCACGGTGACGGGAGACGACATCGAGGGGCCGTACATCGACCCGGACTTCCTCGGGGACCTCCAGGGGGAACAGAGGGCGCTGGTGATGAACGACGTCGACGATGTCGTTCTCGTCTCTCGGACACGCAAGCGGCTGCAGCTCTTTCCACTGAAGCTCGAGGCGTTCGGCAGGTACCGCCGGATGGCGACGCCCAGTGCGTTCTCCAGGATCTTCCCCGAACGCGCCGAGGCATTCACTCTCACCGACCCTGGTATCGGAGCGGACCTGGAGTCCGTCCCGATCAATCCTGGGGTGTATGCTTTCCGCAAGCGGATCAAGCGGCTGTCCATCAAGGGAGACGGGGGCAACTTCAAGGTCGAGTTTCCCAAGCGGGCCAGCACGTTCCTCAAGTCCATCGGCGAGATCGGCAACCCGGTACTTGGGCAGATCGAGAACATTGGATCGATCAGTGTTCGTCCTCGATTGCCGCGTGCTCGTATCTACGCCTACAGCAACGTGGGTTTCCCCGAACTCGACCAGTTCATCGTCGGGTTCCCCGGTTTCGCGGCGTCACCACGACCAGCCGTCATCGCCACGCCGCTTCCCCTGGGCGATTTCCCGATCGGAGAAGGTGGTGTACCTGATGTTGCACAGCTCGCAGCACAGGGCGGAGAGATCATTGACCTTAGTACAGGTGATCCCGACCTGTTCACCCCGGCGTTCTTCGTCTGGACGGACGAACCGCTGACACTCCCGAAGGTGGCGTTCGGGAGACCGGACGGCAGGATTATTGACGCGGCCGCGGGACAGTCGCTCTCCTTCGAGTTTCTCGACGAAAACTTCACCGTCACGAAGTCGATTTTCGTGGGGGAGATCATCCTCGGCTGTATCATCACGTTCGTCGACCAGGATGGCGCGACGATCCCACCGAACGGACTCCTTGAGGTTTCCGAGGATCCGGCCGCGACGAATCCGCCCATTGAGCTGTCACGAGGTGACACTATTTTCGTCACGCCGCCTGACGCCGACGTAACGAGCGGCAACGTGGATGATCCGCCCACGCAGGAGCAGACGGCTGCGCAGATTCAAGGACTGCCTGAGTTCCGCCTGAACTTCGACCTCCGCGTTGATCGGCCGGACGGGGAATACAGAGACATCACGTTCCCGAGCTACCGCGATCCGAGCATCTTCGGTCTCAAGGAGGTCCTGCACCAGAGGCCGCCGCTGCCCCTGAGCACGATCGAGGCGAATGTCAGCTTCCGCAGCGGTCGCACGGAGCCCGTCCCGATTCCAGCGCTGACTGGCGGATTCACCAACGATAGTGGCGACTACACGTTGCCGTACCTCTACACGCCGAACACGGAGATTGAGGTCCTGGGGATCGTTCAGGAGTCGTTCCAGGCCATATTCGCAGACTCGCTGGTCCCGAACGCGGTCTACCCGGATGAAATTCAGGGCATCGATGGGCAGATTCTCGGGGCTCTCGGAGCCGGCCCTCCCGCCGCCATCCTCACCGACCTGGATGCGACGCCGGTGGCCACTGCCGGTGTCTATGCCCCGAACAGCGGTATTGGGGACGTGGCTCCGTTCGATATTCTGCTCGTGGAAACCGGGCAGGCCGCGGCAGGTCTGCCGCCTGGTTCCCAGGGCATCTTGTCCGTCGGGTTCGTCGACGGAGGATCGGGGGGCAGTGTCATCGAGCCCCCGCGCTTCGTGACCCCCTCTGCGCTGCCCACAGCCGCCGCGGAACGAATCCGGTATCGACTCAAGACGGCGATGTCATTCGTAAACCAAAGCGTTCTGGCACTCCCGCCGGGCATGATCGTACGGCGCGTCGGCACCGTCACCGAGTTCGACATCACGCAGATTTCCAATGCGATCCTGGTCTTCAACGACGGGACGCCCGCGGCGCTGACTGGTGGCCTCAACGATATCTTCAGCCCCCCGTTCTTTGGCGGTGTGCAGGACAATGTCGTCACGATCAACATCTGGTCGGCCCCCGACCTCGTCAACCCGGCGCCCGTGTTCTTCCAGTCGGTCGTCATCGCGTTCAACAACGGCGCACCTACGGTAACGGGAGACGCTGGAGCACAGGCCATCACGGCAATCTCGGCCGACGACGAGAAGATCTACGTGGATACGCCCGCGCCGTTTGTGACCATTGCGCCCAACCCGGGCTTGGTGCCGCCGACGTTGCCGGAGGACCCAATCAACCCGGGCGACACGATCCCGCTGTGGTTCACCATCGATCTCGATCTCACGTCGGCCGTCGGCGCCGGAGGTGCTAGCACGACGGGGTTTATCGCTACCGACAGGCTGACGCTCGACGAGGGACTCGACCTCCGCACGGTCCTCCCTCGGACGGAGCCGCTCGTGGCCGGGGTGCCCGTGGCAAGCGAGTTGGAGGTGTCGTTCGTGGCCAGCAGCACGACGGATGCGTGCACAGTCAACGCGGCAGCGGAGGTGAACGGGGGCTTGGCATTCACCTTCCTGGACAGGGCCTCGGCTCCCCGCATCGGGACCTTCGATCCGCTGCCAGCAGGCACGGGACGCGGGACGCTGAGGGTGATGGGATTTGAGGGACACGCCAACACGCCCATCCTCACGACGTCGGACATCACGTTCTCGGCCGTCCCATCCTCGGCATTTCCGGAGGGATCGGCGACCCAGATCGCCTCGGGGACAGGCGTTACGGGCGTTGCGATGGACAGGAACTTCCGTATCTCCAGCGACGGCGTGACTCCGTTGGCCGTGGCGGTAGGCGCGTTTTCCAGCGTTGAGGCTGGAGACGTTTGCATGATCCTGGGCAGTGCGGACGCGACCCCTCGAGCTGCAACCAGTGCGGGGACGTACCTCGTGAAGCATGTCATCGAGCCCAACGAGGTCACCACACGCGAGCGCCAGCTCACCCTGACCACCAACACGCTTCCGGCGAATACCGCAGGGTGGGCATCGATCCTGTTCCCGACCCTCGTTAGCGCGGACACTGACGGTGCACAGGCCGTCATCATCTCCAATGCGCTTCTCAATGACGCGACGACTTCGGCTTGGGACGCGACGGGCACTATCTACCTTATCGCACAACCCAACTCCGCCGCCTTGGACTACGGGACGGCGAACTTCAAAGTCAACTACAGTGCGGTCGACACGGCTTCTGGCACGTTCACCACGGTCTTCGGCACGGAGATCAGCTTTGACGGTTCGATCGCGGGAGCAGCCGCTCGAGCCGCCATCGATGCTCTTCCCGAAGGCACGCTTGTCTCGGGGTTCTTTCGGTTCGACGTCACCATGGACTTGGCGCCCGAAGACATCTTGCCGCGCAATGCTGTGGGCTCGCTCGTGCCGGTTGGCGTCGACGTTCCCATCGGTGGATTCTCGGGCATCACGGTCATCGGACCCGGTGGACCGTTCCAGTACGAGATCGCCCTCCCGAACCTTGTCGCGGGGCCTCCAGGGGTTGACGAGATGGGGATTGTTGTTGCCACGCCCATCGCCAACACGTCATTCGTCAACAACGAGAACGCCTACGTTTACGACAACGTCACACAGTACATCCAGATCGATCAGTCCCTGGGCAACACGACGTGGGATGCGGTACACACGACCCCCGGTCTGATTGCTATCATGCCCGGGGACCAATTCGTCACCCTTGGTCCGGCGCTTGTGCCTGGATTTCGTGCCCAGGCGGGCGTGTTCCTCGAGCCGTCATGGCCTCGTCCCACCCTCAATCTCTCCGGCGCCGACGAGCGCGTCGTCGATGCCGGGAACTCGGTCCCGTTGGCGGCCATCGGGTTCCGAGATCCAACTGCCTTCGGCGAGGCAGCCGACGAGCCCGTCACCTGGGAGATCCGCCGCATCCGACGGTTTCACAACGTGTTGTCCAACGTGGGCGAACTTCTCGGGCCACTGCGCTACGTCTATCAGATCCGACGCGGCACGATCACGGCTTTCGGTACTAAGGTCATTGGTCCCAGCGCCACGCCCTACCCGTTCGTCGTGACCTCGACTGGTGGCACGCAGCTCGGGGGGTTCGACGATGATCTCGTCAACGTCAACCCCGGGGACGTCTTCCGCCTCCTCGATGACGACGGCATCACCGTGCTGGACGAGATCGAGATCGGCGGTATCGAGGGCCCGGATGACATCTGGCTCAAGCCTCCGGGGATCCTGGCCGTGTCGGCCGCCGACGTGCCCGGTAAGCCGTTCGAGATCTACCTGCGGCAGGCTCCCGTGCCCCACGAGCAGAGCAACGAACAGCTCCTCACGATGATCACCGATCAGGTTCTGCTGGAACGTCGCGCGAACTTGTCCACACAGGTGGGGGGGATCGTGGAGGTCGAGATGGCTCCCACGGATCCGAGACGCGTGCAGGACACGGACAAGACGATCAACTACGACGCCCTCGGCATCCAGGAGGGAGACATCGTCGTCATCGATCCGGCCGGCGTTCTCTCCGGGCCGCTCGGTGCCGTTCCCACGACAGGGCTGGAGAGAGGCACGAGAGCGTTCGGCGATCGCAGCGTGCCCAACCGCACCCTCGCTACAGCGGGCCAGGAAGTGCCGTTCATCGCTGGTGGGCCCTCACAGCTCGATGACAACCGCGGCTGGTACAGAGTCACGACCGTTGCCAAGGATGCGCTCACGGTCAGCTCGGAGACCGACTACTCGGCCGATCCCGGAGGAGGCTTCGTCACCTTCGGCACCACGGCGGAGTACACGGTATTGCCGACGGTTAGCGCCTCGACCGCACCGTTCGCTGACCCGCCCGGAGGGCCTGGCTTGGAGGGCCAAATGGACCTCCGCCCGACCGCCTTCGCGGGCGAGAACGGATCGCCCTCCAACAGTTTCCTGGGCAACCTGTTCTCGATCGCGCCGTTCTCGTACCGCGTGATCAGGCCCTCGTCGCTGTTCAGCTCGGAGGCCGTCGACCTCGTTCTCTTGATGCGTGAGCGGACGTTGAGTTTCTTGGAGGAGTTCGACGTGTTCTTCCGGGAGGACAAGTACGGGAACTACTTTGTCTTCCAGCGAGATCAGCACGTGGCCGATCTCGGTAACCCTCTGATCCCCGACGAAGGGAAGGGAGTCATGAGCAATGAGCTGATTGACGGCGTCCGCGGGCTTATCGGAATCAGTCCGTTCGCCAACACGTCCGACGCGCTGTCCGTCCTAGACCGTCGGTTCTGGGTCAACGACGACCGCTTGGACCACGAGTTCCCGCCAGGATCGCCGCCAGGGACGCCGAGCTACTCGACTCTGGAGAGCAACGCTGACAACCCCGCGGCCGAGGAGGGAGACGGCCGGCCCGTCCTGCCCGACAGGATCGACGACGTGCTCAACAATAACGATCAGTTCCGGGAACTCCGGCTCGCCTGGCTCGATTTCAGGACCAATCGGGAGGACGGGACACTGGTGAGGATCACCCGGTTCGAGGATGAGCTTCCGAAGAAGCGACGCGACGAGCTGCGTCAGCTTCGTCTCGCCCAGTCCGTGAAGGATGCTGGGTCATGAAGTATAAGAGCCCATTCGACTTCGACGTCTCCAAGATGACGGTGGAGGAAGTGAAGGAGCGTCTCCGCGCCGACGGAATCCCCGTGGGTGAGTGGGTCAGCAACGAGGGTCATGTGAATGAGGGAGACAAGGCGCAGCTCACCACGTTCAAGCGGTACGCCGAGCTGCTCGGCCAGCTACGCGATCTCCTGCAACAACAGGCTGACCGTGACGTGAAGCAGATTGATGACCTCAGCTACCAACTGCGGCGGTTGAAGCACGGAGGAGGGCGCTAGGTGGCCAATCCTGAACAGGGCCCTCAGGAACAGGGCGTACTCGGCACCTGGCAGACGGTTTCGCTGGAGATTCCCGATTTCCTTGAGCCGGTCCGGCAGGCTGTCGACGCATTCTTCTCGTTTCTCATCCAGATCCTCAACATCCTGATCGGATTACTGGAGGTTCTCAAGGTCTTCGCCACGGGTCTGCTCGACCCGATCATAGCGGTCATCGAGGCGCTCAGGGACCTGATCGAGACCATCCTTAACGATCTGCGTCAGCTCGGCATCTACATCCACGGCGACTACTACTCGCTGGTCGGGCCCGACTTTCAGTCACTCCGCGGTGGCTACCTCGGCTACGAGGGCAGAATGGTCGCGCGCTTGACCGACACCGGGGATGCTAACCGGCCCGATATCAGCGAGCTGTCGTCGTGTATCGCCGTCTTTCTTTTTGTCCAAGCGGACATCCGCGGAATCAACCGCATCGTCCAGCTGATCAGGAGCATCCTCCGTCTCTTCAACAGGCGCTACCCGCTGCCCCGGATGATGAACCAGGTCAGTAATGTGCAGGCTACTTACGGCTACGATGGAGCGACGATCTTCTCGTTCAACAAGGGGTTCTTCAAGGGGTTCGATCTCAACAGGACCGTCGACCAGAATCTCAGCTCCCCGTACAACGCTGTGAACTTGACGTGGGAGATGGCGCCGATACCGGGAGCGCCTTGGCCCGACCGACCGATTCTCCCTCCCGCGGGCTTTTTGGTCGAGTTCAGCACCCTCGAGCAGCCAATCCAGGTTGTGTGTGAACGCCCAATCGAGGGGGTTTTGGAGACTCTGGAGTTGACGAACCAGCCGGCCAAGGTGGAGATCGTCAACTGCAAGGATGACGACGGCAATCCAATCCTCCTCCATGGAGGCGTTCAGCAGCTTGATCTCCGCGGAGCGATCGACTGGAACGACGCCGTCACGCTTTTCGGGGACCGCAAGCCCGATGCCGTCCGCGTCTACGGGATCAAAAACCTCTCGGATAGAGCACCCATCCAGCTCTCGGACATGCAGGAAGGCGGGAAGTTCTATCTTCAGCGCACGTTCTTTGTCCCCTTTGCACAGAATATTTTCTTCCCCGGTCGAGGATTCGGCGCGACGTTCCAGTTCGACGACATGCCTTTCGCCGCGGAGTGGGACCTGGTGTTCGGCAACCGCCTTCAGCGGAAAAACGACAACCGGCAACCAGAGGAGTTCTTTGTCCGCGTCAGGGCAGTCAACAGGTCGGTCAAGAGTCCGACGGACTACTCCTTCCTCGTGGACCAGACATCATTGAGGGACCGAGACGGGCCCGTGCTTCCGATGACCCGTGCGCCAAACGTCGATCTCAACGACGCTGGCCCCCCTTCCTTCGTGACCAAGATTATCTTCCCGGACGCCAGTACACAGCTCTATCTGCGCGCCGTGGCCGAGGCGTTGGCCATCATGGCCTTGAGCAGGAGTGACCTTCCCGTCCTGATCGGCAAGGACGCGCCCGTGAATTTCCCGCCTGTCTTTGGAGTCGACGTGCTCGCGAACGGCCTCCTCGAGCCGTACTGGGGGGCGTACGAGGACCACGCGCGCTTGACCACGGGTCTGGAGGAGGTGGCCAAGTTCCTGATGATTCAGGTTGTCGGCCGGCGTTACGTCAAGAAGTTCTTCGGCGATGCCAATGCGTCCGTGGCCAAGTTCAGACGGCGACTCTTTATCAACTGCATCAACCTGACGAACAGGTTCCTCACGCAGAATCTCCCACCCCTGCCGGCCCGCCAACTTGCTGTGGAGATCGGTGAGGATCTCCTCAACTTCCGGGTCCTGTTCGATGACGGCAAGTTCTTCTCCACCGTCGATCCAGCCTTCACCGATACGACGCTCGAGGGAGGCACGACCTTGGAGCTTCTGCGAAGCGCCGACCTGCTCAATGGCGTGGCCCCCAATCCTCTCGCCCTCGGTATCCCTGATGGTCGGGGTGGTGATCGTATCGCCGTGACCGTCGCTGATCAAACCGTCCTGCCGAGGAGTCCTCACTTCTTCTTTGCGGCACAGGGCGAGAGCAATCGAGGACGCGGTTCCTTCGACATGGCTCCGGTCATCTACTCTCGACAGGGCGCACGGCTCAACCAGATCGCATTCTTTAGGAACCTCGTTCCCGACACGGTCTACGCCGGAGCCCAGTTCGTCCTCCAGGTCGCGGCAGGTCCCCAGGTCCGTTCACGCGAGCAAGGATGGATCGCCTTCCGCATGTTCCCTCAGGGCCTCCCCGCCATCGACAGGTTCTTCGATCAGATCCTTGCTCTCCTACGCTCCATCCAGGCGGCCATCGAATCCATCGCCGAGACGATCTTACGCTTCATCGAGTATCTGCAGTCGCGGCTCCGCGAGCTTCAGGCGTTCCTCAACAGGATCAATGCTCTGATCCAGCGTCTGCTGAGGTTTTTCCTCAGCATCGTTCCTGCGGCAGGTTTGGTGGTCGTGGCTCCTGGGACCAATGGAGTGACGACAGCTCTCCTCGCTTCGCAGAAGAAGCCCATCTCTCCGGCGAATCCGGCGGCCGATTCCTACGGCGGGGGTCTCGTTCTCTTTGCCGGCGGTATCCCCAACTTGGCCCTCGATGTGTTCAGGGCGCTCTTCAAGGGAGACACCTGATGCCATTCAATTACCTCGGCACGATTCGGGAGGCGCAGTGGAAGGCGTTCCGCAACTGGGTCCTGAACGAGCGACGCACAATCTCTCCCAGATTGCGGACTATCAATGCCGAACTTCGACGCATTGGACGAATCACCGTGTTTTACCAGCGCGTGAATACCGTGGTCCAAACGGCCGAGGGTGCCGAGCGAGAAATTGAGACGGTTACCGAACAGAGGATCGGAATTGTGGTTTCGCCGGGCTCGTCGCTGGAGAAGTTGGTGCAGGCATACATTGCTGTGGGCGGTAACCCCATGAGCATATCTCTCTGGCTGCAGCCTGATCAGATCCAGTTCACCACGGAGGGAGACCCTCCGGAAGACCCGGATGACAACCCGAACGAGAAGTTCACCGACGCGGGCTCGGAGACAAATCCGTACGACCAACCGTATGGAGGGGTGGTCGCCCCTCGAAGTGCGGACGCGTATGGCCCAGGCGGAGTGTACCCCGGCGGTCTCCCGACGTTCATTCGGGACCCATACACCCAGGCCGGGCGGTACTTCCATCAAGGGGACGCCAGCTCGAAGATCGCAATCAGGATGGACTACGCACGTAGGTGGGTTGGCCAGACCATCGCCGAGATCGCCCTGCTGGAGTCGAAGATCATCAAGATGATGGACTTGCGTGAACAGCTCTTGGTGGAGCGCGACACCATCATCCAGCAGGCACTTGGCGGATCGGTGGTCGATTTCCCGGATCCGCCGGATGGGACACGGTACGCGAGGAACCTGGGCTTGTCGCGGATTGTCACCGAGATGGACTCGGTGTTCTACGAGACGACGGACACCGGGGAACCGGACTTCACCGCCATCAGGCTCGGGACGGTCGACCAACCCGACGGGATCGCGAACTACGATACGCTCTTTCCAAATCCAGAGGGCTCGGATCCCTTCGCGCATGGGTGATTCTTTTATGAATCCCCACGAGTCAGCTCCATGAGCTTCGACTTCCAGCTGGGTCACGCATGCCCGCACCTCACCATCGAGGAGGAGGTCCCTCTCGGTTCTGACCGCATGGAACTCAGGACCAGGCAGCCGGTTGCGTCGTCCAGCAAGGTCAAGATCACCGCGAACGACGAGATCGTGATCCCTCCAACAGGATTCCAGATTAGCGCATCGATCACGGGAGCCAGCAGCGGCCCCTTCAACATCCTCAAGAATGAGAATTCGGTGACCCTCTCGAACAGGGAATCCAGCCTGGACATCTTGCTCCCGGTAGGTTCCCGTGTCGAGACGAGACGTGTTGTGGACACGCTCAATGCGGCTCTCCGGAATGCCTCGGTGAGCATCGTCGTGGCCAATGACGACGGGGTCCTTCAGATCAGCGACTTCCTCGACCAGGGTCCGCGGTCCCAGGTGCGGATTGGCGGAGAGGCGGCGGGGGCCCTGGGATTCTCGATGCAGGTGAGAGCTAGAGGCCGGACCACCTACCCATCATGGGGGTTCGCTGAGTACTCCGTCGTCCAACCTGTGCCAGGCTTGGCCAGCGTACGCCACATTTCAGCCAGGTACCCCAAGTTCACCTCACCAGTGTTGGGGAACCCGGTGTTCAAGGTCTCCTACACAACTTACCAGGACCACTGCCGGCGGTGCCAGAGTTTCGGAATCGAGAATGACTACCGCATCGCTGCGAGTGGAGAGCCTCTCACGGTGGTCAACGAAGATCTGCTCAACCAGGCTGCTTTGAAGATCCTGTCTACCGTTCGCGGGTCAAACCCTTTCCATCCTGAGTACGGAACTTTGCTGTTGACTCGCATCGGGACCAAAGCACTCGGGGCTGGAGTGTCCGTCATCAACGAGGATGTCATCACGACTCTGGCTCGCTTCAAGAACCTTCAGGGTGCCCAAGCGAGTCTTCAGGAAGTGTCGCCTCGTGAACGTTTGGCGACCGTCATCTCCGTCAACACGACTCCGTCCGTCTTCGACCCGTCCGTCTTTGAGGTTGACATCGTCGTGGCCAACGCGTCCAATATTCCCGTGGTCATCACGACGGTGTATGCAGCGCCCGGTACCGCAGCATTGGCCGGCAGCAACGGACTCTCTCTCGGGCTACAGGGGTTCGGTTTGGACCCGAGAACGCGAGCCCTCCCTGGGGTCGCTGTGAGTTCGACAAACACTTCTAGGTAAGTCCTATGGTCGCTACCCCACGAATCGTCGGTCCAGACGGCATCCTCCGCGAGACGACCATCTTCTCGACTACGATGTCCTCAAGATTTTTTACTGGGGAGATGGCATCGGACACGGTCGATATGCAGATCTCGATCCGCGGTGCCGCGTTCACCTCTGATCCTGATCTCATCGTCTTCGAGGGGACCACGTTTTCGTTCCCCAATGCGAACGTGTTTTCGGCCGGACTGGAGCTGATCGCTGGGCTGAATGTGATCGAGGTCAGGTCCGTGTCTTTCTCGGGGGCAGTATCGGCTTCGGCTCGGGTCGAGGTCACGGTCGTGCAAGATGCGGACATCGGACTCATCGGGATCCCTCCGACCAACGTCAGTGTGGAACAACGCAATGACGCGGTGAAGATTCAGGTTGAAGGGGTCGATGACCCCAGGTTTCAGGGCGTCAACTTCTACGCGTCGCGGTTTCAGGGAGGCGGTGCGACCGGCTATCTCCGGGTGAACCTCAACACAGTAACGGACTTCTCGGTCCTTCAGGAAACGCAGACCATCGGGACGATCGACGTCGAGAACACAGTGGCCACGAATCCGGACGGAACTCCCGCAGCCGATCCTCTGTACGTCCAGATCAAAGAGACGCAGACACGCACGTCCGAAGCCGTCGAGGACTTGGAGGATATCGTACTGACGCCCGAACTGGCGGCGGCCATCACCGAACAAGAGCAGGCGAACCTCATCAAGACCGACTTTGTGCAGAGTTTTGAGGTTCCTGAGACAGCTCTGGCGATCAGGACGTCCATCACGGTCGCGTCGATTATCTCGCGCCCGTTCTACTCGTTTGTTCACAACCGGCAGTTTGGGCCGTCCAACACCCCTTCGACCGTGCCGATCGGGGAATTCGCCAGCACGCCCACTACGGAGCCTCTGTTCTATGTGGCTTCGGCTGTGTTCTTCGACGAGACACGGCAGGTCGAAGTGGAGTCGTCGTTCTCCCCCGAAGTGGTGGCGCAACCTGTCCTGATTTTGGAGAACGTGGGCACATTCCCCGCACCCTCGCGTTTGCAGGTCGTTCAGGACATAATCTCGTCGCTTGTGCGGACGACACCCGCACTCGCGGTTCAGCCGGGGGCGGTGATCCGCGACACCGTGGTAGACCCCACATCGGATGAGGTCATGCGGTTGCGGCTGCTCGTTGATTTTCTGTACCGAACCCAGGCGTTTGACACCCTGCTCCAAATTGACGGGGTTCAGAGCGACGGAACCTCCGTTCCCGTCTCGCGCTCACCGTACAAGCAAGCTCTGGCTCGGGTCTTTGATCTCTCGGCTCCCAATGACATCCAGACCATCATTGATACCTCGTTTGAACAACTCGCGTCTCGCAACAACGTGTTTCGTCGGGTGGGGTCGAGGGCACGAGGGTTTGTCACATTCTTCACACGGACCCGGCCGACGGCAACAATCTTCATCCCATTGGGTACGATTGTCGCGAGCGGATCGGTCCAGTTCGCCACCACGAGCGACGCGTCGATTCCAATCAATAACGTCGCAGCGTTTTTCAACCCGACCACTGGGTTCTTCCAGGTTGATGTGCCGGTCCAGGCAGTTCAACCCGGGTCGGTCGGAAATCTTGGCGCCGGACAGATCCGCAGCCTCGTGAGCGGGCCGTTTGGATTGTCCGTCACCAACAGGAACGCGACGTTCGGGGGCTCTAATAGGGAGACGAACCTGGCCTTGTCGATCCGCGCCCGGGGAGCCTTGGCGGCCGTGGACAGTGGAACGGAAAGAGGCACGCTCCAGACGGCGGCAAGCGTACCCGGTGTGGAGGACGTGCGTGTGGTTTCCCCTTCCGACTCCCTGATGCAACGCGACTTTGACACCGACTACAACAAACATGTCGGAGGGAAAGTTGACGTCTGGGAACGTGGTACGTCGACAGGCACGGTCACCGATACGTTCGCCTTCACGTTTGAGGTTGCAGATGACGTACAGTTCGTCATCATTGGCAACCCACTCGATCTGGTGTTTAGGGCTCTCGACACGAATTTGTCGCCCAGCAATCCGATCGCCGAGATGCTCGATGCCCCAGATTTGGGCGTTGGATTTCGCAATGCGACGATTGGGGTGTTCTTCGATCTCACTGACGTCAAGATTCTCGACTACAGGACCATCCAGCTCTCGTCGGCTGTTGTCCAGCCGATTGTGACCCTCGGCAACATCATTCTTGGGGACTATCGCTATGTGACGTCTACGAAGTTTGTCTTCACAAGGCAGCCAGTCCAATCCGTCGATGGTGTCACAGGACAGATCTCAGGAGACCTTCCGGCGGACAACTTCGTATTCGTCCAGCCAGACGATCCGCTGCTCGAGGGTCGTTCGGTGAAGGCGCAATCCTACATCGACATCATCCAGACGGATGGGATCCCGAGCGGCGACCCCGTGGTCGTGACCAATGAGCAGCATCTCCTGCTTGGGCAGTTCAACGAATTTCTGAGCAACCTGGGAGCGAACCCGCTCACGATTCAAGTCACCAACACGTCGGGCACTGTTCTTTATCGCGGCCCGGACGATCCTTCCGGAGTATCGGATTACGTGATCGTCCCGGGAACGCAGATTACGGCAGCCGCACTTCGCCGCACGACCAACAGCCAGATCACCAGCGGAGAGACTGTGCTGGTCAGCTACCAGCACGCGGAGAACTTCACGGTCACGTACACGACAAACTTCGTTGTTCCTACATTGCAGGACGCTCTCGATGCCCGAAAGCACATCACCGCGGACGTTCTCGCCAAAGAGGCCGTGTCGGCCCCAATCGACATTACAACTACGATTGTGACGCGGACTGGATTCCAGACTTCGACTGTAGATACGTCGGTCCGTACGAATCTCACTGCGTTCCTCCGCGCGCTACCGTTGGGCGGTGCGGTGCGGCAATCGGACATCATCGCGGTCATCGACGACACCCAAGGTGTCTCTTATGTCGAGAATCCTCCGACCAAGCTGGCTCGGTCAGCAGGGTCTCTTGTAGTACGTGAGTCCGTTCCTTCGGATTCCGGGGCGGTCGAAGTCCTACTCGGTAGCTCCGCCGTGCCCTACTCGGATACGACAACGAAGACGTGGATCCTGGAGGATGCCCTGAACAACCCGACTCTCACTGGGGGTGGAGACGGCACGCAGTTCGCTGGAGTGTTTCAAGACGATCGTCCAATGACTCTTCAGACGACCAGTCCCGAGACGTTGTTCCATAGCGCGGGACGAGCCTACATTATCGGTAACGAGGGGTTGTCGATCCCGAACTACAGCGACGATCAAACGATCGTCGCCAATTTTCCGGCGGCCAACACCCAGGTCGAAATTGAGGCCATCCGACAGCAGCTCACTGCGAATCGCATTCTGGTCTCGTTGGCAGCCGCTGACAGACCCGACCTCCACTCGTACACGGTGACTTACCAAGTGGCGTTTACCGAAAACCGAGTGCAGGACGTGGAGGCTGGCGAGTTGGAGTTCTTCGACGTGGGCAACTTCATCTTCACCTACGTGGAGGACAGGCGTGGCTGACGAACAGAAGCCACCGATTGTCCCGAAGTCTCCCTACTTGCCCTTCACCCGGGAGCAGAACCCAGCCCCGCTCACGGTGAATGGTCAGCAGGGAGTGCGGACTCTCAGGGACATCACGAATCAGATTCTCCGCGTGTTCCAACAGGTTATCCCCTCCAACTACGTGGCGGAGATCCCGGGTGCTTACTACGCCCTCCAGTACCAAGCCCTCGCCGAGCAGATGGCGCAGGTGCAGCTTGCGCTGGAAGATGTCGGGCTGGAGTCGGACGTGGATTTCGCTCGTCCGGAATTCCTGTGGCAGATGATCGGAACGTTGGTCTTTCCGGACCCCACCAAGCCGCCCGTGGGGATCCCCGAGGTAGACGGAGACCTGACCTATCGCGAGTTCCTCCGTCGCATGATCATCTTGCTCCTGCAGGGGGCGACGGAGGAAACAGTCCAGGAAGGTCTCACGCTCCTCACCGAGGCTGTCGTCGAGGTTCTCGCCAAGGTTGACTACAGCCATAGGGCTATCTCCGCGTGGGGTTTTGCCGAGCAGCACGAGTTCGAGATCAACGTCCTGTGTCTGACGGTCTTCACCGACCCCACGACGGGTGAGCTGATCAAGGGAGAGCTTGGCACGGGGTTTCCGACCGACCCGTTCAGAGTGCTCCGCAACAACCTCCGCATCCTCCGTGCCCTCAAGCCAGCCAAAGCGATCTTCGAGTACCGCCATCTCTTCCTCGACGCCTTCGGCGACTTGTTCACTGCGGAACCGTTCTTCCAGTTGGATCCCTGGTACTACGAGGACTTCCGCAAGTTCTGCTGCGGGATGAAGGAGCTGACCGGGGATGCCGGGGTGACTCTCCCGGGCCGGATGCTGTTCTCTGACGTGACCCGCGACTTCCGGTCTGTGCCTCCCGGCGCAACGCTCGAGGTGCTCGACGGACCGAACAGCGGCCCCTCCAACGGAGGCACGGACACGGCCACGCTCGGACGTTACCGGGTGACGGGAGTGATGAGGATGCCGTCGGGGGCCGACCCGAATCCGCGCGCGTACACGACGACGCCGACTGGGTTGTCTGGCCTCGCGACCATCGAGGACGACGGCGTGATCGAGGACGACTCCCAGGACTTCTCCAACGCCGTCGAGGGCGAAACCATCGCGATATCGGCCGGGCCGAACGCGGGCCAGTATCGACTGGAGACGCTACTGGGCAACGCGGGCGGACCCGTCGGCCAAGTACCGCCGGGATCCGGCGTGACGCGTGTGCGGGTCGCGCCCAGCATCGTCCAGATCCGCACGAGGATGCCCCAGGAGGCGACAGGGCAGTCTTACCGTGTCTCCCTGGAGCGTCTGGGAGTGCGCACACCCTTCACGGTGCTCGGGGAGGATGTCTCTGCGCAGTTCTTCGTCTAGTTCGGTGGCCCCTCTATAGGGACGGCACCGATAGGACCAGCTCGTCCCGGGAATTGTCATGCCAGCACTCATCCAGAGCCTCGTAAACGGCATCAACCCCGTGGTCGGGGCGAGCCGCAACGACCTCCGTGCCGGCGACGTCGTGACGCTCAACCACGTTGGGCCCCCAGCGACGACCTACGCGTGGTCAATCGCCTTCAAGCCGGAGGACAGGGACCGTAACCCGTCGGCCGCCATCCTCGCGGGCGGCATCTTCGGTCCGGGGCCTGTCACGTTCGTCGTCGACAACGAGGGTCCCTATCTCATCAGGCTTGTGGTCGACGCGGGACTCCCCACGCAGAACGAGCAGTACGTCCGGCTCCGGTACCTGACATTCTTCGCGGACCTCAGTCTCGTGGCCGCCGGAGAGCGTCGCGATGGATCAGGCATCATCCCCGTCGACGTCTCCGCCGAGGGATGGGCCAACGATCAGAACTTCAACATCAACAATTTGCTGTTCCTGATCTCCCACGTAAGTGCGTCGGGTCGGATCATCTACGTCGACGCGAACCGTGGCAAGGACAACCTGCACGCGCAGAACGATCCGGCCGTCGCGGAGGGCTACGCGGACTTCTCTAGCATCGGTGCGGCCATCCTCGCCGCGCAGACGAACGCTGCGTTCAACGGCACGATCCCACCCTCGGCGACGCAGCCGATGATCATCGCCGTGCGGCCCGGGTTCTACGTGGAGGACGTGCAGTTCCAGCCGTACATCCACGTGATCGGATGGCCCAGCACGGGCGGGGGGACCGGCGAGCACCCCGACTTCGACCGCTCCGTCACCATCCGCTGCGCCAACGCTGGCGGCCCTCCGACGGGCACGCACACGGCGAACCTGCCGAACTCCGGCGAGTACTGCATGATCGCAAACGTCGTGCTCGAGAACGTGGGCGCGACCACGAACGCGTTGCTTCGCAAGATCGGCAGCGGCGACGTGTACCTCACCAACGTGGAGCTTCTCCAGGCGGGAGGAGGAGCACCGAACCAGGGAGCAGGACTCTCCGTCGAGAAGGGGCGCGCGTTCCTGCAGGATGTACGAGTCGTGCAGGAGGACGCGTTCAGCGGCACGTCTCAGGCGTTCATCGTCCAGTCCTCCGTCGGCAACTCCGCGCGCCTGTTCGCCCGTGACAGCATGTTCATCGGACCGAGCATCGGCCAAGTGGACCCGAACAAGGTCGGACTGAACACCGCTTATCTCTCCTACACGAAGCTCCACCAGACGGGCATCGCCCTCTCGTCCTACGCCCTGCAGACGTGGTCAGAGGATTTCGTGATGGACGACTGCGAGGTGACCGTCGAGAGCCCGACGATCACCGACGCCGTCGAGGGCAATCCGGACGCTACGGGGGCTGCGGGCAACCTGATCGTGACGCTGCGCCGCACGCTCCTGGGCGACACCAGCAACGTGCCTACGTCGTTCCTTGGCATCTCCATGGACTCGACCGGCGTGGCCGGATCCGCCGCCCTCCGGCGCGGATCGACGGAGGACGGTGTCATTACCGTGGTGGGCATCGTCACGCTCACTGCTCTGACGAAGGCATCGTCGATTTTCTACGACAACACCGTCTCCGGTCTCGTCAGCGAGAACGTGCAGGACGCCATCGACGAGATCGCCGGAGGAGGCGGTGGAGGCGCGGCCCCCAGCACGGCGCCGTTCATCACGCACGCCATCGCGGCGGCCCTCACGGACAACCGCGTCCTGGCTGCTGGCGTGGGGACCACCATCGTCAACAGTGGCGTCGACGATGGCCCAATCTCGGTCAACCTCACGGCCACTGGGGTGATCCCCGGATCCTACACGAGGACGAACCTCACGGTCGACGCGCAGGGACGTCTCTCCGCGGCTGCGAGTGGTTCCGTCGAGTTCAACTACTCGCGCCAGATGTTGGTGCCGACGACACCGTTCGTTCCGCCGATCATCGTCAACGAGTTCGACATCAATAACTTCGCCGGAGGCTTCAGTTTTCCCGGTGGCGTCGGTCCGCTGTTCGTGTACTTCGACGTCGGAGGTCCGTTGCCTCTGGGCACGTTCTTGGACGTTCTCATGGGGCCTCCAGGAGCGCCCGTGTCAATCCTCGCGGCACCATTCGACCTTGGCTTACTTCCTCCGCCGCCCGTGCTTTTCCCCGTCCCCCTCGGGCCCGGTCCATTTGCTTTCCCGCCCGCTACGATTCTCCAAATCATGATTACATGGCCCGGATTCGCTCCGCCCGGATCGGATGGTCTTGTGATCTCCCTGACAGGTAGCATCTAGTTCCCATTCCCCATTTTGCGCTGTGAGAGATGCCCGACCCAGTTCTCGGCTACGGACTTGATCCCTTCGGGCTGGGGCCCTATGGAGGCCTTGGCGGGGTTCTCCTGCCCACCGGCACGCCTATGGGAGGGTACGGGGGTTTCGCGTACGGCACTAGCTCATACGGATCGCTCGGCAGTTTCGGTGCCCCGACGATAGCTATCACCGGAGGTTACGGCGGTTGCGCTTACGGCTACGGGCCCTACGGGTGCATCGGGGGTCTTGTCCCTCCTGAGGTCATCGCGGCGATCTCGATCACCGGGTTCATCATCGAGGTCTTCTTCTCCAACGAGATGTCGCCAGACGCCGACCTCTTTGATCCCGCAAGCTACACTCTCGTCGACATTACTGGTGCGGCTCCGGCCACGGTCCTTAGCGTTGAGATCGGCGTGGCTGGCGTGTGGGGCCCTACGTCCGTGATTCTACATCACACGGGGACGACACTTGGAGGACTTTATCTCGTTGTCGTCTCTGGTCCCCGGGACATCAGCGGTACTGAGATCGCCGCGTACGCTCCGCTCAACCAAGCACAAGTTCTCTGCAAGGGGGAGCCGCCGCCGTTCACCATCCTTCCCATTTCCGGAACGGAGCTGCTGTACCAGTTCGAGTACGACATGCTGGACGAGGCGGGGTTCTCGCCTGGCATCCTGCAGCTCGACGCCTATGGTTTCCAGACGACGTTCCCGCAAACCATCATCCCCACGGCCGTTACGCATCCCTATCTTGGCGATCTCAAGCTGGTCAAGCTCGACGTGATCGGCATGACATCGGCCAGTTACACGGGCGTCGTCAGTCCAGCGACCGCTTTCGACTATCCGGCGACGTTTCTGCCCAACGCCCCGCAAGCCGACTTCGCGGCGCAGGAACTCGGCTCGGGCACAACCACGCAGGGAACGGACGAGATCCTACTGTCTAAGGCGATCGGGTTCTCATACGGTTGGAGACTTTTGGATACGAGTGGACGCCTACTTCCCAACTCTAGTTACCGCGTGGATGTAACGTTCGATGCGTCCGAGGCCACGCTCATCTCACCCGCACCCGGCTCGGATCCCGTGGTCCTTATCCTCGTCAGCGACGGGGCAATCCAGGTCGCGCTGTCGTTCCGCCGCGTCGCGGGTATTGACACCATCGATGTCGAGTCTGGGGCGTTCACGGCATCCAGTTCCATCGCGTGGAGCACGGTTGAGACGACAGTCTCTCTCGTCCGTAACCAGAAGGCCGACACATACGCGGTCGTCGTCAACGGAGAACCTATCGTCGCTGGACTCACGCCCAGCTTCACGGGTCCGCCAGGCCTGCCTCCGGGCATCCAGTTCCATCTGGACCCTGCTGGAGTCCACCAGATCCAGGACTTTCCCCTGCGTCACGTTCTCTTCACCGCCACACAAACCGTGTTCTCGGCGGCGTGGAACTTCCTCCACAACCAGCAGGGACCATTCGTGGGGAGTAACGCGCTCGCCAAGGACTACTTGCTGACCAGCAAGGGACCGCTGGTGAAAGGATGGGGGAACGCAACTCCGGCAACCAAGCAAGATGTCGTGGTTTACGTGAACGGCATACCGGTCGAGGTTGCCGAGGTGAATCCGTACTACGGGAAGATCTTCCTGACCATCCCACTTCCCCTCATGCCTCCGGGCATCATGGAGGTCCTTGTCGACTACATCTGGTTTCCGTCGCCGATCATGGACATGGCTGGGCTCAACACGCTCGGCCTCGTCCTCAACAAGTACGATTGCACACCGCGCTGTCCTACCGGGGGCAACAGCGCTGGGGTCGGTCTGCCTGGCGGAGGCACGAACGGCATTGAATTCTCCCGGTTTCCGATGGGGCTCGTCCTTGGCCCACGTCCGATCCGATTGCCTCTCCTGCGCAGTCCGAGGTTCGTTGCGTTCCAGAAGCCCTACACCGCTGCCCTCAACAGCCCCACGACTCTGCTGCTTAACCGGAACCCTCACCAAGTGGCTCTGAGTGACGAGGAAGAGGACGCAGAAGGTGTCGTTGTCTTTTACGAGGGGACTGAGGATCCGACAATATCGACCCCCGCATGGACGTTGATCGGTGAACGAACTCCTTCACCGTCGCCCCCGGTCCTCAACATCGATCCGAACGCGACCAACGCTGGATTCTTCCAGATCTACAAGACGACCAGCGGGCCGTACGGCACTGGCAACGTCACCTTCTACGAGTTGCCGATCGATGTCCGTTTCCCGGAGTCTGTCATTCTCGTGGTTAGGGTTCAGGTGCTGCCTTCGGTGGCGCCAGACGGTACCGCACTTCCTGCGCCCGACGGAGTCTTCACCGGCGTCGGTTTCGGTTGCCACACAGACAATCACCTCTATTTGGCCGGCATGCTCTTGATCAACGGTGTGCAGCACTTGGGGATGCTTGTCAAGCCGGCCTTCCCGGAGAAAGCCGAGAGCTGGCAAATCGCCTATCGCATCGACATTGCGATCCTGAATGCCACCACGTTCACCACGACGAGCGACTCAGTACCTCGACTGGCGAGAGAGCGCGTCATGTCCGACGACATCGTGCGTATCCAGATCCTGGACGGCACCCAAGCAGGGATCTACGAGGTCATCGAGATTGTCGACCAGACGGACGGCACGAGCACCGTCACAATCACGTCCGACGCGACGTTTCCGGCCAATCCATCTGTGTTCGGAAATCGGAACTTCGCAGCCTACTTCGAGGTGCGTTGGGATGGGGATGAGACTCCGGGAAGACCACTCACATATCGTCTGGTCGTCAAGCACGACGTCAAGGCCACCCCCAACGGCTACGCAGAACTCTATGTTGGAGGAAATCTCGCCGGGAAAGCTCTCGCTTTGGATGGTGCCCCTCCCTTTGCGGTCCCTCCCGACGGTGTCTTGCTCTACCCGACAGGCCAAAGTGGGGAGGTGTTCTGGGGTTCGCTCGACAGACGCGCTAGCAACCTGAGTAACTGGCATTTCGTACGCTACGGAATCACTCCCGGCGCGACGATGTTCAATTTCCGCCAGATCGTCGTCGCGGCCGAGATGAACTCGTTGCCCGAGGATGATCCCAACAATGTGTGGTTCCTGACACAAGATTTCGGGACACGGCAGATCGATTCTACTGGGGATCGGCTTCTTCTCAAGGCCACGTGTTCCAACGAAGAGCTGGGAGTGGAGGGCCAAGACCTCAGCATCGGGTACGCCCGGATCGAGCCATTCTTGACGCGGTACATGGCGATTGACGTGGACTCCACATTCCAGGTCGACAGTGGCATCCTCGGCGCGGGAGATCTCCTTTACATTGTGCGAGATGGTCTCCGGGAAGTGCGCTTGGCGACGATCCTCTTCGAGGATACGGCTGCCGAGCACAAGCTCCTTTTCTTGCCCAGCGTGTCTCTGTCCGGTCTCCTGCTCCCAGACCAGCAGGGATGGATCAAGACGGGGATGCTCACCACGGAGCGCGTGCAGGGACATCGCCTCCAGTTCGCCCAGGATCTCGGTCAAACCGTCGTCTACGCGCTTGATCTGGTTGGTGATCCTCTACCAGGAGATGGACGCATCATCGAGGCGCGAATCCAGGTGTTCCAGGTGTCGACGAGCGATCTACTGGGCGACACGGGCATTTTCTTTGGCTCAGATGTCGGTCCCGTGGGCGCAGCGAGGGGAGTAGGTATCCAGCTTCGCGTGGCCGTCGGCGTGATTCCGTCGCAGGTACAGTTGTTCTCCCTGGAGACTGGCCTGCAAGTCACCGCCTTCGATGTGGCTTGGAACGACGGTCAGGTCCACGACTACCGCGCGATCGCTGATGTCGATACAGGCACTGTCACCCTCATCGTGGACGACGTTGTTCGTGGGACAGCGGATTTGAATCTCTTTGCTCTTTCGTCAACGGACACACAGGCGACTCTTGGGTTCGCTGGGCTGACGACGACAATGACAGCGGAAGTCGAGGACATGGCTGTAACCGTGGTACCTCCGCCGACCGCCAGACGAACGCTCGGCGTGTTCTTGGGGGGTGACGCGAACGACATCAACGACTGGGAACTGCCCCGCACGGACACATTCGACGTGCCGAACTCCGATCTCGCGGCGGTGATCGTCGACATGGACTGGCGAAGCCGAATCAAGGTTCGCATCCATCGGGATCCCGGCTGGGGCGTGACCATCTTGCGTCCAGACCTCCCGCCTCCTCCGTACTTCACCGGAGACTTCGCCACGCAGTTCACCGAGCCGAGCGCCGGATGGATCAACGTGGAATATCGAAACCTGCCTAGGGTTTCCGCCGACACCTCACTGGGCTACGTGTCCTTCGGCGCTCTGGATCCCCGGTCCATCGTGCAGACGCGGATCGACGAGGTTCGCTACCGGATCTACAGGTACGCGACGGAAAACATCATCATGCCGCCGCACATGGTGTTGAACCAGTACAACGTCATCACCAGTGGCGAATTCAACAATGATGTGACCGTCGAGTCCGGCGTCGTGGTATCCAGCAACTCTCAGACCATTGTTCTGACGGCTCTCAACATCACTGCAGATAGGGTGTTTGGATTTTCGTTCGTAAATGCGGCGGGAGCCACCGTCGTGTACATGCCTGGTAGCTTCACGTTCGATCCAACTACGCAGGTCATCACGATCACGTCGTCCCAGACTCTCGGGTGGTTCCCCTCCCAAGATGGCCCAGACGAGCCCGATCCGAACGTCATCAACCCGAGTCTCAACGATCCCAACTTCCCCCTGCCGTACGGCGTGGGAACGGAGTTTCCGGTTACGGATTTCTATGTTCCGGACGCTTTCGGCTACCCTCTCGCCACCGAGGTACCGGTCACGGTGCAGTATGGGCCAGGCAAGCCGCTCACCAAGACATATCTATGCTCGCAGCCGCTCTTGGACGGTACCACCCTGCTCAACGAGGGCACGCCACCGTACGAGACAGCGCAGGTCGGCAAGGACGTGAAGTTCTTGGCTTGGGGCTCCCGCATCAACGACCCGAACGACGTCCTCAACACCGACCCCGACTTCATCCTCAACGACCCGTTCCGCTTCATCGACTTCAGCTCGGACCCCAAAATTCAGTACGAGGAGATCGACTTCTGCGAGGTGTCCGCAGGCGAGACATGCTTGATCTCGCCATTCTGCGACGACGGCATTCCTGGCGCAGCAGAGGCTGGTCATCCTGGCAATGAGCCTGGGGACATTGGAAACGGGCTCATCGGGATGGCGCTGTCGGGCCTCGCGTTCACGGAGACGCAGCCTATCACGTTCAGCGACGGCCCCAAGGACGGGTTCGGCAACGCCCTGCCTAGCGTCTTCCTCAAGGCCAGTGGAGGAGACGCACCTCCGGGAGGCAATTTGGGCGGCGCTATCTTGTTCACGCCGTTGGGCCCAGAAACACCTTCGTTCGAGAGCCCGGACGGTAGCGTGGGATGGAGCGTCTTCGGCCAGCTCTACGACACAGTGTCGAACACCACCACCATCCTCTTCTTCGGGACGGAGTCGCTCGGGCCGTGAGCGGTTTTCGTCCTATCGCGAGAGAGCTACCAGGGAGTTCCCATGCCCATCGTCCGTGAAACCGTGAGCCGGGCCAAGACCGGCTTCAAGCTCGGGATGGGGTTCCGCTTCGGCGAACCGCTCACGCACCCGAAAGGCAGGGTACTCCTTGAGCTGCGCGACGCGAGAACAGGCGCGGTCCAGGACCAGCGCGAGATCGACAACGTCGTCACGCTCGACGCCAGCCTCCTCGTCGCGAGACTCTGCAAGGACAATCAGGAGCCCAAGCACGGCCTCAACATGCTCGCCGTCGGGACAGGTGCTCTCGGAGCGCTCCTGAACCCCGACGCACCCTCAGCCGAGCAGAGGCGGCTGAACAACGAGATCGCGCGCAAGCCATTCTCGGAGACGACATTCCGTGACGCCAATGGGGCCGCCGTCGCCATCCCGACGAACGTCGTCGACTACACGACTATCTTCGGCGAGTCAGAGGCTGTTGGTCCACTCAACGAGATGGGCCTCCTCTCCACGATCTCCGACAACACGGCAGTCAAGAACGACAACCCGAACTTCGCGGGACAGGGAGGGCAACCGTACGACCCGACGGTCGACGTCACGAACTATGACTTGTTGTGCAATTTTTTGACATTTTCCGTAATTTCCAAGCCCGCCACTTCGATCCTTACGGTGACGTGGCGGATTTCGTTTTGACGACCGATGAAGACCTGTCCATCATGCGGCGTCGAGAAAGACGCCTCCGAGTTCGGCAAGAACAAGCGCCGGAAGGACGGCCTTGCGTTCTACTGCCGCGACTGCTCGCGAAGGACAGCGCGGGAATTCGCCCGCACGCCAGCACAGCAGAAAAAACGAAGAGCATACGCCGAGGCGAACAAGGAGTACTTCGCATCGCTGGCAAAAGACCGATGGCGCACCAAGAGGGATGCGTACGAACCCGCTCGACAGAAATGGGCCGAAGACAATCGCGACAAGATGCTCACCTACTACGCCGACAAGGGCGCCGCGCATCGGGCTTTCGTCGACGAAATCAAGCACGGCAAGCCCTGCCTAGACTGCCATCGCATCTTCGCGCCCTACGTCATGGAGTTCGACCACGTCCGCGGCAAGAAGCGTCACAGCATCGGCAAGATGGCGAACCATAGCCGGGAACGTGTGCTGGAGGAGATCGCCAAGTGCGAGCTGGTTTGCTGCGTCTGTCATCGGATCCGAAGCCACGCCAGGCGGGCACAGCCCCAGACCCCAAAACTCATCGCGTTCCGTGACTGGCTCAATGGGATCAAGGACAAGCCGTGTCTGGACTGTCACCGCAAGTTCGCGCCGGAGGCCATGGACTTCGACCATGTCCGCGGCGTCAAGATCTCTGGCATCACACAGATGTGGTCCTGGGGTCGGGGTAAGGTTCTGGCCGAGATCGCCAAGTGTGAAATCGTCTGCGCCAACTGCCATCGCGAGCGTTCGGTTCTCAGCATGCGGAGGGCGGCCTGATGCCGATCCGCAACTACTACTTCCCCGCCTCGGTCTCGAGGTACCTGGATCCGAACGAGAGGTCGTGGAACCTCGTCGTGGAGGGCAAGGGCAAGCTCGTCCTCGACGCCGAGCTGATCCTCCACCAGGATCTCCAGGACCTCGACCGGTCTCGACAGCTCGCCAGAGCCGTCCCATCTGGGTGGGTCAGGGGTCAGTCGCGCGGGGACGCGTACCAGGAGTTCTCCTACGACGACCCTTGGCTTCCTGGCCCGGTGCTCAACCCCGACTTTGTCGCGAACGCCTTCCACATGCAGAAGGTGCAAGCGCTCGTGGCAGGGATGCTCCTGGACATCGAGTACACGAACACGGACACGAAGGGCGACAACCTCATCATTCTCGACGCCCCCACCCCTCCAGCGCCGCCTTTGGACATCAAGCGCACGGACTTCGTGTTCTTGGAGGTCTGGCTCGCGGTCGTGAGCGAGAGCCCACACGCCACTGGCACCCTCAAGGTCAGCGATCCGGTCACGGCGGTGGTCGGAGACACGATCACGGTCGACGGCAACGTGTTCACTGGCGTGCTCGTCGCCCCTGCGGCGAATCAGTTCCGCATCTTCCCTGGATCTGCCGTGAACACCGCGGCCAGCATCGCCACGCAAGTCAACGCCTCCGTGCTCACGGTCACGGCGACGGCTAACGCCAACATCGTCCAGATCCGGGCGAATGCAGGCGGCGTGATCGGGAACGTCATCACGCTGGGCAGCAGCAATCCAGCAGGTATCCTGGCCTCGGGTGGGTTCCTGACTGGCGGAGTCGACACTCCGAACAAGCCGACGCAGGACTCGATCTACCGACATGGAAACGTGTTGTCTTCTGCCGCTGTCGCCCTTCCTGATGATATCGAGGACCCTGCAGTGGGTGCAGAGACGACCAAGCGCGTCCAGGTCCAGTACAGGATCAGACACACAGGCCAGCCTGAAGGCGTCGACTTTAAGCTCCAGTGCGATGGCTTCTCCAACCCCAACATCCTCGCGCAGGGATCTCAAATTGCCCCCGTCGCCACCTATCCGTTCGTGCCAGCGGACCTCAAGTCCGTGGTGATGAACTCCGACGCCCGCGACGGCGTGGCCGGGACCGGCATCGGCTACGGTATCCTCGACAATGGCCTGTGGATCGCGGGCAATGGCACGTCAGCGAGCGCCACCGCGCTCGGCACGCTCGATGGCTACGTCTACGCCGTCCCCTTGGCCTTCGTCTTTCGCCGAAACGATAACACGGCCGGGGTCGGGTTCGACCCGGTCAACAACACGAACGGTGCCCTCGTCTACAACCACGCCGCGCATGTCAACTCGTTCCTCATCAACTCCGCAGTGGCCGTCGGCGAGTCGGACCGTCCCGACGGGTACTTCGCTGACGCGATCGTCGACACCGACGTCCTCGATCTGCGTCGCCACGTGAAGTTCACGGGGCAGGATCTCGCCGCCGAACTCCAGTTCCAGATGCAGGCGCTCCAGGATGGGGAATACCGCACGTGGGCCATCGATACCGCGTCGAAGCAGCAGCTCGGCAATGGATCGGGAGATGTGTCCACGCGGAACATGATCGCCAACGAGGTGGGACGCGAGGCCGCCAAGGGAGGCGTTCCCCCACTGTCAAACACGACGACCCGCGGCGTCCTGATCCGCAACTTCGACCACTTCGCCAGGCGCTTCGGAGATCAGCCGGTCGTCGAGCGTGTCGTGCTCGAGATCCGTCCCACGGACGATCAGGGGACGTTCCCGGGCAAGTATGTTGTCCGCCCAGGATACGCCGCGGCGTTCCTCGGGTGGGCCGAGGGCGACGAGATCAACATCGATCTCCTGGCTCTCAACGCGAGCACTCTCGGCGACTTCGATCCGACGAATGTGACGTCCTACGTAGCCGCGCCTCCGCTGGCCACCGTGCTTGACTTCGCCCCACCAGGGACGATCGTGACGGACGTGTTGTCGATCTTCCACGACGACGGCAACTTCGACGTGATCGTGGACCAGACAGCCAAACCCACGACGATCCTCGGGCTTGGGACGTCCCACGTACAGATCACCCTCGACCAGAATCCCACGCAGGTGGACGGGGGTCTTCCCGTCGCCGACCACGACATGGTCGGGACCTTGGTGAGCGGAGACGTTGGATCGCAGCGCAGGATCTTCGTGGAGCTGGAGATCAGCTATCCGATCGGCGTCGGCACTACCGACACCCCGAACCACGAGGTCGTGCCCGATCCGAGTCCCTGGCCGTACGGTCCGATGCTGGAGAACTGGATCCCGACTGGTCCGGACCAGCGCCCGTTCGACATGCAGGACCGACTCACTCCCGGGTTCCGGCAGGGTTACCGAGAGGTGATGGTCGAGTACGTCGCCAACGACCCTACGGGCGGCGGAGGCAACGTGGGCATCCCAATCGGCACGCTGACGCCCGAGACTCTCGTCAGCCGCGATCCCCTCAACATCGTGCTCCCGCGTCGATTCTGGGGCGACTCCATGACCTCGGTCCTCGTCACGGACCTCAACGACACCAACCCTCGTGACACAGACGATCCGAACAGCCACTATGGCGCGAGCACGCGGCTTGTGGTGCTCAACAACACGGGCATCGCGCCAGCCGTGCCACTCTCTGGGGCGGGCCAGACTCTCGTCGAGGTACGCTACTTCGCGCAGGACGCGATCCCGAACTTTGGGCCGGCTGGAGGAGGCTACCAGCAGACGATCTACTTCCGCACGAACGCCCCGCAGACGGCCGGTGTGAAGGAGGGGACGATCAGCACGACGGTCCAGGACTTCCCGTATCCGGGAGCCCTGGGGCCGATGCCAGCGACCTTGGTGGTGGAGCCTCTCTACATCGGCGAGGTTGTGTGGACCGGCCAGAGAGGCACTGGGAGCGTTGAGCTGGCGTTCCCGCACTTCGTGCCCCTCGACCAGCTTCCCGTAAACGACGGCCAGACAGAGATCCCTCCTCCTCCGCCTGGCGATCTGTTCCCGGGAGAGCACTACTTCGCCGCTACCGCCAACATCTCGATCGACGACTTCGATGCGGAGGTTGGCACGCTGTGCCTGCACCAGCTTGTTCCGGCCGAGGGCAGCACCCAGTGGACGGTTGGAGGCACGCCGATCACGGACGCTCCCTTCAAGGACTCCGAGTTCCGCGCCGTTTACCCGATCATCAATAGGTCGGAATATCGTCCCACGGCAATGGCGCAGGGGATGTCCAATGTGGTCCGCCACAAGGTGTTTGTCCCGGTGCTCGCCAGGTCGATGCAGGACAGCCTCCTGTTCCGCAAGGACGAGGTCCTCCTGCTCGTGATCACCAGGTGGGCGCGTCTCGACCCCTTCAATACGGTCGAGTTCGTTGATGCAGGCAGCACGACCGGTGTCGGCGTCTACCGCACCAAGAACCTCCTTATGACGGCGGGGAACCAGGAGTAGCTGTGCCTCGCATCGTAGATCCCGCGTTGATCAAGAAGGGTTCTGGAATGGCCAACCAGAACTCCGTGGACGCGAACGCGTTCATGGACGAGGTGATCGAGGGACAGAACCACGGGCTTGAGGCGCATCTCAACGACCCGCAGGGAGCCCACCCGGCCTCGGCGATCTCGACGACGGGATCCGGTGGCATCTACTTCGGCGACGACGTCCAGGAGAACCTGGACGAGCTGTCAGCCCTTGTTCCCCCGCGTCCGGCGACGCTGGGCAACTTCAAGATGATCCTGACATTCCCTCTGTCAGGCATCCCTGACTGGGGGATCTTCAAGCTCCGCGATGCGGGGTTCGTAGAACGGGGCCAGGTCACGCCTCCCGATCCGACGCAGCCGACGAACGACTTCTTCGTGTATCGCGAGTGGTGGTGGCCGCCTTTTGAGGCGCAGAACGTGTTCTCGACGCTGCTCTCGGACAATCCTCCTGGCAATGTCTTCCAGCCGCCAGGCAACGACCCTGCCACGGACCCGACATTCAACGTGGCCAACGTGGTTTACAGCGGAGGCGGAGACGGGACGACGCATCAGGGCGGCTTCACTCGGGTGACACCCGTCATCGAGACGGCGCGGTCGATGGTCATCCCTCCCGGAGATCTGGCTGTCGTCGTGTCTGGCGCGGTGTTCCCCGCCGACAGAGGCGTCATCGCGCTCTTCCGCTGGCCGGCTGGCGGTGATGTCGTCGCCTTCCTGGCACAGCCGCTCGGGACCAGGGTCGTCGCGGCTATCCTCTGCGGGCAGGGGATCGGAGGAGACTGCGACGGTGCTCCTGGAGGGATCTTCGACGAGGGAGACCCGGACGTGTTCGCCTTCCCGGGCAGAGCCACCGGACAGTTCGATCTCGTCGAGGTCCACGCCGGGGTGAACTCTCAGACGGGTGCCCCTATCCCTCCTGGCCCCAGTCCGTCGGCGGGGCAGGTCCGACTGGGCACGGACCCGGCCGCTGGTCCCGTCATCGTGGGCGGTATCCCGATCCTCGGCGGCACGACCATCGCCACGGGCGGAGGCAACGATAACAACTTTTTCCGTTACAGGCTGCCCTACCTCGACGACTACTCCTCTGCGACCGGCATCGAGTTCACCCCCGCCGTCGAGAGACCCCGTTACTTCACGAAGCCGGCCATTTCCCTGAATCCCGGAGTCGACCTCACGCAGGCCGGAGACTACGGCGACTTCACGGACGACTACTGGACGTTCCAGCTCGCCCGCTTCCGGCACAGGTTCGAGTTCGCGATCACTCCAGAGGGCGGCTCCTACATCCTGTTGCACTTCCGACGAGAGGCCGACTTCGAGGCGTTTGCGCGCGACGGGATCATGCCGGACGATCCATTCTTCGGGTACCCGCTGTGGAGCGCCGGGATGGTCGACTACACCAACCCCGAGAGCACGGATAACCTGATCGACACGACCGATCCCCTCGAGCCTCTGACCTCGACTGCGTATCACGTTCACAGGACGGCGATCTTCGGTGAACCCGTCGACGCCCTGGTCAACCTCGCCTCGACCTTCGCCTACGACCGCGAGGTGGACGAGGTGATGTTCGTGAGCGGGGTCCAGTACTTCCTGCCGAACGGCAGCGGCGTGGGAACGAGTTGGCAGATCTCCGACATCTCGCTGAGCGTGGCGAACCTGTGGAACAACACGTACCTGCTCGGGAACGACGGGATCTCGACGGAGATTACTCCCGGCCTCTGGCATCGGCCTCCCGTCATCCTCTACCTCGGAGCTGGCACGTCCGACTCCAACATCATCAACGGGCTGGGACCGGGCTACACGGGGACGGCCTTCTACCAGCGCGTGGACTTCGGCTACGAGGATCTTGACTCGGTCAGCGGGCCGTGGAACCTCGCCGCGGGACCGCAGGCCGCCGACACGGCGGACATCGTCCTCACGGGCGCCGACACTCCCATTAGGTTCGCTGGCGACGACCTCCGATGCCACTTCAGCTTCGACGCCAGGATCAGGGCGTTCGCGAGGAATCCGCTCAGCGGCCAGACGCCGGACACGGCTCTCACGACCTTCCTGTTCCCCAACCCGGGTCTCGACCAGATCCTGCTGCACACAACGTCTCACTCGCCGTCGTTCGACAGCGGTGGTGACTACGGTAACTTCAAAACGACTGACCCTGGGGACTTCCCGCCGCGCGCCAACCTTGAGAACGCGCGCAAGGATGTCCAGGAGATCTTCCTCGACGAGGTCTACAGGATTGCTGCCAGCAAGCTCGACGACATCGACCCGACCTGGAACGGGGCCGTGGGGAATCTCGTCGGGCCCGGCCTGCCGTTCGGCGCCCTGCAGATCCCTCTCCCCGTCAGGTTCGCGTCTGAACCTCTGATCGGCTTCGGCAATGCCAGCTATCTTCGCCAGGACTTCCACCTGCTCGACCTGGCTTCCGCCGCTGACGTCATCACCGAGGCCCAGGTGTCCGGTCTCCCGGACCGCAGTCCTCCGGCCACGGACGGGGTGGAGAATCCCTGCCCGTTCAGCGGGATGTTGATCTACCCGCAGATCGACTACACGACGGGGTTCAGGCCGTCCGTGGCCGACGGCGACACCACCAACGCGCAGTTTGACTACTCCGTGATTGTCGATCCCGAGCGCGTTTACCTGCGAGTGCTCGACGCCGCTTATGTCAACGATGCGTCGCCCGAGCCGGGTGTTGTTGGGCAGCCATTCCTGCGCCTCAAGATCGACGGCCTCCAGCTCGCCAGCTTCGCATACTTCCCTCCGGGACCGGGATCCGCGTCCATCGCCATCGAGATCAAGATCCCCGGGTTTACCACGTGGATGGACATCGGCCGCTTGGACGGGGCGGGCCCGTCTAAGCAGGACGCGCTGATGGACGGAGCCGGGTGCCAAGTGCCAGGGCCCGACACCTTCGATGGCCGCGATCCCGTCACCGGCACGGTGTTCTGCCAAGTCCGGGTGAACGTGGGGCCGGCCGCGAACGTGTTCGCCAACCCAGGGCCTCTTGCTCCTGGGGTCGCCCCCGTTCTTGTGCGCGTGCGAATCAAGGCGGCCGCCCTGAACTTCACGCAAGGCGGCCCCGGAGCAACAAGCGACACCCCGCGCGCGCTGACTGGTATCACGGTACTGCGCCACAGCAACGGATTGGGGCCGCCGACATTCGGACCCCCACCGTTCCCCTGAGATCGTCCGATGGCTGACTTCACCGATAAGGACAAGGAGACACTGGAACGCTTGCGTAAGGCGTTCGAGAGCAAGGCCGCGACAACGCAGGACCGCCAGCCTTGGCATGAACTCATTGCGCGCGAAACGTCAGCTCCGACTCGCTCCTTCTACGCGGCGGAGATCGTCCGGGGATTCGCTGGCTCCTGGGCCAGCTCTTACGCATATGGGTACGCGGTTGGGTTCGTCGCGGAGAGCACCGACATTAATGAGGCGTCGCCCGAGGTTCCATCTCCGATCCGCTCCAAGCCCCTCAAGTTGGGTCAGCGAGGGCTTCCTGATGTCGACTTCGTACCCTACAATTGGCGAACCAACAGGTTTGGTCAAAAGGGGCCCAGTCTTGTCGGTCATCCGATCAGCTTTGAGGTGATTGGCCCCACGCTCAAGAGCCCGTTTTGCGACTGGACTTGGGCTGCGAGTCCTGCTGCGGGTGCCAATGGAGGGGACACCCTTACGATGGACGTGCGTCCAGATGGGGGGCCGGCAGTCGCCGTCACAGTCGCCGAAGGGTACGACATCCCGAACTTCACGATCGGAGATTTGAACGAGCCTCTCGGGGGCCTCTACGTCGTAATTACCGACGACGGCGCGAATCCCGGATCGACGCCTGCTGGTACGACGCCGATGGGGGCTCTCCCGAGCCGTCTGGACACAGCGAAGTACGAGATTTTCCGCGTCGCCTCTGTTGGCGGCAACGTCATCGAGCTGCATCCTAACAAGCGCCTCGCGGATCACTTTGATCTCACGGTGCCACTGCCCAGGCACATCCGCTCCATCACTATCCTCAAGCCCTATGTGACTCGCTTGGCGGCCGTTCCCGGGAGCGGAGAAGGTGTCGGGCGCGAGCGAAGCTTTGTGGTCCTTAGCCCTGAAGAGGCCGCCGCGTCCGATCTATACCCTCCGTACGATGGTGGCACACTAGGCGATGGTTCGTGGCTGCAGGGTGGATTCGCTGGTGTTCCCACTGTCGGTGCAGCGGCACAGTACGGAGGACGGGCTACTCTGCCGAATCCTCGTCCGCTACGTGAAGGGACCGCGGAGATCGAAAAGCAAGCGGCCGCGACCACGGCTCTTGCGGGTCAAATGATCATCCAAAACGTGCAGAACCCGTCGTCCTCGGACCTCGGGCGTATCTTGAAGATCTACCAGATTGACTCAGATGATGGTGTAGATCTCACCTTTGGAACGCGAATCCAAGCTCTGGGATGGTTTGAGGTTCTTAGTACTGGCGCCGTTCTGCTCGGCGACCGCTATATCTTGGCTCGCGTGGCTGAAGTGGACCCAAACGATGGGGCTACCTTTTTCGGTCCGGGTCCGTATTTCATCGCTGGAGGTGACCCCGTACACTTGGCCTTTTTCACGGTCCATGAACCAGCAAGTCTCGTGTGGCAAGGCGCTTTCGACCTGGACAAAGTCGAGGCCCTCCGACTCCGAAACCTGATCGATCCCGTTTTGGTCGAGCGGGCGTTGAAGGAGGTCAGCGATGCTGCGTCGTGGCCTCTTCCAGGAGGTGTGAGTCCTGCACGGGCCGACAAGGCGATCTTTGACACCATGGCCCAAACTCCCGTCGGAGGCGGCTTGCCCAGTGCGTCCGACCCGGGGAGTCTGCTCGACTTGGGATTCCGCATGGTCCTCTTTCCAGCGCGCGAGGGATCTTCGGGGGATCCGGAACCGGATTTTGATCGCCCCATCACGTCACGCGAAATCATCATCGATCCCTCGCTCACGGAGGAGCAGTACGTCGACATCGACTACTCCTCGGGGGTCATCTCTCTGAGTCACGCGCCGCCCGCAGCTCCTGGCGGCCAGATTGTTCCCAACGGCATTATTGGCGGATCCGGCACGGACAACCCCCGCAACGAGATCGTTCTCTTCGCCGCCTGCGTGCCCTACAGCATGGAGCCCTCGCAGACGGGACCGGGCATGCGAGTGGCCGGAGGACGAGACGGGAGTGTCGATGCCTACAGCGGACGGATTGGCGCCAACGTGGACTTGGTTGCCACCGGCTTCGTCGCGACGCCTCCATACATCGGCGCCACTGGCATCGTCCTTTCCCAAGTTTGGGAGGGGCCTCCCACCGGGGTGATCGAGATCCTGGAGGGGAGTCTCGCGCCGGACGGGACGCCCGTAACCAGGAGCTACGGATTGTGGGGGTACACGGAAGTCATCACTGTGGGCTTCTCAAGCTCACTGCTACTCGTGTCGAGCCATCCCGACGTCGACGATCCGAGCGGGGCGGCCGCGCTGTGCGTCATCCTTCGACGTGACGTGGTGTTCAGCCAGACGTCGAGCAATAACGCAAAGCTGACCGAGGACGCCAAGTTCGACACCGTCTACGGAGCGAGCCAACGAGCGACGGCCCTGCGCTTCCCTGATGCGACAGTGGAGCCGCAGATAGACGGCTCCGTGAAGGTCATTCTCCCGATTCAGGCCGCGCAGTTTGCCTTCTCCAGCTATCAGTGGGGGTACTTCTGTGCGTCGGCTTTCCCCGAAGCCAACGTCATCGGGAACAAATTTTACAGCGAGAACGGTTTCGTCGAACCTTTGGCGTATCAAGACAACGCCAATCCGGTGAACGGCGCTCCGGGTGGGGTCTACGCTGTGACGTCTCACGGCCCGAGGCTTCGCCTTGCTAGCCTCATCGCGCAGTTCGACTACAAGGGAGTGATGACGAGCCCCGACAACAACGGTGTCGGGGTCGTGTCTGTCAACTCGTTCACGAGGTATGTGACCAAATTCGAGATCAACGCGTCGGGCGAGGAATACATCTTTTTCACGGGGCTCATTGGCACAGACACGGGAGTGACATCGCCCATCACATCGGCTGAGGCCATCAGCATCCTTGCCCCTCCCGCGGACGTCGTCATGGCCGGACTCAGGGTCTATGGCCCCACAACCGACACGTTCAGCTTTTTCGGCCTCGGGTCGGGAGGCGCGCTGGGGCTCCCGACGGGGGTGGTGTCCGACGGCACGGGAGTCTACCACTTCGTGATGGAGACGTTCTCCGGGCCTGAAGTTCGGTACGGTCTATTCGATGCCAACTTCACCATGATCGCCAACGGCGTCATCAACTCCGCAGCCAACCTACCGGCCGGCGCTACCGGGCTCTACCTCATCACAGCCATCCAAAAGACGTCGGCTGGAGCGCCCAGGGTGAACTTGGACACATGGTTCACCCACTCTGTCACGCGGTTCGACATCACGGGACCACCGCTGCTGCCGCCATGAGGTCCGCGTATCCTCTACCTCGCATCGTCACTGTCGAGCACAGCTTCCTCGCGATGGTTCTTGGCATGTGGATCTCCGAGGACCCTCGAGTCTCCCCTAACGGCTCTATAACCTCGCCTCCGTGAAACGTCGTGCGCGTCGTTGCCACACTTGCGGACAACCGCATCGTCCAAGTGGAGAAAAATCCACCGAACGGTACCCCCGTATCGCGAAACGGGATGTATATGGTCCCCATCGCGGAGGGGGTCAAGGTCGCCGTCGAGCCGGACAGCTTCATCCTCCCGTCCTTCAATCCGAACTCGGTGGTCGCGAGGAACTTCGCCGGGCTCCTCGCACAGTTTCCGCAGTACGAGAACGTCCTTTACAACCCTTTGATCGAGGACACGGACATGGATGACCTCGATCCGACGGCCGTCCTCAATGAGGGTGCGCCGGTGACGGCCTCGCATGTGTCGCGCCTCCAGATGGGGCGCGGGACGGCGGGCCCGCTCCCGTCTGGAAACGCGGCTTGCTCAGTGGCGATGCTGGAAAGCAACGACACCGCCGGACTCGGACTCGAGCGTCCCGGCGTGATCGTCACGGACACCATCGACGTCGGGGCTCTCACAGGTGGCGCGGGCGCCTCGGAGTTCGCCGTCTACTGGTATTTGTATCGCTTCTCTACGACCATCGACGTGCGCTCGAGCTTCGGGTTCTTCGCCGGTCAGAACCTCGCCGCCATCCGGCAGGTGCTGGAAGTCGACCAGGAGCCTGGTGACTTCCAGGCGTTCCTCTCCATCAATGACGGCGCGAACTTCTTCCCGGTACAGCGTCTCATCCCCATCGCCTTCTGCACCCCGGGTCTGCTGATCCGGCTGGCCTTCAAGAACACGAATCCCAACGCCAAGTATTACTTGGCCCACTACGCGGTACTTTTCTGATGTCAACGCACATGAAGACGGCCCTGTGCGAGATCTGCGAGCAGCAGTTCTCGACAAGCCGGTATGGCATGGCTCGGATGTGTTCGGCAAAATGTCGAGGGCAGTTCAAGCGTCGTGCGACGGAGACTCAGTTGCGACTGGATGCCTTCGACGAGTGGACGCCGGACATGGCTTACGCGCTCGGGCTCATTTTCAGTGATGGGAACATCACGAAACCGGCGAAGGGCTCGTGGAGGATTCAGTTCGTCAGCACGGACGAGGAGCAAGCTCGTTGGTTCCACAACTTCGTGGGGAACCCGAACAAGATCATCAGGAAGACGCCGAAGCAGCGCGAGGTGTGCGGGACCAAGTTGAGGAAAACACCCAAGGTCCAACATGCCTCCGTCACGGTCAGCGATACGCTTGTCGGTCGTCTCCTGCGGCTGGGTATTCGGCCTCGCAAGTCAAAGACTGGAACAAGGATGGTCTTCATTCCTGAGTTGTGGGCCACCGATTTCTTGCGTGGTGTCTGCGACGGAGATGGATGGATCATGAGCGTCAAAAATCGCAAGATGCCTGGAGGCAGTGTCCTCCGTGCCGGCATCGCGTGTGGCCCGCGTCGTGACCTGGTGTTCCTCTCTCGACTTCTGGACACCCTGGGTGTTCCACACAGCGTGACGTCGACAACGGTCCGTATGGACGGCTCGCAAGCGGAACTGTTCTGTAAGGCCATCTATGCTGGGACCGGTATGCGGCTCGCTCGCAAGTACAAGATTTGGCAAGACTGGTGCGCGATGCGTGCCAAAGTTGGAGGCCTGATCAGCGAACGAGACCCGTACGAGCCGTTGCGGGGCCTTCGACCTCAACCGTGGCACAAGTGGTTTGGCAAGTTGACGGATCAAGAGATCAGCGAACGAGTCGGTCTCGGGATCTCGGATGTCGCTCGTTCACGAAAGTTGGCAGGGTTCAAAGCTGTCGCCCCCACACGAAAACTGTCTTCGCGACCGTGGCATGCCCTGGTTGGCACGATGCCTGACTCCCACATCGCGACGAAGTTCAACCTCTCGCCAGTGACGGTGCTGCATTACCGTCGCAAACTCGCCATCCCGGTGTATACCGAGACTCAGATGCCGGCTTGGCATGCCCTGGTTGGCACGATGCCTGACGTTGCTCTCGCCAGGCAAGTCAATGTCCATCGGGACACCATCGCTAATCATCGTCGTCGGTATGATTTGCCGGCCGCAAGGAGCCTTTGAGCTATGTCCGAAGATTTCGGAAACGGAGTCAGCCGTACCCTCTCTGCCCTTGCCCGGCAGTTCCAAGTTGTCGTTTTCCAGCAGGGCAAGCCTCCGCTGGACAGCGAGCTGAACCTCCTGCAGCAGGACCAGATCGAGCAGCTGCGGCAGCTCGTGCGCGCCGAGGCGCACAGTGGGTTCTTCCTGGACCCGACGCGGGCTCTGGCAGACTTCGTGACCAACCCGCTCGACTCTAACAGGTTCCTCTTCGGTCAACAGAAGAACGACGTAGACGGGGCTCCGGAAGAGATTAGCCCCGTCCTCTTCGCCAACGTCAACGGGTGGATCATCCCGGTGACCGGGACGTTCCTGACGTTGGAGAACTCGACGTCCAACGAGGTTCGCCTCTTCCCTCCGCCCGAGAGCGACTCCCGCATCGACTTCGTTTTCCTCGAGGCGTGGATGGTGAGTGTCGCGCCGAATCCCAGCACGGCCAACAAGCCGGCCGCGAACGCAGTCTGGAAGTACGGCAACGTCGAGTTCGGGGCCACGAATATCTCTGATGACATCACGGACCCCACCATCGGCTTTGAGACGACGGAGCGCGTGCAGCTCCAGTACCGCATCCGCGTCGTGGGTGAAGGTTCCGGGGCCGGCACGAGCCCTGACCTGAGTGTCTACCCGGATGGCCTTGGCGACCCCAACGTATTCGCTCAAGGGGCGAGCAGCGCTGTTACGTCGTTCACCTTCGCGAACATGCGCACGCAGCTCGGCGATCCCTCGCTCTGGCGCGCCGGGGATGGCGACTCCCAGAACGACCTTGGGACGACGGACGGCTACTCCTACGCGATCCCGATTTGCGCCGTGTTCCGACGCAACAGCCAGCCGTTCGTCGCCGCCAATCTCGCGGGCGCTCCCAATCAGAACGGCGCCTTCAATCGCAACCCGTCGGCGTTGACTCTCCCCGATCCGCGGGACGGCGCCAAGCAGCTCCTCCAGATGACGCTGATCAATGACATGCCACCGCAGCAATTCACGGTGGATACGCTGATCCAGGTAGACAACCTGATCGGCTCCGGCTGGGACGATCCGAGTCTCGATTTAACCAAAGCGTTCATGGTCATCGACGAGGAAGTGATCGGGATCTCCGCCGTCGACACGGTTTCCAGCCCACCAACGGTCACCGTTCCCGCCAACGGGCGTGGCCGTTGGGGCTCCGACATCGTGACGCATGTGGGCCGCAACGACAACAACGACTTCGGCAGTGGATCGAACGTCAACTTCTTCAACACGCGCCCGGACGGACGTTATGCCGACGAGGTGTCCGAGGACGACATCCTGGACTTGCGACGTGGCACGATCATCGGGGACTGGGACTACAACAGGCTCCTCCTTCACAATGTCTCGGCCCTGATGCGCAATAATCTGCGTTCGACCTGGAAGCAGGCCGGCGCTCCGGGCGGGGACACGGAGGGCGTGTCCGTCACCGAAGTCGACTATCTGCTCCAGGATGGTGCCACAGCGGTGCCCATTGGATCGGAGGCGCTCGATGGTCCCGACGGCATCCGCCAGATCTGGTCTGACGCTGCGACGATTCAAGGAGATGTCACCTGTCTCCTCAACCCCGATGCTACGATGAACGCTGGCTTCATCCAGACGCTCGACGACCTCGTCGAGTGGGACGTGGGCGCCGATTTCAAGCCGGCGGCGTTCATGAACAACCAGAACAACGCGATGCCCGGGTTCACGAACGGGACGACCATCTTCATCTACATCGGAGGCGACGATGGATCGAACGGAGCACGCAAGACGTTCCGAGCCGCGGGTACGAAAGCCGTGCGCTTCGTGTCGCCGCAGGAATACTGGAAGCAGCAGTTCCCCGATTCGACAACGGGCCTGCAGCACCCCGTCTCGATCCAGTGGGTCAGCAGTGACCAGGCCAACGCCGGGGTGGCGGGATCTGGAGGTGGTCTTCAGTCCCTCTCGAATGCGGGCCCCGGCGAGTCGACGACGGAGCATCCGGGCCCGATGTACCCGCTGCAGTTCCTCGATTTCGAGCGGCCGTTCCTCGTGTGTGGTGGCGTGCTCAACAGCGCGTCCGTCGTCACCGGCATCGACGGGGCCACGCAGCTCATCGGGAACAGTCTCGATCCCCTGATCCCACTCGGTGAGGGTGAGATCGTATTGCCCGGCACTAACTTCGACACCGCAGGCGACTGGTGGACCAAGGACGCCAACGGCAACTTTCAGAATGACCCGTCGCTGCTCAACTTCCCCGTCCTCCGCGGCGAGCGGACCCTGTGGAGCATGCTCACCAACGGCGGCAAGGACATCACGGGAAACTCGTCTGAGGTGTACCTGATTCTCTTCGGGGACGATTCCAAGACGCCGAACAACGGCGCCTTCAAGGTGATCGGAGCCGGCACGTCGGTGTCGGGGATCACCACGAACCCGGCCTCGGCGTCCAATCGCGTCCGCGTCCAGTTCCTGAGCCAGGGTGTGACCGACTTCGACAATACGACGACGAAGACGGTCACCGCCGAGTTGCGGTCGCAGACCACGAACTCCGAGGACAACGGAGGGTCCGCCATCGGTCCCGCAACTTTGACCATCACGTTCACGGATCTGACGGCTCAGCAGGGAGGTGCCGCCAATCCCTGGAACATCAACAACATCAACCCGAGCATGGCGGCCAACGGGAAGACGCTGCAGACCCCGTTCGACTTCAAGGCAATCCTCAATCTGACGCTCCTCTACCACCCTGGCCGTGGGGCGAATGCCCGCGTGCCCGATCTGATCCACCGCATCGCCATTCAGAGTCCGAACAGCCGGATCATGCGGCAGAGCAGAGCCGTCCTCGATCCGAATTTTCCCACGCAGACGGGAGCACCGGGCAATCCGGTCGAGGTCAATTACGACCCGACGCACATCCAGACCTGGAATCGCCTGCCGAGTCTGGGCATGTGGGCTCCGGACGCTCCCAACTACGGAGGTAATGTCGTTTTGTCGTCCGAGACCGACCGCGAGAACGAGAGCTTCTTCGACGCAGGATCGAAGACGTTGTTGTTCCGGCCGTTCCAACGCCAGAACATGACGACGAAGGGGGTCACGATCATCCCTTCGGTCACCGCGACGTTGTTGGGGGCCAACAACCCGCCAGACTTCCCGAACGCATCTACCCAATACCCCAACCCCTCGCTCATCTTGAACGGATGGGATGGTCCCAAGGATGACGCGCAGATCCTCACCACAGGGCTGCAGATGGGGTACCCGGTGCCGCCACAGTACATGCCGCGGTTCGGGCGGATGGACATCCCCTATTACCAGGACAACGGACCGGCGTTCGGAGCAGGGATATTCCTGGACGGCGTCAACCATCTGTTCTGCGACACGACAGACCTCACCAACCCGGTGTTCAACATCATTGGCGGCGAGGACAACCTGTCGGGCGGCGTCCAGGTCACGCCCATCTGTGTGCAGACGGGGTCAACATCGGGGCTCAAGTACGGCCAGTTCGCCAACATCATCGGCACCCTGCGAAACGCTTACCAGGGACGGCTCACAACGGAGATTGGCACCGGGACGACCAACGCAGCCGAGATCACTAACTACCTCGACAGCGTCATCAGCTCGGATTTCGGGTCGGGCCTCATCGGCATCCAGTTGCCTCCGTATCTTGGGATTGCGCGGCTCTACGGCGTCTACGACCGTCGAGACTTCGTCGCCAAGGGCGGCGCCACATTCCAAGCCGACCGAGTGACACCCGAAGCTAATCGGGCGATCAACCTCATGCGTCGTGATGCCACCAAGCAGACTCTGTTCCTCTGTGAGGATGGTGCGTTCGACCTCACAGGCGAGCGGGGCGACCACACGTACATAGTTCCGTTCAACCTCCTGGACATCACGAAGTCTCCGAATTACGTGGACGGGGAGTTGCCCACAGATTTGGAGTATGTCCTGGAGTTCACTTGCTTCGGGTTCGCCAGAGGGTGGGTCAACGACAACAACTTCGTGGTGGCGCGGCGCCACAACGGACAAGGGACCCTGCGGACGGACGGACTGAACCCTGAACTGCAGGGATTTTTCATGGCGATCCCGTCGGCAGCTCCGGATTCCAGTCGTCTCTACGTTGCGCAGGAGCGCACCGTCTACCAAGGAGACCCGTACATGACGCGAGCGGGCGAAGTGAGGATGACGACTGATTACGAGGACCGCTACGGCCAAGTCGCGCAGTCGGACGCTTACCAGCTCAACTTCGCCATCCAACAATTCGAGGTCGATGGTGAACAGATCCCCGAGCGTCCCAACGCGCGCTCGTTCCAAGTGCTCGCATCTCTCGACTTCTACACGACGATGGGATCGGGCAACATCGGAGGCAGGCTCTTCCCCGGCACCGTGACAGACGTGGGGTTCGTTCAGAACACCCCCGCAGCATCCACGAGGATCCCCGCACAGGCCACAACCCCACCGTGGCGTGTTCTGACACGAGCCTTCACGGAGGGTCAGGCGAAGACCAACACGGACCGGGCAGAGGCTGTTCTCGAGATCATCGGCAACAACGCGACCTTCGACTTCCTGGTCTCGACGTTCACGGTGATCAAGCCCACCGGAGAGCGCATTGCGTTCGTGGCAATCAACGGCCCCACGGTGAACCCCGGTGAGTTCGACGCTAGCTCACCGGACCCGGCGGTCATCGCCCGGGAATTGTTCGACAAGATCAACGCACGCACAGAACTCCAGAGCACTATCGTGGCCTTCAACGACATCGACACGCCTCAGATCGAGATCGTGGCGTTCGCGGTCGGAGCGGCGGGCAACGCGGTCACGGTTGAGGTCAACGATCTCGTCAACTTCCTGCTGAAGGTCCCGACGACGGGAGAACAGGGTCTTAGCGCTCGGCTGACCACGACCCCACTGCTCGGGGGACAGGATCTCGTCCTCAATGCCGGCAACGGGACGACACAGCTCGTCTTGACGGGCATGACAGACCGTCTCCCGCTCGGCATCCTCCTGCAAGACAGCGACTTCATCGGCGAGAACCCGCTCAACGATGCCGCCTCCGCCGTGCAGGCAACCTACGGTGGCATCCGCCCCGTGCAGATTCTGTTGCCTCTCACGCGATCGGCCGGCGAGGAGTTCACGAGATTCTCAGGGGCACCCGGCGAGCTGGTGGCTGAGGCGGATGGGGCCATCTTGCAATACACGGCCTTCTCGACCACAAATCCTGGAGGAACGAAAAGATTCCGTCTCTACCGTGGTGGCGGGTCATCCCTCATGCTCTCGGGACGCAATCCGGGCGGCCCTCTCGACTGGTTCTCCGACGCACTGCCGCCGTCTCTCACCCCGGTCCTCAAGGGAGCCCTGCTTGCGTGCAAGGCGGTGCTCGTCCGCAACTTCTTCGAGGAGGCGTTCTCCACCGATGACACGACGACCGACGGTGACGAGATCCAGATGATCATCCTCACCAACGGAGTGCTCGGAGACGGGTCCACGCAAGCGAAAGGGGTCACGCTCGCCGGGATCATCGGCCCCACAGGGTTCGGGGAGGGCACGGCTGCGGCTGATCGCTATCGCATCAACGGCAAGCCTATGTTCGTCGGTCGCACCAGAACAACCCCCAATCCAGAGACGATCTCGATGGCTCCGTTCCCGGGCCGTGACCAGGTCGACATCACATGAAACACATCTCTCAGCAGATGTTGACGATGGATGTCCGGCGTCCGCATTTGGACAGCTATCGGAAGTCTCTGCGAGCGTCGCTGTCACGGAGCGATCTCTCGGTTGAGGAGATGAATCGTCTCCGGCGAGAGCTGCGCGATCTTGGTCGTCCGAAGGTGTACGCCGCGCAGGAACCTCCCGCATGGGGCATCGACTCAGGTCCGATGCCAGAGGCGCCCCTCGACCTCGACCATGTCACTGCCGATGACCTGCTCGCGTTCCCGCATCAAAGATTGAGGAGAGTGGCCGACCGCCATGCGGTGGTTCTGGAGCCCGGAGACACGAAGGCGCTGATCATACAGAAGATCCTCGCCGCCAAAGGAAAGAAGCCATGCGAAACCCGTTCATGATCCCTATCCCTGCAGTCTTCGTGGCTGCGTTCCTGTTTTCGATCCCCGCAATCGCGGCGCCTCCGGAAGAGGCTTCCCCCGAGGCGAAGGCCGAGGAAGCCAAAACCGAGGATCCCGGGACACCCGAGGCGAAGGCCGAGGAAGCCAAAGCCGAGGAGCCGAAAGCGGCTGATCCTGCCGAGGAAACCAAGGAGAATCCAGGAACTCTCGAGAAGGCCGACAGCGAGAGTCCCGCCGAAATCAAGGACGACGACGCCGCCACCGCGGCCGTGAAAACCTTGATCGATGCGGCGCGCAATGGACAGTGGAGCCTCGTGGCCGCGCTGGCCATCATGCTCGTCGTGTTCATCGCCGGTCGTCTGGGATTGGCCAAGAAGCTGCCCAAGTCCGCAATGCCGTGGTTCGCGGCCGGTACGAGCATCCTCGGCTACATCGCCGCCGCTCTCATGGTCGAAGGCGCAAGTATCATCGATGCTCTCGCGGGAGGCTTCATGGTCGGCGCGTCCGCCGTTGGGCTCTGGGAGATGGTCTTCAAGCACTTCCTGAAGAACAAGGCCACGTCCGAGCCCGAAATGAAGCCCGAAGGAGCATAGGAGGGCTGCGCTAGTAGCGCAGTGTATCCTCGAAGCATTGTCCGTACAGGAGACAAGATGATCCTTCAAACCCTGATTCTCGCGCTCATCGCCTCCGAGGGTATTGTTGAGATGCCCGTGCCCAGCGAGCAAGCCGACAAACGAGTGGCGGCCACGATCATCGTGCGCCACGGTCCCCTCTACCTCAGCTACAGCGATTGCCACCCGAACTTGGCCTACACGCTCAAGTCCGAATTTAACGTGATTGCGACGTTCGCCGAAGTGGACACGGTCAAGGACATCGAGATTGTCGTGACGAGCGGGAAAGCCGACGTGGTGGCGATCCGCAAGTACATCCTCTGGTACGACACTCTCGAGGAGTCCTGGGAGTGCTAGAGCGGCGCAGTGTGTAGTGTAGAGACGAAATGGTCTCGCGCTCGCCCCGACGGACTAAGACCCCTGTTTGTGTTTCTGAAGGACCACCTACTCGCAAAGCCCTGCAAGCAGGAATCCGGGATTTTGAGCGGGTAGTCGCGGTGACCTTCGGGCCCCGGGGCAGGACGGTCATGCTGGATCGAGCGGGGGGAATCCTGTCCACTCGCGACGGCGCAACCGTAGCCTGGGAACTGGAGCCGGCTGATCCTGTGCATCGTCTCGGGGTCCGCATCGCGCAAAACGTGTGCGGCCACGTCTCCCGGACCACCGGGGATGGGACGACAACGACGGCGCTGCTGTTGGCCGCGCTCGTTCGTGAGTCCGTGAAATGGACCGCCGGCACCAACGTCGTCGAACTGGCTGACGGCCTCCGCAGGATCAGTAACCGCGTCTCCGACATGCTCGCCGAGTGGAGGTTGCCCGTAGAGGATCCCACACTCTTGCGAGAACTAGCGCTCCAGGCGAGCGGCGGTGATGTAGACGTGGCTGAGGCCATCGTCGCTGCGCTGGATGCTGTCGGGACCGAGGGCATGATCGTCGTTGAAGACGGGCGGGGTCGCGGAGTCGAGATCGTCCACAAAACCGGCATGGAAATCTCCGGCGGCCTCGAGAGTTCCGATCTCGCCGACGATGAGGGCCGACGAGCCTTTGAAATCCCTCTCGTAGCGATCGTCGATGGCACGCTGGAAACGATCAACGACGTTCGCCAAATCATGGAAGAGGCGATCCAGTTTCCACACCCTCTCGTGATCGTGTCTCGCGGCTGTTACGGGAAAGCTCTCCAGACGATTGTGGCCAACGACCGCAAGTTGGAACGCCCCGACGGCGTCAAGTTTGAGGCCGTGGCTGTGCGCCTCCCGGGACGCCCCGATCTAGTTCGCACCAAGTTGGAGGACATTGCGGCCTTGACGGGCGCTACCATCATCGATCCGCACGCTCTCCCGATCGCCAGCTTCAGGTCGGAACATCTGGGTTCGGCCCAACGTATCGTCACAAATCGGACAACAACCACCATGTTCACGTTCGAGGACGCGTTCCCTCGGATCGAAGCTCGTGTGGCGGCGCTTCATCTTGAGGAGCAGCGGGCCACCCACAGCCACGATATCGAGGAGATCCGCACTCGGATCGCTCGTCTGACCGACGGGTTTTGTGTTCTCCGTATCGGTGGGGCGACACAGGTCGAGATTCGCGAGCGAAAGGGCAAGGTCGAGGACGCGTTGAACGCCGTCAAGGTGGCGGTCGAGGGAGGCGTCGTCCCGGGAGGAGGCATAGCCTGCCTGGCCCTCTCTGAACGGCTCCGCGCGGAGGACGACACTGTGGAGGCAAGGGTCGTCGCTGAGGCTCTCAGGGAGCCCCTGAAAGTGCTCGCCAAGAACGCCGGGGCAGAGCCTCCGGTGGTCCTGCGGAGCATCTTGGAGGCGTCTAGGGACGCCTCCGAGGGGATGGGTTGGGGGGTAGGCTGGGACGCCATCCGCCAGCGGCTCCGGGACCTGATGGAGCCTCCCGTTCTGTGCGATCCCTACGAAGTCGTGAAGGCCGCGGTCATCTCCGCGATCTCGGCGGCCTCGACTATGCTCACGGCCGATGTCGCGATTGTGAAGAAGCAGAGGGCCCCATGACCAGTCTCATCCAGTACCGCACCGGAACCTTCACACCCGACACAGTCGACATGCTGCGCAAGCTCGAGAGCCGCGTGACCACCCTCAAGGCACGGCTGCACGTGAGCGGTCGCGAAGCGAGCGAGATGACATGGGAAAGTGTCCGGAAGGACCCCGGTCCGACGGGTCTGCCTCCCGAGTGGTCGGCCATTCCAACGGGTCGAGAGGTCTACCTGCGCCTCGACTTGGTCGAGGATGCCGAGCCAGCCGCGTCAAGACGGGAGCGAGAGATCGCCATGCTCTGGGGAGCTGCGATTCCCCTCGGGTTCGTCCCCTTCTCAAGGTACCCCTTGCCGGGACCGCATGACGATATCTTCCACGTGTTCGGTCAGTGGTCGATCCTCATGGACAACCTGCTCGGTGCCGGTCGCGGCGAAGCCGGATGGCCGGGATTCTGTTGCGCCGCGCAGATTGACGTCGAGACGTGGGGTGGAGCGCGTGCGACAGAGCGGATGATTCAGGCGCGGCTTCACCTTCTCGGCTACAACGTGGGGGCCATCGATGGGATCCTAGGGAACAAGACACAGGGAGCCTTGCGGGCAGCAGGCCTCCACTCGACTCGCGCGGCCGACGTGGCGCAGAAGCTCTCAACAATGGTTCCCCGTTCGGTCGCGACGCTTGACCCTCCCGTGCGCGGGACCGTCGATGTGCCTGGCGTTGATTTTGCTATCCACCCCTATGGTCAGGTGCGAACCGCCAGGACAGTGCGAGGGGCCGAGATCAGCGTCTCCGGGGCGGGGCGCGTGGTCATTGATTTCATGGAGCCTCCTCGATGATCGAGACCCACGAGCGTGTGGCCTGGGCGTGGCTCGACAAGCTGCTCGGGCAGCCAGACCAGCGCGAGGAGCCACCCCCAGCGCGTGCGATGACCCGAGCAGAGCGCGAACGCCTGGTCGAGCAGGCGTACGAGGCGACAAAGGACTCCCTGCTCAAAGATCTGGTTGCGGCGATTCCGGAGATCTTGCGCGAGGAGGCAAGGATTGCGGCCAAACACGGCCTTGATCCGCTGTTCGTGAACTGGTTTCTCGTGAATGGGAAGCACTGGCCGCCCCTCTCGCCGAGGACGAGAGAAGCCCTGCGAGCCCTGCAAAGTCTCCACATCTGGTTTGGGGCCGTTCCGGCGACGTGGAGCGACATGATCGTGCCCGAACTCGAACACGGCGACGCCCGCGACGAGGCGATGAAGGAGATCGGCGAGTGGTTTCTCGCGAATGTCGTAGGTCCTGCACGCCGCGAGTACTTGGCTTCGGTGTGGCGGAAGGCGCGCGATTTGGTGAAGGTGTTCAAGGGTCCCGCTCCTGACGCCGATGCGGGTGTGCTGCTTCTGCGCGACTTCAAACGACGTCTCGTCGGGGATAGATTCCAGGAGAAACCGGCCGTGGGCCGCATCGTCGATCTGTTCTAAGGGGTATAGCCTGGGCGATGGACGAGCGCCTGAAGGCTGCCCACGACAAGCTCCGGGATATCAGGACGCGCACCGACCTGTCTCTCCGGGCTACGCCGCTCTTGAAGCCGACGTTCACGGATTTCGACGGGAGTGAGCAGCCGCTCCGCATTCGTTACTACCAGGTGCAGGCCGTCCTGCATCTCGTGATGATGAACAGGTTCCTGCTGGGCGACGACACCGGCACGGGAAAGACCTTGGTCAGCATCGCGGCGCTGTGCTTCGTCTGGGCGAAGGAGCCGAACACGAGGGTCATCATCCTCACGAATAAGAGCGTGGTGATGCAGTGGGCCACGGAGTTTGCGAAGTTCTGCACGCCAGGGTCAATCAAGGCGCTGCCGTGCAGTGGCGCCCCTGCACAAAGGCACGCGGTCTACAAGGAGTTCCAGCACTCTGTCGGGCCCACAGTCCTGATCCTGGGTTACGCCAGCGCGCGCCGGGACATCAAGCATCTGCAGAACTTGAAGGACTACATCCTCGTGACCGACGAGGCTACGGCCTACAAGAACCCATCGACGCAGACGTATCAAGTCGTGCGGCACCTCGGCCATCCCGAGCGCGCTCGGAGGATGTGGGCGCTCACTGCCACCCTCATCAAAAATAACCTGATCGAGGGATTCGGGATCTACTCGTTGCTGGTGCCGGGCCTGTTTCCCACGTCCAAGAACAGGTTCATGTCCGAGTACTGTCTCACCCGACTCCAGCCCATCCCTGGAAGCCGACGGCAAATCCCGGTGATCATCGGCTATCGTAGCGACCAGATCAAGCGTTTCCGCGAGAAGATCGATCCGTACTTCCTCGCCCGAGCCAAGATGGACGTGGCGAAGGAACTGCCCATCCTCACGGTGAAAGAACACCGCATGGCCATGACGCCAGAGCAGGCCGTGAAGTACCACGAGGCGCTGTCGGGGCTCCTGGAGATCGATCAGACGGGCGAGACAAAGGAGACAACCAAGCTCACCGCCTTGATCTACTGCCAGCAGATCGTCGACCACCCGGAGCTGGTCGAGTGCGATGGCGAGAGTGACAAGATGGACGAGCTGTTTGAAATCCTCACGGAGGGGGATCTCGCCGACGAGAAAGTGATCGTCTTCAGCCGCTTCCGGAAAATGGTCAATATCCTGGAACGAGAAGCATCTTCCAAGAAGTACGGACTCAAGACGGTCCGCATCACCGGAGACGAGGATGAGGGCGAGCGTGAGGAGGCGATGCGGATCTTCCAGGACCCGAAGTCGGACGTGCGCGTCTGCTGGATCACGTCGGCGGGGGCGGAGGGCATCAATCTCCAGGCTGCGAAGGCGCTGATCTTCTACGACAACCCCTGGAGCGCGGGGGACTACATCCAGATTCTCGGCCGCATGATCCGCATCGGGTCGACGCACGACCGCTGCTACGCGATCCACCTGGTGGCGCGCGGGACCATCGACGTGCAGGTCATGGCCGTGCTCAGGAAGAAGATGCAGCTCATCGAGGAGGTCATGGGGCGCCGCATCAAGGGGGAGGACGACAAGAACGTGCTGGTCTCCGACGCGAACAGCGTCGACGACATCTTCAACGCGCTGGCAGCCGATGCCAGGAGGCAGCGTGCCTGAGCCCGTCGTCGTCCGTCGGCCGACAGGAGACCGCCCGCCCGAGGCGCATCTCTACTACGGCCACGACTGTCGCGAGGCTCTGCGAGAGCTACCGTCTTCCTCGGTCCACTGCGTCGTGACGTCGCCCCCGTACTGGGGCCTCCGCGCCTACGATTCCGAGCCGAGCGTGTGGGGAGGCGATGCCGCGTGCCCGCACCGGTGGGAGGACGCGTCTGTCGTGCGCAAGGGCAGCACCAACGGCCGAGAAGATCTCGGCTCCACCCTGGTGTCGGCGGGTGCGGAGAAGACTCTCGGTCCTGGTCTTGAGAATGACCACGGCGAGACGGAGCAGTACAGGGTCGACCGCTCCGAGTCTTGTACGCTGTGCGGGGCGTGGCGCGGGCACCTCGGACTTGAGCCAACCCCATGGATGTACGTCGAGCACATCATCGAGGTGTTCCGCGAGGTGTGGAGAGTCCTCAGAGACGACGGGACCCTGTGGCTCAACCTGGGAGATAGCTACACGGCCAACCGTGTGAAGCAAGTCTCACCGACGAAGTGGAAGAATCTGCCACAGGGCCAGTCGTCGCGTGTTCCCGAGGGTCTGCGCCCGAAGAATCTCGTGATGATCCCGCATCGCGTCGCCATCGCGCTGCAGGAGGACGGGTGGAACGTGCGGTCCAACATTGTGTGGAGCAAAGGAAACCCAATGCCAGAGGCGGTCAAGGATCGACCGACAACCTCCCACGAGTACATCTTCCTGCTGACGAAGAACCCACACGACTACTACTACGACCACGTCGCGATCATGGAACCCTGGGCCGACGAGAGGATGGGCGCGGCTGGGGGCAACAACTGGGAGACGCCAGAGCGGCTCTCCATCGGGGGCAAACGCAGACCACAGGAGGCCCCTAACCAGCCGGGCCGTAATCGGCGATCTGTGTGGCCCATCAACACCAAGCCGTACCCGGGAGCGCACTTCGCCGTGTTCCCGCCCGAACTCCCGCGCCTCTGCATCCAAGCTGGAACATCCCTGGGGTGTTGCTCGTCGTGCGGCTCTCCGTGGAGGAGGGTCGTGGAGAAGGGCCCGCCTGCGCCGGAGCCGGCACACCGCGATCCAGGTAAGCGTCTTGAGATCGGGCAGCCCGGCAACGTGGGTGCGGGCAACATGGGATTCAGAGCATCCAAGCTATCTGGCAAAGAGATCAACGCATGGAAGGCGCGGCACCCGGACAAGACGGTCGGATGGGAACCGACGTGCTCGTGCTCTCCGCACGACATGACACCATGCACGGTGCTCGATCCGTTCTCTGGCTCGGGCACGACAGGGTTCGTGGCTCTTCGAGAGGCTCGGGACTACATCGGAATCGACGCCAGCGCGACCTACCTCGGATTGGCTACGGCCAGGATCAGGGACCAGGAGCCGCTCGGGATGGCCGACGTGGCAGACGACGGAGGAGGGTTGTTCGACTTCCTTTCGGTTGCAAACCCTAGTGACGACGCCCCGCCCGATCCGACGTTGGAGTAGACAGACCGTGAGCCGCGACTACGCCGACCCGAAATGCCCGAAGTGTGGTGGCACGGGCTTCATCTACCCCGATTGTATCTACACGCGACCGGGCGAGAAGGGCGGCGAGTACTGCGACTGCACGAAGGATGCTCTGAAGCTCGTGAACATGGAGAGCATCTGGAAGTCGCTGTCCGAGGCCAAGGACATCCCCGGCCTGCGCAACGATCCGCCTCTCAAGCTGTTCTTGCGCCGCAACCTGTGGATCACAACCAGCGAGATCACATTCCGGCGACACATGAAGGCCCTCGCGTACGCCATGTCCTCGATGTGGGACTGTCGGGTCTACGCGGACTCACAGCTCCTGGACAGCTGGTTCGGCACACAGAAGGCTCAGGGCATCAAGATTTACGACCTGGAGATCGAGCGGGCCACCTTGGAGGCCATCGACTTGCCCGATCTCGTGACGCCACCTGACCTCCTCGTGATCTTCCTCGGCGTCAAGCAGCTTCCCAACAAGGAGGCCCCCAACGCACTGCTCGAAGCTCTCGGGCTCCGGCGGTACGAGGGAAAGCCGACGTGGATCGTCGATCAACCAGACCACCGCATCAACGAGGTTCACCATAGGTTCTACAGCGAGAGCCTGGAGTCGCTGCTGAGCACGTGGTCCCACATACGGATCATCAACGACAAGGTGAAGAACTTCAAGAGTGTCTCCACTGTCGTGGATGTCGTGGCACAGGACGGGGCTATCACTGCTGCCCTGGAGGACCTTGACGCGCCTCGTGAGTCCGCGCCGGCCGAAGAACCGGCAGAGGGCATCACGGACGATGCGGATGACGAAGGAGAAGATGCCGTCGACGACGCTGGGGGAATCATCGATGAGCTGGCCGAGGAAGATGAGTCGAACAATCACACCACCAGCTTCCTGCATACGCTCTCGCTCGAAGACCCGAAACCCAGGAAGCCCCGGGGTCGCGGAGGACGTCGGTGAAAAATCTTCTGCGCTCCTGCTTCGTCGCCGATCCGACCGACAGCAGCAACGAGATCGCGCTCAACTACCACGCGATGGCGGACTCGGGTCTGGGCTTCGACACGGTCGAGGACAACGTCATTTGGACATACATCCAGGACTTTTTTAAGCAGCACGGCCACGCTCCGACAATCCAGACGATGCGGAGCCACTTCTCAGGGGTCCAGGAAGTAGATGTCGTCGATCGTATCGAGTGGCTCTCCGCTATCAAAGCGCGCACGCGAGGCGACTTCGTAGCCTACTTGGAGGAGAAGGCCCGTGATCGGCGCAACCGCATCGTGATGGACCTGGCCAAGGAGATGGCACAGATCGTCTCTTCGGGCCTCGAGATCAAGGATCCCAGGGGGAAGTCCACCAAGCTCATGGGGGCTGTCGACGCGGTGCGCTACGTTTTGGACAAGAGCCACGACATCGTAGCCCCGACATTGGGCGGCAAGTTGTCTGGCAACGCGATGCAGGACGCGGAGGACTTCTTCAAGCGGTACGACCAAGTCAAGGCCGATCCCAACTTCGGTGTCGGCCAACACTGCGGGATCGAGCAGATCGACGTCACGCTCAACGGCGCCAAACGGAACGAGCTGTGGGTCCACGCGGGATTCACCGGCGCACTCAAGTCCAGCTGGGCCCTCCACTGGGCCTACACGCAGGCCATTTACCACAGGTGCTCCTCCGTCTACTTCAGCCTGGAGATGCCGTACCTCCAGGTCCGGAACCTGCTCTACACGATGCACAGTGCTCACGACGACTTCCGCGATGTGCGGAAACGCCTGGGCATCCCTACGCTTGGTCTCGACTACGAGAAGATCAGGGATGGCAAGTTGCTTCCGCATGAAGAGCAGTTTCTCCGTGAATTCGTGGTCCCATCAATCAACAAGGTCCGTGTCGTGCCACCGAGCGGTCCGTATCCGGTCGATCCGTCGGAGTATGGGGACATCCATATCGAGGTGGCGGACCCCGACAAGAACGATTTCACGATCGTGGACCTGCGGAGCCGTGCCGAGCTGCTCTTCAGCAAGACTCCGTTCAGGTCAATCTTCGTGGACCACGCGGGGCTGATGAGCGCCAGGGGTCGCTACAGCAGCACGACAGAGAGGCTTAACGAGGTGATCCGCGACCTCAAAAAGCTCGCCATGTCCTTCAACCGCGGCATGGGAATTGCCGTCGTCGCCCTGTTCCAGATCAGCCGCGAGGGGTGGCGCGCGGCCGAGAAAGCCGGCGGAAGGTACAACCTCACGGCCCTGTCGTATGCGAACGAATGCGAGCGATCTGCGGACATCGTGACGGCCACGTGGATCGACGAGGAGCTGGCCAAGCTCGGGCAGGCAATCTTTCAGTGCCTGAAATCTCGCGACCAGAAACCGTTCGCACGGGTGCCGGTTCGCATTGAATTCGCTTGCCGACGATTCCTGACTGATCACACGCCGATCGAGACACTCGAGGAGAAGGTGAAGAACGCGAAGGGCCAGGAGACCAAATTCAAGGAGTCGAAGCAGCGGCCCGTCATCCTGGAGGTCGAGTAGATGTTTTCGACATGGCACTCGGGCGGGTAGACAGGTCATGGTGTGCCTGCTCCACAACTTCGCTGACCGTCTTGACGGGTGCCGAGAGTCTCGCCGTCTTCAGGGGCCACATGGACAGATGTGCTTGACGAGATCTTCTCCAGATCAGCAATCAGATCGCGTTCCAGCGCCTGGAACTCTGCATCCTCGACGCGATGGCAGTTCTCGCACAGGGATCGGAGGTTCTCTAAGCGGTTGGCACTCTTCCAAGAGGAACAGAGGCGATAGGGCACGACGTGATGGACGTGGAGGAACTTGCCACGCGCCCGAAGATCTTGTTCACGGGTTCCGCAGCGCAGGCACCGATGGCCGTCCCGCGCTTTCGCGTGACGTTTCTGCCGCTGCCAATTCGGTCCGCGATGGTAGGCCCCTGCGCCGTGGAGGTACTGAGGATGCTTCGGCCCGCGCCGATTTTCGTCGCGGCAGGCTCGCGAGCAGTACGTGCCTGCCCCTCTGCGGTCTCGTTGCTGGCAAGCAAGAATCTGGAAGATTGCTCCGCAGCCGACACAGACCATCGTCTGACGTGGGGCTCTGTGTTCGGCGAGTCCCTCATACATACAACGACGGGAGCAGTAGACGCCGCGCCCATGGCGTGGGCGTCCGCTCTGTCTCTCAAACGTCTGCTGGCAAGTCTTGCACGTCAGGACGATCCTCTTTCGGGGACGATGAGGGGGGAGTCGGCAGAGTGGTGCCTGAGTCATGCAGCCGCGCGAACAGAACTGAGCCGTCCGGGCTCGATAGTCAGGGACGTGGAATGACTTCACACAACGAGCGCAGGTGATGTCCGCCACCAAGACAAGATCTACAGCCAACATCAGACTCTGGCAAGGTGACTGCCTGCTTCGTTTGGCAGAACTTCCAGATGACAGTCTCGACGTCGTCGTGACCGATCCTCCGTACGATCTGACGTCCGCCAGCCGTGGGGGAAGTCCTCGCATGACGTCCGCCAGCCGTGGGGGAAGTCCTCGCATGAATGATCCCGGGACACCCTTCGGCCGGACCCGGCTGGACTCTCACGACCAAGTGCGAAGAGGTGGGGGCTTCATGGGGAAGGTCTGGGACGCGACGGGCATCGCGTTCGATCCCGACTTCTGGGACCTCGTACTCCGCAAGCTGCGGCCGGGAGGCGTCGTCAAGGCGTTCGGCGGCACGCGGACCTACCATCGCATGGTCAGGGCGATGCGGCGCGCGGGTCTCGTCGACGTCGAGCTGCACTCCTGGATTTACGGGTGTCTCGATGCCTCGTCCGAGATCTTGACCGAACACGGCTGGAAGCTCGGCATCGATGTGGACGAGAGGGAACGGGTGGCGTGCTGGGACCATGAGACCGAGGCCGTCCTGCTCTTGCCTGTCCAGGAGAAGATCGTCGCTCCCTACGACGGGGAGATGGTCCGGTTTGTCAACGACAACACAGACCAGATGCTCACACCGAACCATCGGGTCTACAAGCGAGCGCGGATCAGGAAGCAGCGGGACGGCGTCCGCGTCACGACTCGCGAGGATCACTGGAACGCGGTGGAAGCCGGGGAGATCAATCGCTGGAACACACTCAACCTCCCTCTCGCCGGTTACCACGATGGTTCAGGCCTGGACGGTGGCCTTCGCTACGCCGAATTACTGGCCTGGGTATGGACGGAGGGTGGATTCGACGAGCACGGCACCGGAGTCAGGATCTGCCAGAGTACGAGGGTCGACGGATCGGGCCGCGAGTTCGTCGAGGAGATCCATGCTCTCGTGGGGGATCTGGTGCCGTATCGCAAGCACTACGTTCGTCCGCGCCTCTACCGGGGGCTGCCGTACGACGAGCACATGTGGTTCTTCACTGGGGAAATGGCCGCCCGAGTGCGCGAGGACCTGCCAGACAAGCACCCAACGTATGATCTGCTCTGGAGGATGTCGCTGGAGGAGAAGGAGGCATTCCTCCACGCGGCTCTCCGCGGTGACGGAACCCCGGCCGCCAAGGCTTTCTATCAGAAGGACGATGCGGATCGCGAGTGGTTCCAGACGCTCGCACACGTCATCGGGTGGCAGGCGCGCGACAATCCGCGCAAGGCGACCGTCTCTCTGCATGAGAACCCGCAGACACAGCTCGTACGACGACACCTCAAGGATCCCGTTCGGGAACACTACACGGGCGACGTGTGGTGTGTCCGGGTGCCGACCGGAGCCTTCCTCGCTCGCCACAACGGTCGCGTCTTCGTCACCGGGAACAGTGGCTTCCCGAAATCGACCAACATCTCCAAGCAGATCGACAGGAGAGCCAAGGCCGAGAGACAAGTAGTCGGCTACTCTCGCGGCGTCGGCGGAGAAAATCTCAACGACGTTCTTGCCGGCAAAGACCCGCGCATCCACACGAGTCCGGGCGGATCTCTCGGCGCCTACGGGACAGGCATCCGTCAGATTCCGGTCCAGGTCCCGGTGACGGTCCCGGCGACCGAGGAGGCCAAGCTGTGGGATGGGTACGGCACCGCTCTGAAGCCGGCCTGGGAGCCCATCGTCGTCGCGAGAAGACCGGAGTGAGAGTGGTGACGCTCTCCCGCAAGGTGTGCTCGGAGGGCAGCGCGACGTCGAACGCTCTGCGGTGGGCCGCGGGCGCCATCGACGTGGACGGGTGCCGCATCGCGGGCGTGCCTCCGTCCGTGCCGCAGCCGGACTTCAGGCATGTGGGAGGTCGCGCGACCCATCGCCGCAGCGGCCAGATGTCGAGCGCGTCGGGTCGCTGGCCGGCCAACACCGTGCTCGTCCACGAGACGGGCTGCAGGCCCGACGGCACGACCATGGTGCCGGGCTACGTCATCAACAGGCACGTGGGAGGGGCCCATCCGTTCGGGGACGCGGCGGGGGTCGCGTACGAGAGCGAGCGACTGCCGGACGAGAGGGTCGTCAAGTGGGTCTGCCAGGACGGATGTGCCGTGATGGCGCTCGACCGCCAGTCCGGGGATCGACCCTCGACCCTCACGGGGAGGGCCGATCCTCGCGGGCCTCACCCGCATCCGGCGACCGCGACGCGGAAGAGGGGTGTCGTCTACGGAGACCCACAGGGCGACGTGGCCCTCAACGATCCGGGCACGCGCGTCTACGCCGATGGAGGCGGAGCCTCGCGCTTCTTCAAACAGACCAGGAGAGCAGACATGAAGGACGGCATCCCGCAGGAACTCTGGGACTACCTCGTCACGATGATCAGCCCGCCCCCGAGCTGCGAGCCAGTGATCATCGCCGAGGCCGACTTGGCCAGCGTCGACTTCGCGGCCCTCGCCGACAAGTCCGTGCACGGCATCGTGACCGTCGGCGATCCCAGCCCGTGGATGAAGGAGATCGACAGGGTGCTGCGTCCGGGAGCACACCTGCTCCTGATCTCGGACGAGGACGACCCGACCGGGACGACGGGGGCGTGTGCCGTCGAGGACTTCGGGTACGAGATCAGGGACGCCATCGCCGTCCTCGACACGCCTGGAGAGTTCCACTACGTCGCGAAGGCTAGCACTACGGAACGCAACGCTGGCGTCGTACCGAGGGAAAAGGTCATCCGCTCGGAGCGGTTGTTCCCGCGCGAGGACGAGAGTGTCGAGGATCTGCGCGAAGAACTCTCCGAGAATGTGGACAAAGACATCTTGGAGAGGATGGTCGAGGACGGCCTGGCAGTCGACGACGTTCCTGATGAAATGCGCGAGCGGTTCGACACGCGTACGGTCGAGAAAAAGCGCATCGTGCAGTCGGACCACCCCACAGTGAAGCCGGTTGCCGTCATGGAAGCTCTTCTGAGAGACGTCTCGGATGGTGCGCTGGTCTGCGATCCATTCATGGGGTCCGGTACGACAGGGCTCGCTTGCATGGCCGAATCGAAACGTCGGAAGAAGGGGCACGGACTCAACTTCGTGGGCATCGAGCAGGACGTCGAGTACGCACAGATTGCAGAACAACGCGTGCGATGGAAGGCGGCAGAAACCCCGGGTGACCTGTCCCCCAGGATCGAGAGCGAAGTTCCACCCATGGAGAACGAGGCTGAGCAGGAGGGTGGTATCTTCGGCCTCGACATCGGAGGAGTCGAAGATTGAGGGTGATCACCGTAGCGCGTAAACCACCTGAGGGACCCATCGCGGCGAACATCCAGCGCTGGGGGTCTGGTGGCCTCGCCGTGGATCCCTGTCGGATATCGTCTCCTGGAGGATCTCCCGCTGCTGCACGGCGAGCCTCGGCTCGCAAGTCTGACAAGGCGCCCATGGCCGAGCGGATCTATGGCTCTAGCCGAGCGTCCGAGACCGAGCTTCTTGGTAAACTCGGGCGTCGTGGAAGCGCGGATGTTTACATGGCAGAGCGCCCGTCCGAGCAGCTTGGTCGGTGGCCGGCGAACGTGATCCTCCAGCATGTCAAGGCGTGCGACGGCGAGTGCGGTCCGGTGTGTCCCGTCGGGATCCTGGACCGACAGAGCGAATCGGGCGGTACCGGAACGGGAGTGTCCCGTCGAGCACGACCTGGACAGCAACCGTTCAAGGTCGACCGGGGGAAAGCGCCAGTGCTCCCGCGTCATCGAGTGTTTGTTCCACCCGAGGACTACGGAGACAGCGGCACGGCGGCGGCGAGATTCTTCAAGCAGGTACGTCCATGAGAGTCGTCACCATCTCGCGCAAGCCGCTGGCTCAACAGAGCATCACGGACAACGTGTCGACCTGGGGCACAGGTGCGCTGGATATTACCAGGAGCCGGATCGGATCCGACGGTGGTGGGACCCACTGCACGCGACGAGGACCAGACGGTCTCTGTCTCGGTCATCGAAACGAAGGCAGATCGACGTCAGGAGAGACATTTCACGGTCCCGAGACGGCCGGAGGACGGTGGCCGGCGAACGTGATCCTGCAGCACCTTGCAGGATGTCGACAGAGCGGGACTCGCAGAGTCAAGACAGGCGTCGCCGTCAAGCGCCACGGCGTGAGATCGGAGGGCGTCACCGGCTGGGGCAAGGTGCCTCCAGGGACGCCAGACCACGGGTACGCGGAAACGGACGGGCTCGAGACTATTGCGTCGTGGACGTGCGAACGCGGATGCCCCGTCGATGACATCGACGCGCAGAGTGGTCTGCTCGCGAGTGGAAGCGGCACGATCAAGCGACGGACGGGGCGAGGGCGAGACGGAAACAGAAGCGCGACCTTCGGTGCAGAGAGCCGTCCAGCCGACACGCCGCAGATCTGGTACGGCGATCAGGGAGGGGGATCGAGATTCTTCAAGCAGGTCAGAACTTGAAGTCGAGGCCGAGCCTGTTGCCACTGCGGTCATCGGGAATGGCCGAGCATGTCCCCACCTTGATAGTCTCCGTGCCACCCGTAGCGGCCAGCAGGTTGGCGTCGGGATCGTTGCACAGGAGACCGTTCTCGCTGACCTTGAGGATGTCGTTGAGGTTGTAGACGGCGGGACCGCCGGCGCGCACGCCCGCCGGCGTCAGCGCCACCGTCTCGAACACGCGGAAGAGGAACCGACCTCCGCCCGTGACCATCGGGAGCGTGTTGGCGCCCATCGCGAACGTCGTGGCCTGCGGGTTGGCCGGCTGGATGCTCGTGAAGTTGCGGTAGCCGGCGTCGCCAGCCGAGTTCGCGTAGTTCTCCGAGCCGAACAGCAGGAATCCGGTCGCCTGTACGCCGTTCGATCTCTCGACGATCCAGTCGCTCACGCCCGTCGGCGTGACGAACAGGACCCAGAGACCACCCGACCATCGGGTCTGGCGCAGCACCGGGCCCGCCGCGACCACGAGCCGATCCCCGTGGAGGAGCACCTCGACGTCTTGCGACAGCGCTCCTTCTCGGAGAGACAGGGACACCCTGGTGGTGGGCTATAGAGGAGATACTGGTTTTCGCGAGGTCCTGGTGACGCGCATAGTGCGCGGGCCTCGTTGGGCGGCCGCGGCGTGTAAAAGCGGGGACCGGGCCGTACGGGAGGCCAGATGAGTACACGCGAAGTCCAGGACCTCGTCGAGCAGCTCCAGCAGGCCAGGGACGCCTACTACGGGGACTCCCCCATCATGTCGGATGCGGAGTTTGACGCGCTGGAGGACCAACTACGAGACCTGGACCCCGAGAACGCCTACTTCAAGGCTGTCGGCGCGAAGCCCAAGTCCGGGTGGTCCAAGGTACGCCACGGGGCGCCCATGGGCAGTCTCCTCAAGGTCCAGGTCGAGCAGGAACTCGCCGAGTGGCACACCGACGTAAGCGCCAAGATTCGGGCGGCCCACGTTTCCGGGGATGTCGGCTCGGCTGATCCAGGCATCGTGATCTCAGAGAAGCTCGATGGGATCTCCATCAGCCTCCGTTACGAGAACGGGCAGCTCGTCCAGGCTCTCACGCGGGGAGACGGAGAGATGGGCGAGGACATCACGCGCAACGTCCTGCTGATGAAGGGCGTCCAGAGGAAGATGCGCGACTTCACCGGGTTCGTGCGCGGTGAGATCGTTCTTCTGCGGAGCGATCATCGGAAGCACGTCCCCGAGTACAAGAACCCACGCAACGCAGCTTCGGGCATCGCCAAGCGAGAGTCGGACCCGGCTCCGTGCAAGCACCTCACGGTCATCTGCTACCAAGTGATCACGGACGCGCACGGGATCGTGCGCAAGTCCGTCGAGCTGAAGCTCCTGGAGAAGCTCGGCTGTATAACTCCCAATTGGAGCACAGCGTCTACGGTCGACGATGTCCTCTCCGTCTACAGGGAGTATGTCTCCAAGACGCGGGAGGGTCTGGACTACGAAATCGACGGACTCGTCGTCGAACTCGACGACCTGTCCGCCATGGAGCACCTCGGCGAGCACGACGGGCGGCCCAAGGGCGCACGGGCGTTCAAGTTCCCCCACGAGAAGCAGCCCACCAAGCTGCGCGAGATCGTGTGGCAGGTAGGAGCGAGCGGCCGGGTGACTCCGGTGGCGTACTTCGACGCGGTGAACCTCGCGGGTGCGTCCGTCTCGCAGGCGAGCCTCCACAACGAGTCCAACATCCGCCGCCTCGCCGAGAAGTGCCCGCAGAACCTGCTCGGCATGAGCGACACCGTGCTCGTCTCGCGTCGGAACGACGTGATCCCATACGTGGAGCAGGTGCTGCGGCCGTCGCAGAACGGGAGGTTCGCGATCCCTCGCGACTGTCCGTCGTGCGGCAAGCCCCTGTCCAAGAAGGGGGAGTTCCTCGTCTGCGACGACGGGGCGCGGTGCCCGGCGCAGCAGAGCGGCGCCGTCAAGCGGTGGGTCAAGAAACTCGACGTGAAGGAGTGGGGCGACACGGCGATCGAGGCGCTCTGTGCCTCGGGCAAGGTCCGTTCCCTCGCCGACATCTACCGACTCACGGTGACCGATCTGGAAGACTTCCAGCTCTCGGGGAAGAGGATCGGCACCAGCACGGCCGAGCGCATGCTGGAGAACCTCTCCGCCAAGAAAACGCTTCGCATCGCAGACTTCGTGGGCGCGCTCGGGATCGACCTCTGCGGCCAGACGGTGTGCCAGATGATCGTCGACGCCGGGTTCGACACGCTGGAGAAGATGGGGAAGGCGTCGCTCGCCGCCCTCGCCGCGATCCCCGGACTGGGCGAGACCAAGGCGGGAGCGTTCGTCGACGGTTTCCGCGGCTGCCGCAAGCTGGTCGAGGACCTGCTGGCGGCCGGCGTCTCCGTCAAGGGCCCCGTGAAGGGGAAGCTGTCGGGCAAGTCGTTCTGCTTCACCGGGATCCGCGACAAGGGAATGGAGGATCGGATCAAGGACGCCGGAGGGGCTATCAAGACGAGCGTGGGCAAGGATCTCACGTATCTCGTAGCGAAGGACCCGACATCGGCGAGCGGCAAGGCTAAGAAGGCGCGCGACTACGGCGTCCAGGTGATCGGCGTCGCCGACGTGGAGGCCATGCTGTGACGGAGAATCGCACCGAGGTCTACGTGACCAAGGGGACGCGTGTCAGGGCCGAGTGGTTCGAGCCGATCCCTCGCGCCTCACTGGCCGGTGCGCAGATGAAGGTGGCCGCGACGAGGAGGGTCGTCGAGGGCGTGGTCATCCGCGTGCGGGGCGATCACCCGACGCACCCGACGGTCGTGGAGTTCTCCGTGCGCCAGGAAGACGGCGTCGAGGTCATCGTTCGGCAGGAGTGGATCGTGGCCGTCCTGGAGCCCGAGTCATGAGCACCAGGACGTGCGGACGCTGCACCGTGTGCTGCACGGTGCTGCGTGTGGAGGAGATCGACAAGCCGGCTGGCGAACGGTGCCGACACGCCTCGCGCGAGGGGTGCTCGATCTACGAGGGGCGGCCGACCGCGTGCAGGGGATTCTCCTGTCTATGGCTCCTCGGATTCGGTGTGGATCGCCATCGTCCCGATCGCAGCGATGTCCTGCTGGATGTCCAGCACACGAACCTCGGCGAGACCGTGGTCGTGAGGGAGCTTGCCCCCCGGGCTCTCCAGAAGGACAAGGGAGCACACCTCATGCGCGATCTGCGACGGAGCGGCCAAGGGCTCTACGTCAAGCACCATGACGGCACCGTGAGCATCGAGGGACCGCAGGAGTTCGTGGAGCGCGGGGCAGAGATTGCCGCCGAACGCGGTGTCGGCCCGGACCGCGTGCGTCTCCGGATCCTCGGGTGAGACTCCGTCTATCCTGAGGCGTACAACGTCGGATGTCCGGTTCAGACACGGGGACCCGTGGCTTCCGCGCGCGCGGGGGTCTCGCCCTGCACGTCACGTCACTCGTGTTCAAAGACCGCCTCGCCGACGCCGATGACTCGCGACGGCTACGTGACCCGGACGTACAGCTGATGTCCGAGCTGTGCCTGGACTTCCACCAAGCTCACAGCGGACACAACCACAAGTTTCCGTTCCTCGTCACCACGCACGATCAGGCTCGAGCGAGGTACCTGATGCGTCTCCTCGAGAGAATCGACGACGACCTGGGGGGCACCGCACGCGCCTCGCTCAAGCGACAGGTACGCTTCGCGATTCCGGGAGGAAGGGAAGACCAACTCCACGGATACACGTGGTACTCGTGGGCGGTGTTCTGCGATCCTGCGCTCCTAGACGTCGAGGCCCCTCGGTCTCTCATCCGCAGCATTGAGCGCGATGACGATGGCGTGTGGAACGCGCGCGACAGAGATGGCGATCGCGTGCTAAGCCTCACGGATGCGGGAGCCTCGCTCCTCATGGAGCGCAGCATCTGCCCGATCACCTGCCGTAGATCGTCGTCGGTATCTCCGGTGACGTATCCGGGTTGGCACCGCGAGGAGACTCGGCTGATTCTGAATCTGCGGTTGCGAAAGGCGTTCGACCGGTGAGTACGGTGGACGACGAGGCAGCGCGGCTCAAGGCCATCAAGCGACTGAGGGCGCGTGCAGATCGAGTCAACCATACGTGCAACCTTGGCGACCTGCTTCGCTCGTACGGGTACGCTGTCGTCTCTGACCCGCACCGTGAGCAGCAGTTCTCGTGCGATCTCCACGGCGTCGACCGGAAACCATCTGCGCGCTACTACCCTTCGACGAACTCGACATGGTGCTGGGTCTGCCGCAAGAGCCGGGATCCGATTGCCTATGTCATGGAGAAGGAGGGCGTCGGTTTCCGGGAGGCAGTCGAGCACCTCGAACAGCGCCTCGGGCTTGGGGCGCTTCCATGGGTCGATGCCGAGGATCGTCCAGCGGATGTCCACGATGAGATTGATGTCGCGCGGTCGGTCTCCTACGAGGACGAACGTCGCCGGACCGATCGACTGCTCAGGGGGCTCACCCATGATCGGGAGCCGGACGCGCGTACGATCCTCGCATTCTGGGAGACATTTGATCGCGTGGACTACGGCGTGAGCAAGGAGTCGTGGGGCGAGCTGAAGGGGGTCCAAGCGCTCGTCCGTCTCCGCGAAAAGGTCCTTGACGTGAAAGGAATGTCGTGAAGATCGAATTGTGGCACGGAGACTGTGTCGAGCGGCTCGGACAATTTGCTCCCGAGTCCATCGACGCCGTCGTGTGCGATCCCCCCTACGGCTTAGAATTCATGGGCGCGGAGTGGGACACGTTGTGGGTGACCGGGGCCGGGATGAGTCGGCCTGGTATCGGGGCCCGCAAGACCGAGTGGGTGTCTTTTGGGATGGCCTCTGGATTCGGAGGGGCGAATCCGTCGTGTTCCGTCTGTGGGGGGCGTCGCCGCGGCCGACGGAAATGCATTTGCGAGAACCCGCGGTGGCACGTCCGGGGTCGGGCCGTTGATCCCGACGAAATCAAGAACAACCACCTCCGGGAGATGGATAAGTGGCACAGACGATGGCTGGCGGAGTGCTACCGTCTGCTGAAGCCGGACGGCATGCTTCGAGCGTTCGGGGGGACCAGAACCTATCATCGGCTCGTGAAAGCGATGCGAGGCGTGGGGTTTGTTGACGTGGATATCCGAGCCTGGACGTACTCGACGGGATTTCCCAAGTCGACGAACGTGGCAAAGGCTGTCGACAAGCTGCGAGGAACAGACCGTGCGAGGGAACGCGAGATCCAGGCGTACCTCCGCGAGCGGAGAGAGGCTCTCGGGCTGTCCAGGGTCGAGGTGGATCGCCTGGTGTTCGGCGGGACGACTCGTTACTCGTGGGTGGAGGGCCGGGGAGGAAAGAGAGCTGAGGAGATCTATCTGCCGACGCCCGAGGAATGGGTCCGTCTCAAGGAGGTGCTGCACCTCGACTCCGTCCACGACGACTACATTGCCTCGGCTATCCCGTCGCGCGCGATGCGGTCCCGCGCGGACGGAGGGAAGGCCGATCTCGTTGCTACTGAGGATGGAGACTGGGGCTACCAGAAGACGGGCGAGCGATGGAACGGCACACGTCGCATCACCGCGCCCTCCTCCGATCTCGCGAAGACGTGGCAGGGGTACGGGACCGCGCTTAAGCCAGCCTGGGAGCCTGTGGTCGTCGGGAGGAAACCGTGATCGATGGTCTGCGCTACGCCTCGATAGCCGATCCAGACAGGGCGACGAGACTCCTGGTCATGTACCCTGCGCCGCTGCCCGGCGAGCCGTGGGGAGTCTTGACTCCCCTGCGTGGTACCTCGTGGGGGGACCAGATCCCCGAGGTCACGGGCGAAGTGTGGTCCCACGCCCTTCACGGGCACCCGAAACCACTGCGCTTGCAGCTCGGAAATCCTCCGTTCGCGCGCGCTCGGAGGATCCCGCTTGGCGAAACCATGTGTCTCGAGCGCCAAAAAAGAATGTGTGCCGCAGCCAAGCCGACGTGTCATCCAGGATCGGGTGAGATGCCGGAGTGTTATGTAGCGCCTGCTCGTCGCGATGCCCTGCGAGTCGCCGCAAATGCCGTCGCTCACGCATGGGCAGAGGGTCGTTACGTGTTCGTCGTCGTCGGGGACGAGTTCGTCGTGACGTAGGGTAGAAGATTTGCGCCAATGAACTTTCTGGCAGAGCTTGAACAGGCCACCCGTCCTGACATCCAGCCCAAGGAGTGGTTCTCCTCGGTACGCATGGAGCTGGTCACCGAAGACACGCTTGACCGTGTGATCGACGAGTGCGTCGCTTCGGGGCTATACGCGATGGACCTTGAGACGTCGGGCAAGGATTCTCGAGTGTTCAACGGCCGAACGGCTTCCCGAATCGCGGGCGTCGGGGTTAGTCCCGATGGTCAAGTGGGCTACTACATCCCTCTCCTTCATCTCCCGAACGAGGAGATCTGCATCCCGCACAACAAGTTTGAGCGGGCGATGATGCGACTCGTCGAATCGCCTGCTGTCGCCATCTTCCACAACGGGTCCTTCGATCACGAGTTCCTGCAGTACGGCGTCGGGACGCCACTCGGTACCTGGGACGATCCTACGAAGTGGGAGGACACATATCACCTCGCCTACCTACGAGACGCCCGGTCACGCGAGCTGAGCCTCAAGAGCATGTCCCGCGAAATACTCGGCATGAACATGATCGAGTTGCACGAGCTGTTCCCGCCCGAAGCAAAGACGTATGACTTCTCCACGCTAGACATTACATGGGAGCCGGCCCTCTGGTACGCGACGAGCGACGTTATTTGCACCTGGAGACTGTTCCAGAAACTGAAAGCCGAGGTGTTGGAGAAAGAGATTCCAGGGTCCAAGGGGCAGCGTGCCGTCTACCAGATCGAGAAGATGTGCACACCGGCAGTGCGGTGGATGGAGCGCTGCCGCGTTCACATTGATGAGCGGAAGGTAGCCGAGCTGATCCAGCTGGGCCAGACGGAGCTGTTCGATTGCCTCCGCGAGATTTATGACGCCTGTAATGCCTCGTTAGGACGAAACGTGGAGCCGGCGTGGTTTCGCCTTCTCCGCAAGACGTTCGTTGCGGACGATCCGTCGTACAGCCTCGCCCGCCAGATGGACGACTGCAAGGCCCGCGCCAGGGGGCTGTCTACGAACTCCATGAATCCCGAGGAGGCGGAGATGGCCGACCGCCTCGATCGCAAGGGACACTTCTATCCCATCGAGAAGCACGTCGAGCTGAAGATCGATGGGAAAAAGGAGGTCTTCAAGGATTTCCCCGAGCGCTACGACGTGCTCTCGCGTCCGCAGCTCGGGCCCCTGTTCTGCGAACTCCAGATTCCCGGGTTGAGGCGCACGGGAAAGTCCGAGCAGATCCAGACGACGCAGGAGGTCATCGACAGGCTGGAGTCGGACCACGGCAAGAAATATCCCTTCCTGCCCAAGTTCAAGCGGCTGGGAGAACTCCAGAAGGCGCTGGGCACGTATCTCGTGTCGCTACATGCCGACCGAGGCCCGGACTCGACCATCAAGGTCAGGTACAAGCAGCAAGGGACCGACACGGGGAGGTTCACCACACCTGGCTCCGAGGATCCGTCGCAGGACGGGGGCACCAAGTACCCGATGCACGGCACCCCGGCGACCTACGACAAGAGCCGCCCGCAATGTCTCCTGAGGGTCCGCGAGGTCATCACGGCGCGGCCTGGCAAGGTGATGGTCTCGATCGACTACGCTGGCGTCGAGTTACGCATCGCAACAATCCTCTCCCGTGAACCCAAGTGGATGCGGGAGTACTTCCGCTGCAGCTCGTGCGGCCAAGACTTCGATCAAGGGGACGGCACGACTACTCCCGAACCGCCACCCCCGTTCTGTCCAAAATGCGGCGACGACCGTATCGGCGACCTTCACACCTTGACCGCGATCACGTTCTTCGGTGAGGACGCCGTCGGCGGCAAACAGTGGAAGCAGCAGAGAAACGACGCGAAGTCGTCGAACTTCGCCTTGGCGTACGGAGGTGGTCCGCAGGCGATCGAGCGTTCGATCGGGTGCAGCAACGACGAGGCAGCTCGCCACCATCGTGCATTCAACCAGACGTACTCCACCCTGCGATCGTGGTGGGATTACATCAAGAAGTACGGGGTCAAGTATGGCTTCGTCGAGACGGATTTCGGGAGACGGTATCCACTGCCCGACATCCAGCTTCCAGTGACACAGCACGAGGTGCACCGCGTGCTCACCGAGGAGTACCGACAGAAGATTGAAGCGGGAGAACGCGCGGACCCTCCAGACGACCATGTCGTGCGAGAGCGAGTCGCCTTGAACAGGAAGTGGAAAGCGAAGGCCGAACGGAACGCGACGAACGGACCGATCCAGGGCTTGTCGGCCGACATCACGAAGCTCGCCATGGGGATGATCTACCGCGAGTGCAAGAAGCGAGGGTGGTTCGAGAAGGTTTACCTGACGATCACGATCCACGACGAGCTGGTCTTTGAGATTGACGAGGATATTCTCGTGGAAGCGATCGAGACATTCCGCGATTTGATGGCACGGAACAAGACCATCCTCAACAGGAAGTGGCCCGTCCCCCTCACGACCGACTGCGAGATTGGCTACGACTGGACCGTCCCTTGGAACGTGAATGTCTTCAAAGCAGGTCGAGTTCGTTCGGATGGCGTCGAGGTTGACTCCAAGGGACAACCCACAACCAAGCGCTGGCCGGAGAATCTCGTCCGCCTCTTCGCGGCGGCCTACGGCACTGCGGATGCCCCCAAGCTTCAGACCGAGGCTCCCCCCAAACCTTCTGAGGAACAGGCGCCTTTTGCGCCCCCGGAGGAAGCCCTGGGAGGCGTCCAGGAGGCACGGACGCCCGCCGAGACGACCACGCCCCCGCCTACCCCCGAGCCTGTGGCGAGGCCCCCCGGGACGCAGGAAACGGCTCCCACGCCAGACCCCGCCCCGGCCACCCCCCAGGGTCCAACCCTGCCGCCCGGCGCGCCTCATGAGCTGCACCTGAGACGCCTGTCGTGTCGAGTCGCGCAGCGGCTCGCGGAGATCATCGTAGAGTGCCGGTGGAGCGGCGTCCATCCACTGCGCGTCTACGGACCAATGGGCGAACCCATCAAGTACGCCGACGAGGAGATTCGGGTGAATCCCCTGGTCTTCGATACCCTCGCGAGAATCCACGGGCTCTAACGAAAGGCCACCAAATGCTCAAATCCATAGATGTCGAGTACAGAGGGCGCAAGCTCACCCTCGAGTGCACGCACGCACGCCAGTTTCCTCCGCCGCAGATGTATGGACACACCCCCGACGACATCGACACAATGTGGCGCCAGGGGACGATCGATCAGAACCTCTACCAACTTCTCACCACGTGGCGCGAGCATTGCGGGATCATGGTCATGGGTCCGAAGTGCTTGGACTGTCCACTCGCGCTCAAGCAGAACCCGAGGCCCGGACGTCCGCATGTGATCGAGACGGAACCCTGGCTGACCGTCAAGGACCAAATCCACTGGGAAGACATGGCGCGGAACAAGACGCTGACGTCGGAAGACACCGAGGTCATCGAGGATCCTGCCGAGATCCCGGAACCTCGAGGACGAGCGCCCGAACCCGTCTCTGCTGACCTTGAGCGTGTTGTGTTGGGCGACGTCGAGCGGCCGCACGTACCCGCTCCCAGCGCGGGGTCGCGCCCACCCAGCATCGCAGACCAGATCGCTGCCGCGGGAGACACACCGGAATCGACCGAACCGCCCGAGAAAGACGACGCGGCTGTCGAGGACGATATCATCGACGCCCTGGCAGACGACTGATGGCGAACCCGAAGCGCTCTCTTGGCGAGGAACGCCTCGTCGGTGTGCGGCCGAGAGAACAGCGCGATCTGTTCGGCGGCTGCAACGAACCCGGACAGCCGTGGTTCCACCCCGATGCGAACGCGTTCATGAAGGCGTTCTGTCGAGTCTGTCGTAACGTCGACTGCATTCGAGCGAAAGGAGCCATCAGCCCCTGGCTCACGAGGATGCGAGAGCAGGTGGATTACCTTCTCAACGACCCGCAGTTCTCAGATCTGTCGAGCCCGGAACACCAGGCGATCACCCAAATGGCGTTTGAGCAGATGAACGCCAAAGCAGAACGTCTGGAGATCGCTGCACGAAGGCAAGACTGGGAGATCCCCGATGTGCCTTCGGATGGAGTGGCAACGGTTGCCGCGCCAGACGCGACGACCGCCGTCGACGAGGCAGTGAAGGAACTCGCACGGGCTAAGGGGCGCCCCGAGCCGGATCTGCCGCGACCGCGGTCCGAGAGCACACCGACTCATTTCCGCGAGGTGACGGAAGTCGAGTACGAAACGCAGTACCCGTCTTCCTCCGAGCCGAACAAGTCCTATAGGGTTGCGTTGACGAAGAGCGGCGAGTGGTCTTGCGAGTGCCAGGGGTTCCGTCACATACACCGCTGCAAGCACTTGGAGACCGTGCGTTCCTGGTACGAGGACCAGCTCCGCATGATAGCGGAAGAGGAAACCAAGCAGAGAGAGACAGCAGCGTCTATTGCTCCCCCGCCATCTGTTGAGCAGCAGCCTCATTCTCAGCCCTTCAACACACCGATGCCGCCGGAGGGCGTCATGGTAGGCGGAGAGCCTCTACCTCCGGCGACTGCTCGAGCGCGTCTCCCGGTACGGGAAGCCATCGATCCCTGGGCACCGCGCAAAGACATCGTCGTGGAGCCCGGAGGAACCGTAACTCTCCGGAGACGGAAGCCATGAGAATCGTGACTATCACTCGCAAGCCGCTGGCCGGAGCCTCTGTTGCGGAGAACGTCCTCCGATGGGGGACGGGCGCGATCGACATAGACGGCTCCCGGGTTGGCGGAGGGGACATCCTCGGCAGCGTGAACGCGGTTCGACGAAAGGACTATCCCCAGAGCTACGAGCGGGAGGGCCCCGGCTGGGGCAGGACCAGGGAGGACGTGCTGGAGATCCGGTGCGGTGGAAGCCGAAGTCCGGAAGATGGCCGCCCAACGTCGTGCTCCAGCACCATCCATCCTGCGTGCCCGTCGGCCCGGCATCGGTCCGAGCGAACGGGCACTACCCGTCCTCGCGACCCTCCGGTTCCGACGTTGCGGGGCCGACAGGACATGCCGGTCAGACCGGGCTCCAGGAGCACCACATGGACGGCGAAGTCGTGACGCGATGGGAGTGCCAGCCGGGCTGTCCCGTCCTCGCGCTCGATCGAGCGAGCGGTGTCAGCCGTTCGGCGGGGGGCCGCATTGCCAACATCTCCGGGGGTCAACGCGTCTACGGAGGCGGGAAAGGTTTGGGAATGGATCTCTCGCCAGATGAGGTCCGCGGCGACCCGGGCTACGGCGATGTCGGCACGGCGTCTCGCTTCTTCCCCCAGATTCGGGGGGAGAAATGAGCGCAGACAAGTTTCTCGAAGCGGTCGCGGCCTTCGACAAGGAGATTCTCGTTGCTTGTCCAGAAATCGCTCAGATCCTGCAGGACGCCAGACAAGGCTTGATCCGCCAGGAGGAGGCGGTTCGCCGTGTGTGGACGCTTGGCTCGACGAACGACGACTTGCGTTCTCGTGTGGAGAGGGCGCTGCTCACGGCGTTTGAAGTCGAGGCCCAATCCACCGACCTCGCACACTTCCCAGAACGCGAGACAGCTCTGAGTCGTTGGGGGTTCACGGAGGAGGATCTCGTCTTCCAACCTTTCGAGGATCGTCCGGGCTACAAGATGCTCCATCCCCTGTTCATGGGGATGATCGTCGAGCTTCTCCAGTTCGACGGGGATGTTCCCGAACTCAGGACTGGCCCACTGCCCGAGGGGGGTCACGCGGCGGTCCCCGTACACACAACGGCGCGTGATCCAGTGGTGATCGGAGCCATGCTCAAGCGAGCGAGCCAAGATATTACGGATCACCTGCGTAGGGCACAGGCAGCGCACGACGAGAGTGTTGCGAAGATGTTGGAAGCCGTCGGAGGACCGACCCCCGACCATGGTCTCGTGCGCCAGGAATTCGCGCGGGGTGTCGGAGTGGAGGGCTACGAACCAGGCAGACCCGTCGCCCTGCGTGATGTGGCTCCTCCGACAGGGGCCGAGCTGGCCGCGATGACGTTCGACGAGCGTCAGGGTCTGGCCCACATGACGCTCACGAGTACGCAGGGCCGTCGCTCCTCGGCGCCGGTCATCGCGGACATGGTCCTCTCCTCGCTCCACGAGGCCGGATACACGGGCACACAAATCGACGATCGGCGAGGGACGCGATCTCTCGTTACTGCCGAGTGGACCGTGTCCATCGACGGAGGCCGAACCGAGCGGAACCCGAACTTCAACTTCATCGTCGTCGCGGCGCGGTCGCTCGCCACGAAGCTCGGTCGAGGGCTGGCTGACAGAGCGAGCAAGCTCACGCCGATGGCCCTCCGCGTATCACCGATCAACACGGTGGCCGACCGAGTGGTAGGCTGGCGAGCCGAGCTGCTGGAATGACTCTCAGGAAGGCGTATAAGGTGAGTGCATGGAACGAATCCTGACGTGTCTGCCCGTGCTCAGGAAGGTGGTGGACGAGGCAGTGCGCGGCGTGGAGTGGATCGTTGTCGTGGTCCCCGACCAGGATGCAGGCACGGTCTTGCGCCTGCTGTACGGGATCGCGGTTACGGGATCGACGAGCGCGGGTCGTTCCGTGCTATTGCCGGACGGCGGTCGGGTGACCGTGGTTCCTCTGCACGACGAGGAGTTCGACGGTCACGGGTATCGCCAGGTGATGCTCGGATGCGAGGACGCAACGAGCCCGAGCGACGTCCTCGCTGTTCACAGGTGGCTGGGGGAGCGATCTTCCGTGGGATCGAAGTGATGACGCGACGACTGTGGGTCTTCCTCGTCACCGGTGGCACGCCATTCGAGATGCAGGTCCATGGCAACCCGATCATGAGCCATGATGGAGGAAGGTCAATCCTGAGAAGTCTCTGTACCGACGCGCAGGTCGCCGACATCGAGGAGACCATGAGAAGGCACGGATGCTCGGTGACGTCGAGCTGCCCGTCCGAGAGTGCCGAGCAGCGGGCCGAGCGTGGGCACGTGCTGGCGATCATGGGGGCTGACAGACCGTTCCCGACCGCCCGGTGTCCCGAGTGCGCGTGGTTCGACGCGCAGGTAGAGAGCCTGTGCGGGGCCGGCGTGACTCCGGAGGGAGAGGGTTGGGACGACAGCGTCGTCGAGTCGGCGATGGCGACCGCCAAGCACCGCGCCGACTTCGAAGCATGTCCCCTGCGCCAGGAGGTACCACGGTGAATATACAAGCGCGACAGACCACGCAGTCGCCGTGGATGCTCGCGGTGATCGTCGTGGTGTTCTCAGCGAGCACGCTCCTAGGCAACAACTTCGTTGTGGGGCCCTATCCGTCGAACGATACGGAGGATGTGTGAGCGACGATCAAGAGAAACGCAGCCCGATGCTGGAGGTGAAGGACGGAGGCATGCCGGACCACAAGCGGTTCGTCGAGATTGCGCAGGAGGCGTACGACACGAGGCCGCGGGTGTTCTGCCCCCGTCTGCGTTCGTCCGGCCCCGAAGGAGTACGTCGCCTCGCGGCACGACGGACGCCACGTCTGTCGTGGTACCTCGTTCACGACGAGGTCGGGAACTACGTCGAGAAGACCAAGGCGAGCTTGAGCATGATGGAGAACCCGTGAGCGACCACGAGATGCGTCTCGTCGACGATGCCATGACGGCCATGCGAGTCCTCGAAGCGGAGTCGGTCGGCCTCATCGTCACCGATCCTCCCTACGAGAGCCTGGAGAAGTGGAGAAACATGGGTACGACGACTCGGCTGACGAAGTCGAAGCAGTCGAGCAACGCGTGGTTCCCGACAGTGCCGAACAGTTACTTCAAAGAGTTCTTCGTCGAGTGTTATCGAGTTCTAGACAGAGACTCGCACATGTACATCATGTGCGACGAGGAGACCGCGGATGCGCTCAAGCCGATGATCCGTGACGCGGGCTTCGGGTTGCGCAAGTCCGTCATCTGGCACAAGGTGGGCAAGCTCGAGTCGGTAGCGTGTCCACGGTGCGGGGCGCACGTGACCGAGCGACACGCTCCGGGAGCGCCTGGGATGGGGTACCCGTACCGATCATCCTACGAGTTTGTCCTCCTCGCGGAGAAGGGGAAAAGGTTACCCCCGGCCGACAAGTCCGTCAGGAACTTTCAGGATATCGCTGACGTCCCGTGGATCAAGGGGAACGACGCTTACCCGACGGAGAAGCCCGTGCGTCTCAACGAGATCTTGATCGCACAGTCGAGCGCCCCGGGCGACCTAGTGCTCGATCCGTTCGCTGGTAGCGGATCGTGTGGTGAGGCCGCGTTCAATCTCGGGAGGCGGTTCCTCGGGTTCGACGTCAAGCAAGAGGCGCTCGACCATTTTGAGCGTCGGCGCCAGGGATGGCACTACGAGGAGCATGCTGACGCACCCGCCCAGACCGGAGGCATCTTCGACCTGCTCGGGATTGAGCGGTGACGGTTCTATCCCGAGGTACGGGTGACTGTGCCTCGTCACCGCCGCTCTTGGATCCCGGTCGAGGACCCGTCGGTCTTTCGTCGCGGCGATATGGTTCTCCTGCAGACGGCGAGAGGCGCAGCCCGCTACGAGGTCCTCGCGGGCGGGCGGCGGGAGATCCTGGTGCGCCGGATGTCGTGGTGGCAGGTGCTCCTGCGACGATGGCGAGGCAGGCTTCGCCGATGGTGGACGCGACCTCATGCCCACAGGTGACGGAGGTGCCCTCGCAGGTATGGCCTCGAGGCCATCGACCGCCCCGTCTCGTGGTCCGTCACGGTGTCGCGCTGGAGGGCCACCGTCCGGACCTTGTCACCGCGCATGCCGCTTCCCAGCTGTGCCCGACGGCTCGCGTTCCTGGTTCCGGTGGCGCGTTCGTCTGCCGCCGCCTTGATCCTGGTTCTCAGCATCTGCATGGCCGTCTGACGGTTGACGTGCTGGCTTCGACCCCCGTCGACGCGGATCGAGATGTCGGTGGGCAGGTGCCTGAGCACCACGCAGGTGTCCGTCTTGTTCCTGTGCTGGCCACCCTTGCCGCTGCCTCGGGTGAAGGACTCCTCGATGTCGCGGGGATCGATCACGACCTCGTGCTCGGACGGCACGTCGAGCACGGCGACCGTCACGGTGCTCGTGTGCACTCGACCGCGCTTCTCGGTGGGGGGCACTCTCTGCCACCTATGACCGCCCGGTTCGTGGCGGAAGGCTTCTCGCGCACCTCGGCCGGTCACGCGGAACAGGAGAATCCCAGGCCGTACGTCGATCAGCTCGTGGTCAAAGGCGCTCCAGCTGCATGAAGCGCTCGTAGACCTTGAACTGCTCGATCACGAGCAGCTTGGCGTCTTGACCGCCCTCGGCGGCACGTATCTCGATGATGAGGGTGTCCATGGCTGTGTTCCTTCGTTGCGGAGAGCGGGGTGGGATTCGATGGGGATTTCTCCTCGCCGGGTTAAAAGTCCGGTGCGTTCGGCCAGCTACGCTTAACCCGCCCTTGTTTCGGGAGCGGTTGCGTTTGAGCTTGTGGTGTGTGACGGGCATCGGATCATCCCTCCTGGATCGTCTTGATGAGGCCGAGAGCGAGGGCACGTCGACGCGCCTCGACCAAGTGCGTGTCGAGTCCGCGCACGGCGAACTCCATGCCGCTCTTGTACTCGTGGCCCTCGGGCCCATACCGGGCGATCACGGTCGGGATGCCGATTTGCGGATCGAAATACAAGTCGTGCCCGTCGAAGGAGCCGAGGAAAGTGGCGGCCCCGGAGCTGTTGGGGAAAAGTGGAATGGTGTCCACGGTATTCCGTGAACCTGTGGAGGGCGGTGAGCCGGGAGGGATTTGAACCCACGAGGGACTTGCGTCCGGCGGATTAAGAGTCCGCTACACCAACCAGACTGTGCGACCGGCCCGAGATGTGCCTGCGAAGCCCGGCGCGGACGGAGGATCGTCCACGGCGGGCTAACGCTTGTGCTTCCCGATCCGTTTCTCGGCGGCTTCGACCTCGGCGAGACGGCGCAGGAGATCGCCCCGGGTGCTGAGCACCTGGTCGATGGCTTCCCGGACACGGGTCTCGCGAGTCATGGAAGGTTTTTAGCCGTTCTCGGGGATCGTGTCAAGCGGGCTTCCCCAGTCGCACTCGTGCCTCTCCAGGCAAGCGGGTGAACAGGCGCGCGTGTAGCAGTGTTGGCAGTGCTCGGGCCACTTCGTCTCGATGCTCGTCTGCCCACACACGGGGCAGTCCTCGAGCCTGTCGTCGACCATCCAGGTCACCACGACGGGAGTCCCGGACCTCTGGAACTCCTCGCGATGAGGTCCGTCGTGTCCCGGGGAGAGCTGGCAGCGCATGGTCGTGTGATTGTCGCCGTAGTCGTCTCCGATGTGGAGCTGCGCGTTGCACTGCCCATCGATGTCCTCCGGCGGCCCGTACACGACGTCTTTTCTATCCGTCCGAGCCCTCGTCGAGCAACACCTGCTCGCGAAGATCCGCCAGACGCTCCTGGACCGTGAGGGACGGGCCGTTGCTGTTCCGCAGGCGTCTGGGATTGCCGCACATCCAGCAGCAGCACACGCTGAAGTTGTCGGCCCGGTAACGGGCACAACGCTCGACCCAGTCATCGTCCGAGAATGGGCACTCCGTGCTGAGCACGATCTTCACGAGGGCCTCGTGACCCGCGGCTGACACGCACGAAGTATACCCGGTTTCGGGTCTATGGCTTCCCGGGTCTTGGAAGGCCCCGCATGCACCAGCGCCACCCGAAACCCAAAATCGTCGTACCCGTGCCCATCAAAGGTCAAGTTGGTGCGGGGGATGTCGTGAAGAAGGTGACGAACGCCCTGGGGATCAAGACGTGCTCCCCCTGCGAGGAACGACGCAAGCGTCTGAACAAGACGTTGGCCTTCGGGCGGCGTCAGGGCTGAGCGGGGACACCCGGGCAGAGGGTGACAGTGAAGGTCGTGCCGGGATCGCAGTCGTGCGATCCTCCCTTGTCGTCGTAGGAAAACGCGTAGGCCGAGGGGCAGCCCTGGTGCACGAGTTTCACATACTCTGTGTCTTTCACGATCCCGGCGTTGCACGTCTCGGGCGTCACGGGACTCGGACAGCAGAGCGCTTGGCCAGTGGGGTCGGCCTCGGTCTTCCCATCACCGAGAGGTGTGGGCCACGTCCACTTCTTGCAGGGCGCGAAGCATTGGGCCACGTCGTTCCCCTGCTTGATCTGCAGATCACCGACGTTGTCCTTCTCGGCAGTGGGGCACTCATTCAGCACGAGCGCGCACGAAGTCGGCGTACATCTTCCGCCTGAGGTTGAGGGCACGATCTTGGCGCCCAGAGAGAACCCGTCCACGAGACTCACGTCGTAGTAGGGCCTGGCTGCGCCGCCTGCGGGGCCGAAGAAGAACTCAATCTTGGTGTCGGCCGGGGGCTGGCAACCCGCCGCGGGACACGGGGGAATGGCTTGTCCCGTCGCGCACGCCTCACCACTCGCGTCACATCCCGTCTTCGGCCAAAATCGACCAGCCCACCCAGCGTTGGGCATGGCGTAGCCGTGGGTACCGGTCTTGGCCGTGAGTTTCACGATCCCGTCTGGCAGGACCGGATGCCCGGCGTTGGGTTGCGAGGCCACCCAGACATCGAACGGGCAAAGGTTCGCGATTGTCACCTGGTGCTGTGGGGACGGCGAGGGCTCTGGCTCTGACCTTTTCTCCTGGGCGGGACGGCCGCAAGATGCGAGAAGGAGTAGGACGGGAACGGTGATGCGCATACGGGAGGCATGCGATAGGATGATTAAGGGACGCTAGATCCGGCGCTGGACATCTTCCCAGATCTCCAGCTCCTTGCGCCATCGTCCGAGATCGTCCTCGCTCGGACGCTGTGGGACGCCGTTGATGGTGATCACTTTGGTGCCATTGATCATGCCCTTGAGGTGGTTCACCTTGGCCTTCGCGAACTTTCCGAGCACGGAATAATTGGACTGCGGAAAGTCCCGCACGAAATCCGAGATCTCGGGCGCGTTGGAGTACTGCGTGAGGCCCTTCCAGATCACGTGGTTTTTGCTGTCGAGCGCCATATTGCCAGCCAACAACGCGTAGGTGCTCTTCTTCGGGTTATTCCAACGTCCTGTGCGTGGTTCCTCCTGTACTTGAGAGATCGGTGCACGAGCACAAGGAAATCGCCCTCGAATTTTTCGCAGTGCTCGATCATGTCGTCCACGTGTGTGTGGCCGAACTTGCGACACTCCTCGATCGAGGAACGGTCGTCCCAGTACGTCACCTCGTGCGTGAGCACATGGGCCCGTCGCGCCTGTTCATTCTCCAGAAGGAAGTCGATCGTCGTGTCCCCGGGAATCACGAGCATTGTGCGCACCGCCTCGTCAGCGACCACGACACCTTCAGCGCGCAGACGCCCGATCTCCTTGCCAGGCATGCCTTGGAATTCCGGTCGCAGCTTCCTGGTCGTCTGCTCGACGGCCCATCCGCAGGTGGGCACCCGGTGGAACGTCTTCATCGCGCGGACGGAGATCCCGTGCTCGAGGGGCACAGCATCTCCCGGCTTGCACGGACGGAGTGTTATGGTCTCCGACGAGGATCGATCCCCTCCGATCCTGCCCATCGCATCAAGAGCCGTCTTTACGTCCTCGGCGATCTCGGCGGGCAGGTACACCATGAGTGGGCGGGGGCATCCCTGGATCTTCCGGCGCGCGGCGATGGCTGGGAGCGCGCCCGCGTGGTCGGGATGGCCGTGCGTCAGAAACAGGTGGTCGACCGTCACCGGGAGAACCGTCCCGGCATCGAACACGGCCCGCGCCTCCGGCACGTGGATGGACGTCCGCCGATGTGTAGACGTTCCATGAGGATCTCGCGAGGCATAGTACGGCCCAATCCATGAGTTTACACGGTGCTCGGCCTATCCTTCCCCGTATGCAAGATGAGGCGCCAGGACCCTTCCGACCCCCAGGAGATGCCCTACGACTTCCGCATCGACCGGGCCAACGTGCAGCGAGAGGAGGCCGAGATCGTCCAGGCCCAGAACGCGGACCGCGCCCTCATGATCCAGCGGGGAGGCGTCTGGTACCGAACCGCCATGTACTCCAAGTGTCTGATCCACAACGCCTACGGCGAGGTGTCGGATGACGACTGGGTGATGGTGGAGGTCGCGCTGCGCAGCGGGGACCAGGCGTACTTCGACAGGATCAAGCGCGATCCGGCAGCCGTCAGGAAACTCGTCGATCCACAGGCTGGTCTCGCGTTCTCCCTCCTGGGCGCCGACTCGTTCAGCGTGAGCATGCCACCTGCCCCGTCCATGCTTTCGGACGAGGCCGGCTCAGAGATGGTCGAGGTCTACGGCATGGCCATCTTGCGCGACGCGGCCTTCCGCGACATCGCTGATGGCACGACGGGGCAGGAGCCGGACGTGAACACGCTCCTGTCCGACCTCAACACGTTCGGCGGAAGCTTCAAGGGACCGAAGGTCGGAGGTCTCGTGACGAGACAGACGCTCTTCCGCGGCGTGGGACAGGGCGAGACCGTGGGGCCGTACGTCAGCCAGTTCATGCTCCACGACTTCGACTACGGCAACCTGTTCGTCGAGCAGCTTACGGAGACGGAGTCGGACGCGGCCGCGTCGATCTCCGTCTCCGGGTGGCTCGACATCCAGCGAGGCATCACGCCGCCGGGAGCCAACCGGACTGGTCTCCGTCGCCGGGTGTTCAGCCCGCGCGTGCTCGCTAGCTACGTGCACAACGATCCTCTCGCGCAGGCGTTCTTTCACGCCTGCTTGATCCTCCTCAACGCCGGAGCCCCGCTTGACCCCAACATTCCAGTACTCCCCAACGAGGTGGGATTCGGAACCATGGGACCGCCGGACGTCATGGCCAGGATCTTCGAGGTCTCACAGATCGCTTTGCAGACGTGTTGGCGGCACAAATGGTGCGTGAACATGCGCCTGCGGCCAGAGGTGATGGCCGGGCGGGTTCACTTCACGCTGACAGATGCACAGAACTATGGACTCGATGCGACACTCCTGAGTTCGGGTACGACCGCCCGTATCCTCGCCATCAACACGATGAACGGTCATCCGACCTACATGCTTCCGCTCGTATTCCCAGAGGGAAGTCCGGCGCATCCCAGCTACCCAGCTGGACACGCAACCGTGGCTGGGGCTTGCGCCACGGTACTCAAAGCCTTCTTTGATGAGGACGTCCTGATGACGAGCCTCGCGGGAGGCACGTTCAAGATCGTGGAGTCGGTCACGGGGACCGAGACGATGGCCCAGCTGGAGGCCGCTGCTATTACGGATCCCGACATCACGAGCCAGCTGACCGTGGGCGTCGAGCTGAACAAGCTCGCGTCCAACATCGCCACGGGCCGAAACATGGCGGGGGTTCACTACCGGAGCGACGGCGATCAGAGCATCCTCCTCGGCGAGAAGGTGGCGATCCAGTTCCTTAAGGACGTGGCGAACACATACAACCAGCCGTTCGTGGGCTTCAAGCTCCGCAAGTTCGACGGGACTGTGGTCACGGTGAAGTAGCGTGACGAGTGTAGTCTCCAAACGTGTCGCATCTCGGTGGATCGCGGGGATGGTCCATGATCCGTCACGCATCTCCTGGCTCTACGGAGACTTACGTCGCACCGTCGACCAGCTGGAGGAGGAACTGGTGAAGGGCGATCCGGGCGACATGCTGCTCCGGGTACTGTGGGGCCGGATTATCATCCACGCGCAGCAGATCGCCCGATGGATCGTCGAGACGAGGTCCATCCCTCCCGGAAAGGCGAAGGCGGTCGAGCTTGCGGCCAGAGCCGTCGAGGCCTCGCGAACAAAAAACATCGTGAAGTGGTGGGCGAAGAACCGACGCCACATCGCCACCATCCTAGAGGCCGAGAAGTGGCCGGAGCGTGGAGAGAGCCCTCGCGAAGTCCAGGAGCTGGTCAAGGTTGGACCGTTCACGGTTCACAACTCGCTGCACCTCGACGACCGGAAGCTCGACACGATCAAGAGTCTGCTCACGCAGGCTGAGACCAAGCTACGGCGCGCGGGGAGCGACCTGGCGCGTGTTCTCTATGGGGACGTATTCCTCGTCGGACGGCTCAAGCAACCTCGTACGCTGGCGTGGTACTACGAGGCTGGGGACGACGTCTACCTGCGGCCGCACCTGAAGGTCGGACGCGGGGAACTGCACAACTTCCTACACGAGCTGGGACACCGCTACTGGACAAAGTTCATGTCAGGCACGCAAAAGCAGGCGTGGGCCGCCAGACATACGGAGTTGGGGATCAGGCGCCCTCAAGTCTCTCTTCCGAAGCCGGGCGATCTACTCCCGGTGCCGATCAAGGGGGCCAAGGAGACTCCCACGATAGTCAAGTACGAGACCGATCTGCGGGGCAGGATCCTGGTGGTCCTGTCCACGGGAGCGAAGGTGTCGGCGAACTCCCTCTGGAACCTCATGGAGCACGAGGCGATGGCCAGGAGTTTCCCGTCGGACTACGCGGCCACGAAGGTGACCGAGCACTTCCCGGAGGCGTTCGCCATGCACGTGCTCGGCACGCTGCCGCCCGAGCACGAGGAGTTCTTCGCGCGGACGATGTGACGGCGGTGGTCGGGGACGAGGTCGAACCGTCGACATTCATCTCCCCTATTCTCTACGTCCTCGCCTCCACGGCCCCGATGATCCTCCGGCAGAGTTCTGCCGTTCCCGACTCTGGCGCGTGAACCACGAGTGTCATCGAGCCCGAAGATGAGCTACCCGACCGCGGCGAGTCTGCGGCGCCGGTCCTTCTCCTCGCGGAGCCGGCCGTGTAAACTGCTCCGCGGTTACGGTCTGGCCGCAGCGCAGACAGATGCGCGGCCTCGGAAGCTGACGCGGTCCGTAAGCGCCTGGCTGAAGACCAGGAGGTGTTGGTTCAACTCCAACCCGAGGCACCGCAGGAAAGAGAACAATGTCCATGATTTTCACCCATCACGATGGACGCACGCAGGAGTGCGACCACGAGGACAGCCTCGGTCGAGAGCTGTCCGACGGGTCGCGTTTCTTCTCGGCCGGATCCTCCGTCGTGCGGAGATCCGGCTAGATAAAGCGCGCGCTCGTGTTGTTCTTGGGGTAGGTGACCGGGATCGAACCGGTGCCTCGGGTTTCACAGACCCGCGTTCTGACCGACTGCACTACACCCACCATGTGTGGCTCGTCGCTATGTCGGGAGATCATCATGGGACCGTGTTCAGACGCATCCTACGTGGAATGAGAGCCGTTGTCAAGGGACGGCGTCTCGGAGGTCCAGAGGCAGCTCAGATCCAGGTCAGGCACTTCCCGAGCGGGTGGAAGGTCAACCCCCGGGAGGTCCTCGATTTCCGTGAACAGCTCGCCAATGGTCATCAGGTATGTCGGCTCCTCCCGACGTGGAAGACGGCCGATCCTCCGCTCCTGGGTGAGATCCGTGGTCCAGGCCCACCCCTGGATGACATAGGGAGTGCCATCTGGATCTCCGCCGGTAACGAGCACACAGATGTCAGCGTGCCCGTCGAGGGTCTTGTAGGTCGGGAACCAAAGGTTCCAGCCATGCGGAGTGTGTTTGACGTCTACTGTCCGGCCATTGTGGAGGCGTGTGTCGATCCCGCCATGCCGGGGATGGGTTGTGAGATCCGGATACAGATTCCAAGCCTTGCAGAGGGCTAGCTCGGCTCCCATCGCCAGGGCATCCCGGCGAATCGACTCGTCTGGTGTTTTGATGTCGACCTGGCGGTCAACGATTCCGTGCTTGCGGTCTCGATTATGTCTCGCCGTACCGAGGGCTCGAGCGACGCGAATCTCGGACGGATCCAAGACTACTTCTTGGGGGCAGCGGAAGATGCGTCGCACCTTGCTTCTACGCCAGAGCGAGGTCAAGGACATGGCATAGAAGCCACGTCGACGATCCCTGAGGAGGGGGGCATGCGAGGCCGGCCTGTCACGCCGCCATCGGCGACCGACCTCGGGATTGTCGTGGTAGCGGGGACAGAATTTGAACCTTGCGCCTCGGCGCAGCGGCGGCTAGCCTGACGCCGAGATCCTCCCCGGATCTTCGGGAGCGCACCATGGCCGACGAGACCCAGAAGCCGAAACTGGCGACGGAGCTGCCTCGACCTGCGACCCTCACCGACGCCGATCTCGACCGCCTGGACAAGGAGGCGACCGAGTTCCGTGCAGCGGTGGAAGCCGGGACCGCATCTCTTGAGAAGTTGACCGCAAAGGATCTTCGCATCCGCCTGCGGTAGCCTCGGCATCGGCCATGACGCGGCCGCTGCAACAGCTCGTGGCGGAAGTGTGCGGCGGGGACCATGAGTCCGAGCAGGTCAAGTACCTCGCCGCTTACTTTCGCCACGGTGGGTTCGACATCGGCACGATGGTCGTGGAACACCCGTACGTCGACCGGCACTACATCGAGGAGTTCAGCCGGTACTACGCGACCTCGTTCCGTGCACCTGCAGCGCACACGACCCGTCTCCACCTGTTCGCCGAGACGTTTGACGGCGACGTTCTCCGTCGATGGGTCCAGGAAGCGGCTGCCGAACCAGCGACCTTCTCGTTGCGATCGAGACGCTCAACCGATTGAGCTACTTTGCTTGTAGGCCCTGTCTGGCGGGCCACCTTCGGCGCCGGACCCTGGAGTCGAACCAGGAGCTTGTGGACCATCCGCGGATGCCTCTCGGGGAGGCGAGTGCTGCGGTCTTTTCCGATTTTGAGTCGGTGACCCCCCGATGGGGTCGTGGTCCGGCAATGTCAGGTCGTTCCGAGTGCGAGGTCTTGTTTTGCTGCACGCTTGCTTAGAAGGCAAGCTGGATGTCGCGGGTTCGAATCCCGTCTCCCGCTCCGTCTAGGCCCCGAAAACGGGGCTTCTTGCCGTCAGGTCCGGGTCAAGGCCGGGCCGCCCGTGAACGGATTGCTCGACGTGCCTCGGGGCGAGGTGCCTGTACCGGTCGGCGAGCAGTACGTGTGCCGCGGGCAGTGCAGCCCGAGGCCGGGTCGGTCGAGCCCCGCCTTGCGCAGCAAGGTGGGGAGCAGCTCGGTCAGGGCGCACGGCATGACGCGTTGCCCATCCGCGCCGCGGGCGACGGGATCGTTCGCTCCCGGGTTCGCGACACGAAGCGCCTGGACGAGGTCTCGCGGGATCGTGACCGTGCGACCTCGCCTGCCCCTCGTCGTGTGCCTGTACCATTCGCGACGACCGCCCGGGCCCTCGCCTCCTCTGTGCCCCTCCACCACCGCGCCCGCAGACCCTCTAGCTGCCCGTTTCCCGAGGATCGGTGAATCCCTCGGCCCGGGCCGTGCGTTCGCGGAGTCCCACGCATCGCCGGCGCGCCGGCGATCTCGAAGGTTCGACCGCCACCCGCGCCGCGGACGCTACCCTGGTGGCCCCGCGACCGTGTCCCGACCCCGTCTCACCCCCGAGCAGCGCGCCCGCGCGAACCCCGACGGGCGCTCATCCCGCGCGAGCGCGAACGTGGGCGAGTTCGCAAACCCTTTCGCGTCCCTCGAACCCGGCCAACGGTCTGCAAACTGGTTTCTGGGGCGGTTTGAACCTCCCTTGGTTCAGGTCGGTTTCGTTTATTGCGTTTACGCGGCGGAGGGGTAAGCTCCCCTCGGAGCCCACCCCATGCACGCCGCCCCTGCACCCGCAAAGGACGCCGCCGAGATCGCCCGCTCGGCCCTGCGCGGGCTCGAGCCCCTGAGCAAGCGGGCCCGGGCCCCACGGGCCGTGACCCTGCGTTCCGAGGACAATGGGCACGAGGTCACCGTGACCTTGCCGCCGGACGCCCTGCGCCTTCTCGTCGAGGTGCTCGGGCACATGGCGAACGGGAGCCTGGTCGCCATCCTTCCGCAGCACGCGGAGCTGACCACCCAGCAGGCGGCCGAGTTCCTGAACGTCTCCCGGCCTCACGTCGTGCGCCTGCTCGAGGAGGGAAAGATCCCGCACCGGAAGGTGGGCACCCACCGTCGGATCAAGATGGCGGATGTCCTCGAGTACAAGCGCCGCGAAGAAGTCGAGGCGAAGGCCGCCCTCGAAGAACTCGCCGCCGAGGCGCAGAAGCACGACCTAGGGTACTGACAGGCAGGTCGCGTCGTGGCGTTCATCGTGGTCTACGACGCGTGCGTGCTCTTCCCGGCGCCGCTTCGCGACCTGCTCATCCGCGGTGTCGTCCGGGAGACAACCGGACAGGATGACCACTACCCCAACGCGGCGAACGATCGTCGTCCTCGTCGGAGTCCTGATCGAGTGGTCCTGTGAGCGTGCGTGGCATCTGTCTTCCTTTCCTCGTCTTGTCGCTTGGAGCTACCGGCCGGGATCGAACCGGCGACCTCAGACTTACCAAGTTTGCGCTCTCCCGACTGAGCTACGGTAGCGTCGGGAGCCGGCTACGGGAGTCGAACCCGCTTCCTCCTGATTACAAGTCAGGCGCTCTTCCTCTTGAGCTTCGCCGGCGATGGTTTCTCCTGGTTCGTGGAGCCGAGAATCGAACTCTTGTCCCCGCAGTACGAGGGCGGTGCACTGCCACTGTGCTACGTCAGCGAGGGCATGATGCCTAGCCGGTCGGCTCGCGTGCTGCGGGTCTCCCCGGTGTTGTCTGTTGGACGGAACTACACCGGGGAGACGCTCAACACGCGATTGCGGCCGTATCGGGGCCGCACGACCACATCGCGGCGGCCGGCTTGGCCGTCACGGTGGTCTCGGTTGTCGTGGTGCGTCTCATGGCGTGGTTCTCGGTCGTCCCGCCTGCCAAGGACAGGGACGGGAGCACTCTAGCGGGCTTTCTCGACGACGTCAAGCGCTGGCGGAGAAATCTTACTTCGGCGAGCTGCCGCTGTGAGAGGAGGATGCTCGATGGCGCTCCAACTCTTCCAGGAGAGACGTGATCTGGCGCTTCTTGCTCCTCTCATGGAGGGCACGGAGGGTCGCCACAAGACCCCCTAGGGCGCCGCCTAGAGTGGCTACCTGATCGGGATCGAGGCCCAGGTTCTTGAAGACCCCGAACACTGCCAAGATCGTCACGACGTAGCCCACCGCGGCCGCTACGGGATCCGAGACTCCCCACGCTCTGTCTACACGTGACGTGCTCTTGCTCGACTCGGCCATGTCCAGGACCCTCTTAGAGAACGATTCTTGATACGAAAACCCTCCCGTGGTAAACTGGTCTGTCCAAACATGCCCCGCATCTACTCCCAGGAGAACTTGGACGGCCGTAGGTTCGGACGCTTGGTTGTGTTGAGGCGCCGAAGGGTGGGAGTGCGCCGCTACGTTGCCCAATGTCGCTGCGATTGCGGGAGGGAAATCGAAGTGTTGGTCGCCTCGATCAAGCGAGGTGCCACCCGAAGTTGTGGGTGTCTAAATCGCGAGGTCACGAGAGATCTCCGTGGATCTCGATCCGCGAGCTGGCGCGGAGCCGGAGACATCCCAGCCAAGTACTGGTCTGGTCTTGGTCGCGGAGCGCGAGAACGCGGACACGACTTCAAGTTGAACATCGAGGATGCTTGGGATCTGTTTCAAGCTCAGGAAGGCATCTGTGCGTTGTCTGGTCAAGCCCTCGGATTCAAGGAAGGGACCGCCTCGCTCGACCGCATAGACAATGACCGCGGCTACCTGATCACGAACGTTCAGTGGCTCCACAAGACCGTGAACCTGATGAAGGGACGTTTGACACCGTCGAGATTTCTGTTCCTGTGTGGCCTCGTGGTCAGTCCGGATTGTCCCGTCTGCGCAGAGAACCCGCGAGCAAAGGGGTCGTCTCGAGAGAGCATTCCCATGCCGCGAAAGACACGCTACGGGAGATGGACTGTGCTAGAACGATGGCGTACTCGGACGCCCTCTGGTCTCTCTTACACGGCCCGATGTCGATGCGCGTGTGGCGTGGAGAAGGAGGTTCGGTTCGACTCTCTCGTGCAGAACAAGTCGACATCGTGTGGATGTCTGCAGTTCAAGGGGTCAGGTGAGGTCTCGGCCACCTTGTGGTCCAGGGTTCTTCGCCGCGCGCGCCGTCGCGGCCTCTCGGTCGATCTCTCCGCGGCCGAGGCTTGGCAGATATACCGAAAACAACAAGGTCACTGCGCGTTGACTGGGCTTCCCTTGGAACTGAGAGGACGAAGACGAACGGCCTCCCTAGATCGCCTCGACCGTGAAACAGGCTATCGACCGGACAATGTCCAGTGGGTTCACAAGGACGTCAACATGATGAGGAACGTCTTGTCGATCGAGGATTTCCTGGAGTGGTGCCGAAGAATCGTCAAATTCACGGGAGATCGTACACCGTGACAGAGATGCCTCGTCGTACCAGAGTCTGTTCCAGAATCGGCTCTACCTCTTCCCAACGCCCGCCAGCGAGACCACAGCCCAGCCGGGGCGCATGGACCGATACACGACGTTCTGGATGAGCCTCGGCGAAGTCCGCGATCAGAGAGAAACCCTTCCCGAGAGCCTCGTACCTGACTGGTGGTCGTCCGTCTTGTCCTCTCCCGACTCCTCGTTGTCCAAGGAGGTTGGCGATCCAGATGTCATGTTCGACGGGGACGAGTTGGACACAGCCGAGCATGCGAGGGAACATTGCCCGTTTCTCGCGATACCAGCGCCGATACTCTGCTTCAGGCCTTGGCCATCGTCGAGACACGGCCAGGACGAACCCTGCGCCCCAGGCTCCCGTGTCCGAGAGACAGTGGGCGACGACCTTCAGGCCGTCGCCCTGGGGCCTCGTGGCATCACCGACGATGTAGACAATCACGTTCCTTCTACTCCGATCTTCCGCGCACGGCTTCCAGCGCCTCTGCGTACGTCTTCGCAGAGGCGCGCATCCGGAGCTTGGGATCGGACACGTACTGCCACGATCCTCCGTCCCACGAGATCGTCGTGCCGCAGTGGAGGAGGATGTCCCCATCTACTACGGGATCCGCATCGCGTACGGTGACGCTCGCGATCATGCGGCATGCAGTCTCCCGCATCTGGTCCTCCTCGAGCACGTCGAGGATCCCGCCCAGCTTGTCGTGAACACGACATAACGCCGACCAGATCTCCTCGACCGAGACATGTACGACGTCCTTGAAGTCGAGATTGGTGATGACGAGCCACGGCCGCATCATGTCGATGAGCGGAACCGTGGCCATCGCCTTGAAATCGTCCATGTCGGAGCGGCGCTCCGTGAGGCGCCCGATGTCCCGGATGGTCTGTTTGATGTCGCTTGTCATGTGCTGTCTCCTGTGGAACGGACTCTACCGTCGATGGTCCCTCTATACGTCGGGGCCTCTACAGATGGTGCTCGTTACCGATCGAATCCTGCGAATGGCCCGGGAACGGCCGAACTTAGCCACGAGCCTCCTCGCCGAGATCGAGCACCTGTCTGATCGAGAAACAGCCCGGGATATCGCTGCGTCGCTCGACAAGGAGGCCCTGCGCAAGCGCAACCTCCAGAAGATGCTGGAGCATGGGGGCACCTTCGGGATCGTCTCCGCGTACCAAAGCGGGAGCAGCAAGAAGAAGAATCAAGAGCGGCATGGCGAGTTGATGGCGGACCTGCAGCGTCTCGGCTATCGACCTGTTCCGTTGCGAGGTTCCTGGGAGGGGGTGACCGAGAAGTCCATGCTCATCCCCAACATCCGTCCCGAGCAGCTGTTCGATCTCGGGCGTACGTACGGACAGGACGCCGTCATCCACAAGTCGAAGGATGGGGTGCTCGGCATGTACCACACGAAGGGACCACCCAAGGCTCAGATCGCCGTCGACCCGAAGTCCGATCCAGCGTTTGCCATCTCTACCGACAAGGATCTCTACTCCAAGGCCCGCGGGATTTCCTTCGAGTTTGGCTTTCTCTGGGGCGACGACGTTCCGTGGGACGGACACCGACCGGTTTCCCGCAAGCAGATGCAGGATTTCGTCCGCGCGAAGTTCCCGACCGCGCACGCGGACTAGGCGTCGCCCACAGTCTGGTGATTTCCCGCCTCCCACGTCTCCACGGCATCATGACGCCGCTTCGCGGCCGCCTCGGGCTCGGGCTCGTCAGGAATGAAGGGGACGGCTGTCGACGAGAAGACAAAGTCGAGGATGGCCTCGTCACCTCGTCGCGCCTTGGCCTTGAAGGAGGTACGGACGCGCGTTTCCGACGGGACCGTCGAGACGTTGGCTGCCCTCTCACGACGGTTTCGCTTGCGACGGGCCTTCTTCCGTCGACGTTCAAATTTGCTGGCCTTGGGCAGGGGGTCCTCCTCCGACGGAAAGTACGGGGCTCTGTCGAAGGTTACACGTCGCCACGAGCCTCGTCTTGGCCATTCCCAGCGTTCGCCGTCAATTCCATGGTGATCAGCTCCTCCAGTTTCGTGAGATCCAGAGGATGCACGTGGACGGGCGACGGGGACCGCAGCCACTGACGACTGCGCCAGAAGTCCACGAGTCGTCGAGCACGAGCGCGGGCGTCCGAGGTCACGGGCATATCTACGCCTCATCCTTGGTCACGAATAGCCGCGGAAACGCGGAATTTCGCCGTTTACTGCGAATCCTCGGAACTGGGAGGGAGATCTCACCCGTCTTGCGCGGGTGGCGCCAATAGGCCGAGAGCGAGAAGGGCCTTGGCGCGGTCGGCCTCGCTCATGGTCATCGTCGCCGCTCGGGTGATTTCCGCAGCCAAGGTCGCTGTGCGGGCCTTGGCCCGGGCGTCCTTGTCCTTGCCTTGTTTCACTGCCGTGGACATCACCCCTGTCCCGTCGATAGGCCGCCCAACGTCACGGCGCGGCGTAGGTCGGCCAGGACCTCTTGCTCGGGTTCGCCGCGGCCTTTCCTGAGGACGTAACTCGGATGGTACGTTGCCACGACAGGCACGGCGACCCCGGTCTGCGCGTTGCGATAGTGGAGGTCTGCTCCGCGTAGGCTCTTCATCGCGATGTCGGTCTCGGCCAGGCTGTGAGCCGCATGCCGCCCAAGCGCCACCAGCACCTTTGGTCGCACCAGGAAGATCTGCGTGTGCAGAAACGGAGCACACGTCTCCTTCTCCGTCGGGTACGGATCTCGGTTCTCAAGCGGGCGACACTTCACGGTGTTGGCGATGTAGACGCCCTCGCGCCGCAGACCGATCGCCGCAATCCATGCATTCAATAGTTGCCCCGCAAGCCCGACGAATGGACGGCCCGTCGCGTCCTCCTGTTGTCCGGGGGCCTCACCCACGAACATGATATCCGCGTCGGGGCGTCCCTCTCCGAAGACGACGCGCGTCCTGTGCAGGTGCAGGGGGCATCGTGTGCAGTCTCCGATCTTGTGGACGCGGAGGTACTCCAGGCGGTCGGCGACGTTCACCACGAGATGCCTCGCGCTCGGGCACAGTCGATCCACCGCTGACAGATCGGCTCGAATCGGCCGGCGATGTCCTCGACCACAGGGCCATCTTCGCCGAAGATCCCCCGCAGCGCCGTGAGGGCCTTCCACCCCGATCGGCGCTCGACAGCTCGGAGCAGCATCGGGACAACGGCCGCACCCGCCTCGACGAGTTGGGCGTAGGCGAGGCGGTCCAAGCGGAACCGCGTGTCGTCCTCCCACCGATGCAGCATCTGCTCGTACTCGTTCATCTGATACTCGGTTTTCGGTTCTGCGCCCTTTTACCCGGTCGAATGGTCGTGTATAGATCGGGGAGAGCCCGTACCTACAGGTCATGTCCGCGAAGTATCCTCGCACCCCCCATCTTCCCTGGTCGCCCGGCGGAACCTGCGACGACCGGCGCATGGGGGACGTCGGCCTGCTGGGCGTGCCCCTGGTCGTCACCGAGAAATTAGATGGGAGCAATGTGGCATTCACGCGCGACGCCATCTTCGCGAGGTCTCACTCGGGCGCTCCTGGGCATCCGTCGTTCGCCGCCGCCAAAGCGCTCCACGCAAGCGTGCGGTTCCAGATTCCACCCGGACTGTCCATCTTCGGCGAGTGGACGTACGCGGTGCATAGTATCGAGTACGAGGCACTCCCCTCGTGGTTCCATGTTTTTGCTGCCCGCTGGGATGGGATCCCGTGGGATAGTCTCTCGCCGACGTGGTGGGCCTGGTCCGACGTGGAGACGATCGCAGCCGAGATCGGGGCTCCGACTGTGCCTGTGCTGAGCAAGGGCGTCGACATTACGACACTGCGCGCGCTCGAGTCCTACACAATCGCTTACATGGGACACCCATCGGTCTACGGCGGGGCTCGTGAGGGTGTCGTCGTGAGAGTGTCAGGGGCCATCCATGATGCCGACTTCGCGACGAAGATCGGGAAGCTCGTCCGCGCCGACCATGTGCAGACGAACGAACACTGGTCCCACGGGCCTGTCAGGCGACAGAGGCTCCGTGAGGGCGTATAATGATCCACATGGCCGATCCGCTGCCGGTCGAAGTCATCGACAAGGACGGGCGCGTTGTCGTGTCGGTCGAGGGCACGCGGAGGCACGCGCTCATGAACCCGATCAACGCGCTGCTGTTTCTGTGCGCCCTCTTGTGCGCCGCCGGCATCTTGCTCTGGGCGATCTGGGTCACCTTGCAGGGCCGGGCCAGGACAAAGCCATGACCCGGCTGCACCCGGAGCGTGGACGCGTGTATAGCGCGGCTATAGGAAGGGCGTTCGAGCAGGAGATTCATCATGGCCATCCGCTCGACGACCTCGCAGTTCCAGCCCTCGCCGCCGAACTACCGGCTGCCGCAGTCGGGTCCCTACCACAACATCGGGCGCTACCGAGCGATCACCAGCGCCACGACGGGTCCGGCTCGGGCCAACATGAGCACGGCCCCGACCAACGGCAACACGCAGTACTTCTACGTGCCTCGGGTTTCAGGCTGATGAAGTAGGGGCGAATTTCGCCCCATAAGAAGGGTCTCTCGCGTGCGTATAGTGCCGCGAGGGACTTTTCTGTGCCTCTGATCAGCGTCTCAAACAGCACTGACAGGTTTTGGGGAGGTTTGGGACTCCCCGAAATCGCGACTCGGACGATCCTAGGGGAGATTGAGCGGCCCTCGTGGTTACTGATCAAGCTCTCGGCCGAGCACGACATCCTACGTGGGGATACGTTGTTATCGATTGAAGTCGTGTGGGACGGACCGCCCAGCGTCCATCGTGGCAAGGTTGCAGTGGTCATCCACGACGTCGAGGGCACCGAGGCCCTTCTGCAATCCGCGACGGAAGGACTCTCCGAAGCTTTCCATAGCTACCACCCGCTCTTTGAGCGGGATCCACGTATCAAATGGATGTGTTGTAGCAAACCGTTGCCGCGTTCGCCTCTCTTCGATCCACGACCTGGTTTTCCACGAACGCTAGACGAGATCGTCGAACAGGCTCGAGTCTGTCCATTGTGCGCACAGCCGTTCCTTGGATCGGTTGCTCCGATCTGGGGCGGCGGCAACCTGCTCTGGGTTCACGAGTCCTGCTGGAGTCTTACGTGATTCCCGTCGAGTCCAGCGAACGGGTAAAGGCGTGGATGAACGATCACCCTCGGGAAGCGTGGGCCCTCAGCTCCCTCCCCGCGAGCGACGCTCTCCGCGAGCAAGTCGTCGCGGCCCTTCTCCGAGATACCGAAGATGAGCACGTGGGGTGCGAGCTGGCGATGATCGCCGATGCGTTGGAAGCGTACGAGCAGGCTTCGGTCCGGGGGACCGTGCGCGAGCCACCAGCAGACGGCGAGCGATACCCCATCGAGGTGACCGTCACGAGGATGCGCTACGTTCGCGAACGGGGTCGGGCCTTTTACCGAGTCTACTTCAGATCGTCGCACGGATGGGCGGGCTACTTCGAGACCCGCAACCCCCTCGATGTCGAAAAGATCTCATGGGGTCGACGTCCACACCAACCCGTGCAGATCATTGGTGATGTGGTGGCAAGACCGCGCGACGGAGTCATCGTGCTCGGCGGCATAGTCCGCGTTCTGTGAGGAAAATCTATGCCAAAGGCCAAGCCGTACTCAGGTCCCATCGACATTCATCTAGCCGTCCAGCTTCTCAACAGCAGCGGCGAGTCGTTCGGTGAGGCTCTCCTCGGCGATGCCTTGAGCGCGGCCGCGGAGAATTTGGCGACACTCGTCGAGCGAGCAAACAAGTTCCTCGTCACGAGCGACTTCGCCAAGATCGTCGCCGAGCACCAAGCGACGAAGATAGGGAGACGAGGCCGCGCAACGATCTACGTGTCGGAGACTGGACATGCGATCCTGGCAATCGGCTACGACGGCGAAGCCCCCGTCGTGCCCCAGGCCAAGCCGCCGAAAAAACGACAAGTCCCGCTCCTCGACGAACTACGCAAGCTGGCGGCCGAACTCGGAATCGACATCTCTTCCTTCGGGAGCAAGAGGAAGGAGATCTGGGAGCATCTCCAAGCAATCGGGGAAAAACGAGGGGGCGGAAAAAAGGAAAAGGACGATGCGGGTCCGATGTCGGCCGGGCCGGACGAGGTTCGCGTGTCCCCGCCTCCTGACGAACCCCCACCGCGACGGAAAGGGATCGTGAAGACGGCCGACGCGGTATCCGCTCCTGTCGTCGTAGAGGTTGCGGCCGTGCCCCCTGCGTTCGACGCGCCCCGCATATCGGGCGACAAGAAGAACCTGCGGCAACTCGTGCAGGACGCGGAGACGGTGGATATCAGCGCGCTCCTGGGATCAGAGACGCCCGAGTAGTCCGCAGTAATCTGCCTATCCGATGCCCGCTGGGGATGGGCTGCGAGACTAACTGCGCGCAATGTCGGCAGTTTCCCTGCACGTGCTCGACGAACTACTGGATCCTCTCCTCGGGCACGAACACGCTCAAGGGTTGCGAGTGCGACCCCGACAACCCCATCGTGCTGCAGGACTGCTTCATCCTGGACGCCCTTGAGCACTCCCAGCTGGCTCGCACTGATTTCTGTAAGCTCTACCCGGCACTCTGGCCTTGCGAAAAGGAGCGGTTCGATCTCCTGTTCCGGGACAATCCTGGACTCGTGTTCCTGGTCAAGGACTGCACGACCAGCGAAGACACGTTCCAGGCCAGGATGAACCGGATTCCGGTCTACACAGCGGGTCGACTCGGTGGCAGGTTCCTGCCAGCGGGTCGCGTGGCGCAATCCATCAACTTGCCCCCGCATCTCGCCCCGAAGATGCAGCCAAGGAAGTGCTGACGTGGCCAGGCCGTGGGCCGCGTCTCCCAGATCGTCAATCTCCCCCCGCATTTGGCTCCGAAACAGCAACCGAAGAGATGCACCTGACCATGGCGAAGAATACGAACAACGGAGAAAAGGGTGCTCTCGCGTCCAAGAAATTCATCGCCTTCCTCGTTTGCGAGATCGGCTTCTTCCTGTTGATGGGGATCATGCTCTTTGAGCAGGAGATCGGTGCGCTCGGAGAGAACGTCGCCTTCATGGTGTTGGCCGTCACCGCGGGCACGCTGGCCAGTTTCTACATCGGCGGTCAAGCTCTCGTCGATCGCTACACGCGCGTAGCAGCCATCATGTCGGGTCATTCGGAGAAACCAGAGGCATGAGCAAGTTCCTCGATCTAACTGGACAGAAGTTCGGATCGCGGACCGTTCTACGGAAAGTGTCGATCTCTGGTCCTGTGCACTGGCTCGTCCGCTGCGACTGCGGCAAGGAAGATGTAGTCCCGTCTCAACGCCTCCGAAACGGTGGTGGGAAGGCATGTCGCAAGTGCGGCCGTGCAACCTTCACGAAATTAATTGACCTCACCGGTCGACGCTTCGGTAAGTGGACCGTCCTTAGCAGGGCCAACAAGAACGCCACAGCTCGTTGGAACGTCGTGTGTGATTGCGGTCGCGAAGGAACTGTCGGGGGACCAGACCTACGGAGCGGTCACTCAAAGTCGTGCAAGTCGTGCGGTTCGACCAAGTACTGGCATTCGCTCAATCTTCAAGACCGCGATTGGTGCTGGTTGCTTGGCGTGTTCCATGGCGATGGGTCGACATATTTCGCCGAAGATGGAGGAGGCGTTATCACGTTTGCTTGCGTTCCTCCAGAAAATCAAGCCAAGATCTCTAAGGCGCTGGACCGTCTCAAGATTCCTTGGGGAACCACCAAGACAGGAGTTCATGTCTATTCAGTCCGTCTTGCGGAAGATTTCGCGCGCTTCAAGGTGTCTGGGCTCGACCGAGAGAAGTGGGTGTTTCCTGAAAATCCTGCTCATTGGGAAGAGTGGGTCGCCGGGCTTCTGGATTCCGATGGGAGCGTGTCTCGTGATGGACGGGGGATCTCCTTTTCACAGAAGGCGCACGGTGGCTTCGATTTCCTCCGTGCCGTTCTCGACCGTCTAGGGGTCTCCTATTCGACAAATGACCGTCCTCCACGTGACCGATCCAAGCAACAAGAGTGCCTCAGAATCTTGGCCGGCTCGCGTGATCTCTTCAAGAAGTTCGTGAAACCACGATACCCGAAAAAGAGGGCTCGGCTCGCACAGGCAACACCCCCCAAACTACACGATCTCGGCGGCCAACGGTTCGGGTCTCGTGTCGTCTTGTATCATCTCTTTCGCTCGGCCTCCTCCCAATGGATGACGCGTTGTGATTGCGGGCTTGTGGCTCCTGTTGCCGCACAGAAACTTCTGGCTGGCAAATCGTGGGCCTGTCGTTCCTGCACCGCACAACAGAAAGTTGCGTAACATGTCGAAAGGAGACAAGTAGATGGCGAATCGTCCACCTCCCCCCATGTACGGACGAGTGCAACGGAAGGTTGCTCCTCCGGTGCATCGAGTCGTCGTTCAGCAACCCACTCTCTCTGATCTAGAGAAGCAACAACAGATGCGGGGAAAGAGCGAACTGACAGCGGCTCCCGCTCCTGCGACTCCCAAGAAGGAGGCCCCCAAGAAGGAGGCCCCCAAGAAGGAGGCCCCCAAGAAGGAGGCCCCCAAGAAGGAGGCCCCCAAGAAGGCCAAGAAGCCGAAGTGGGACGAAGACATGACGCAGAAGGAGCTGTACCAGATCGCGAAGAAGGCCGGCCTCGACGTCAAGTCACGCGACTGGAAGCACGAGATCATCGCGGCGCTCAAGAGGGCCGGGATCTAGTATGCGGGCCATTAAACTGCTCCTTCTCTCGACGCTCTCGGTCTCCATGTTGGGCACGTCCGCCTGCAAACGTGTTGTCGTGCGGGACGCCTTGACGTACAAGAACGAGATCTATCTGCTCGAGATGGCCATTGAGCAAGACACCGCGCTGCTGCGCGAACACTTGGCCGACGGCGCCTGCAAATGCGACGAGGACGGCAACTGGTCTAGCGAGAGTTGCGAGATGGCCGCGCTCAACGTCGTCGTGATGGGGGCGCGGCTCAAATGGCACATCGCCATGATGATGTACTTGGGTGGCCTCTCGGAAGAGAACCCGGGCGAGGAGCCTCCCGTCTCGGAGGAGGATACCGCCGCTCTCTGTCCGCCAGGCGAGTAGAGTTCCTCATGGCCGTCGCCTTGAGCGGGCCTTTTGAAGAAGCCAAGGAGAAGCCATGAGCTACAAGAGGAAGATCTCAAATCTAGCCTCCAAAGTTGGAGAGGCCGGCGTCGACAAGTTGGCAGCCGTCTTGGACGAACAGGCGTCGAAAGCCGACGAGCCGTGGAAACGGACGCTCCTCGACTTCCTTGCCGACGGTGCGCGACGCCACGGTCCCGAGGGCTTCAAGATGGCCCAGGACGCGGTGGAGCGCCTCCTCGACGGGGACTCCACCGATATCCGCAAAGTCACCAAGAACCTGTTGATCGCCAGCAACATGCTGGCACAGCTCCAGAACGCCGAAGCCGCTCGGAAGGAGCACGCCCGGAAGTGGATCGCGGCAGTGGGACAGACAATCGGCCAGGTGCTGAAGGCGGTGGTTGGATCGATCCTCTAGCTTTCGCGAGACGAGACCTTGGGCTGTGTCAGAGATCATTCGGCAGCGGATGCGGGTCCTCAAGTATCTCCCGACCCGACTCTACGGGTTCGTAGAGGATGACGAGGGTCGCCAGGTCTTCTTCCACATCCGGGCCTTCAACTGGGGCAACTTCGCTATCCGACCACCACCGATCATCGGGGAAGAAGTCGATGTGGACTATGACCCGACCACGCGCTCCAACGGGAGTGCGCCGAAGGCTCATCACGTCTCTAGATTGCACGCCCCCACGCCTTCTCACGGGATCGTCGAAGATTTCAACGAGCGTCGCGGGTACGGGTTCATCAGGACGACCGATGGACGCTCCCATTACCTTCACAGGTCGGAGATGACGGACGGACGCCTACCGATGCCCGGCATGGAAGTCCTTTTCTTCGAGGGGTTCAGACGCGGGCGTACTCGGGCATGTTATGTCACCCTAGCAGGGCAAAATCCATGACCAATCCATTCGGCGGCAAAAGCAAGCACGGGCTGTACGTCCCAATGACGGATGACGAGCTAGAGACCATCGTCCGGCTCGCGCAGGCCGGTGAGTTCTACATCGTCGTCCGAGACTGGGGACGAATCGACGGTTTCAGGCTCGCGGCTCCTGGCCAACGGTTCGCAAGCGAACCTCTCCTCGTCATGGGCGACAAGAGACTGTCGTTCTACTTCCGCATGACGTTTTCGGCACCTGTCGTGCCCCAGCCATGCTGGTACTTCGACATGGAGGTCTGGGCAATTGGCCGGCTCATGTTCGCACAGAGACTCCCCACCGAGCAGGGGGGACGCCCCATCCAGATCGCCGCGGGGATGTTCATCGATCTTGCGCTCGACGTCGCAATCGACATGATCGACCCGGTGATCGTCAAGGCG